GAAGTGTATCCTGCTAATTGGAAAGGAGCATGGGAAGACTGGCCCAGGTTGCAAATCCACTTCAGATATGGTAGGATACAGGACCACACCGATGTGACAGGACGCTGATGCCCCGAGTAAAGAAAACTGAAGAGACTAAACCAGCAGCAAAGAAGAAAGCACCAAAAAAACAACCAATTACACCCAAAACTAGGGTGAAGAAAGTAGAGAATACTCAAATCATCAAACCTACGAATGATTTGAATAAGTTTCCATATGAAACATTCCCTTATCGTATTGAACATAAAGAAGAAAAGGGTAAAAAAGTGTGCTGGTTCTCGCATGAATCACATGTACACAAATACATTGAAAGACATAAACTTATTAAAAATGATTATGTTGCGGAATGTTACAGCAATCTGTATTAAACATTAAGATTTCTTGATTTGTGTTGCTTTCCTGATAATATACTATTGTAACTCAAGCGGAACTCATGACAGACATGACCGAACAAGAATGGAAACAACTCAAAGAAATGAGAGATTGTATTAAAAAAAGTAATATGCAATCCTTTGATCCAGCATATATGGAAACATATGCACAGTTGTTATCTAAATCTTTGGCGGGTAAGGGTGACATGACACAATTTGATGGACCAACAAATTATTGATATGAACACACTTAATTTACTAGTCAAACAACTTACTGAAAAGGTAAATGAATTAGAAGAACGTGTCAAATATCTGGAACAAGAAAATGTTGAAACAACTAATGCTCTCTATGAAATGGAGAACAGATTGCAAGCACAAATTGATGCACTCATAAATTATACTATGATGGCGGACTTTCCATCCCCCAATGATGTTTATTGAAGGGGGGTTGACAAGTTCCCTTTTTCATGCTACTGTACCTACTATCTTCAATCAACCATGCCAGAAACAAAACAATCTAATGTTTGGGTTCCAAATCGTCGTTTGTATTTTACAATACCAGAACAAAACTTTATTCTAAATCTAGTAAATGCATACCTAGGTCACATTGATGAGACAAATGAAATTGCATTAAAACTTAAAAACGACTTCAGTAGGTAATTAATTATGGAAAAAGCACTTTATGATGCTGTTAAAGAAACATTCATGACGATGGGCGCACGAATGATTGATCTTGAGGCACATTCTCACAAGTTAAAAAGACAATCTTTAGTTGATTATTATTCTGGCAATGCTAAGGCAATTTATGAAGAATATGCTGAATGGTTCGATGCTGGCAAACATGGATTAGAGTATGAAGTTACTCACCATGAATATTTTGGAAAAGAAGAAATTAAAAAAATTAATGAAATTATAAAAAAACAAAATAAAAAATAATAAACTCATATGACAATATTAAATATTTGGGGTCAACCTGGTATGGCAGGTGATCCACTTCCTAATGGTAAAATATATAAAACAAGTCAGAGAGGTTCTCATCTCATAGACAGGAATAAGTATATTGCACAAAGAATACGAGAGAGAAACCGTCGTGCAGTAATTAGGTCTGAAAGACCTAAACGACTGTATGAAATTAACAAAGACTGGTTAACCATTGGTTGTGAAAATCCCAAATGTAGGTATCATCGTAATGGATTTCTTGCTATTGAAGATGCAATTAAAGTATATCCAGAGTTTAAAGATTTAACTGAAATTGAACAATATGAATATATTATAAAATTATTTGAGTGGAACCATATTGATAGAAATAAAAAAACAGATAATGTATCAAATCTTATTAGGGAATGGTATCGTGTAGACGATCCTAATAAAAAGAAAAAATTATATGAAAAACTTCAATTAGAGTTGAAGAATTGCGAACAGTTGTGTGTAATCTGCCATAGATTAGAAACGCATTTGTATGGTCATTATATGTACAGACGAAGTTCATATGATAGTTACGAAGAAATGCTAAGACAAAAATATGGAGAAGAAGCATATTTTTGTGAGGATAAACTGCTACAATGGTGTAGCATAAATGATAAATTAATGGGAAAATATGATGAAAAGCAAGATTTGATAAAGATATTTAATGTTGATGATTAGTTTTACTGATCAATAGGGGGTTGACAAACCCTCTTTTTTATGGGATATTTACATGGTGATCGACTTTGTTATGAAATTACGTCTACATCAATCTCGTGCTCTCGATGCAATGAACCAGCACGATATTGGGCAAATTATTTTTCCTACTGGTGGTGGGAAAACTCTTGTTATGATCATGAACTTGCTGCAACGTTTTGTGCAGAATCCTGGTCAGGTTGCTGTTGTTGTAGCACCTCGTATTCTGCTTGCTGAGCAACTCTCTGCAGAGTTTCTTGAGTTTATCACCTCTGCAAATGTGATGCACGTTCATAGTGGTGAGACACATCACTATTCTACTACCAAATCCGACAAGATTGCGGATTGGGTTACTCAACATGCAGGCACCAATCGTATCATCTTCACTACCTATCATTCTCTGGGTCGTGTTGTTGATGCTGGTGTGAATGTTGATGTAGCATACTTCGACGAGGCACACAATTCTACTCAAAAGTCTCACTTTATTGCTGTTGCTGCTACTTCGATGTCTGCAGATAGCAAGTATTTCTTCACTGCAACTCCCAAACATCATACCAATCCTAATGCTAACGGCATGAACAACGTTAGCATCTACGGCAACATTATTCACAACGTTGCTGCTAAAGAACTGATTGACACTGGTTGCATCATTCCTCCACAAGTTGATACCTACAAAGTAGACATCACCCGTGATAAGCGTACTGCTGCTGAGGCAGATCGTAACATGATTGTTGACATTCTTGACACTCTGGAGGGCAATCCTAAGGTGCTCGTTGCTGCTCCCAGCACCAAAGTGATGTGGAACATGCTCACTAACTCTGACATTCTTAGGGAACTTGAAGAGCGTGGATTTGGCATCCTTCACATCACTTCTAAGCACGGTGCCTATGTTAATCGTACCAAGGTCAATCGTGAGAAGTTCTTTGACACTCTGACTGAGTGGGGCAAAGACAAATCCAAGAAGTTTGTGCTCCTTCACTATAGTATTCTTTCCGAAGGTATCAACGTTCCTGGTCTCACCAACTGCATCATGTTGCGTCAAATGCCTATCATCGAGATGGCACAAACTGTCGGTCGTGTTATCCGTATGGACAAAGATGATGCCAAGGATATTGCTGCTGGTCGTATTCCTGCAGGTGCATGTCATCTGTATCGCAAACAGTTTGGTAGTGTGATCGTGCCAGTGTTCACCAACTATGGTAGTGCTATTGCCAAGAGATTGCAAGGGGTTGTTGACACCATCTTCGTGCAAGGTCTGCCTGCTATCAGTGTGGCAACCCGCTGATCCACTTTCCAAACTGGACCTATTGACAACAACTGGCAAGAGGTCTATGATGTCTAGGCAATCAAAAATGATTGCATGTCGTCTAAATAAATTGTACTTTACATTGCTTAAATCACATTAAACATGGGTAAAACTTTCCGTCGTAACAGTGACTATACTCCAAAGTCACATCGAAACAAAGTTTCTACTAGGTTTCGTTTCCATGATGAGTTCAGTTATGATGTTAAAAAACAGAATAATCGCCAACGAAAACTAGAAAAGATCTATGATGAGTTCTCTGAAGAAGATTATCAACGTTGAGGACTAACTCATGTATAACAAGTTCAATCCGTATTCTACAACAGTATCTCTCTCTGAATGGGTTAAAGAGTTTAGAGAACCAATCATAACAGATGAAGAATATGAAATTGAATATGATGATTATAGTATAGATTATATCATAGATTATGACTATGAGTAAGAACAATGCACCTCAAATCACACGAAACACCGAGAAAACAAGGGAGAAACGATAAATCTCCTAAACGTTCTGCTCGAACACGTCAACTCAAGAAACAACGTAACCAATTTATTCAGAAATTAAAGAAACAATCATGAACATTTTTGATGACATTCAATGCGATGAACTTAATCGTGATTGGATTGATGATGTGATGGAAGATGATACCATCGGTGATCCTGAAGACTATAGAATTGATGACAATATGACATATTAAAATACTTTATCATACTCATAAGTAACGCTGATCAATAGGGGGTTGACATCTGCCCCCTTTTGCCTTATTATTACAAGGTAATCAGGAAACGACATGAACCGCAAGTTTCACACCATGAGCATCGAAGATCGTGAAATGTTTGCATATAATGCCGCATACAACAAATCGAAGGCAGAGATTGCTCGCATCAATGCACATCCTGAACAGCGTATGAAGTATTGCTTCTCATTTATGCAAGGTGCTGATACCGAAATGCGTAAAAAGTGTTTCGATAAAATTGCAGAATACTCTGCACAACTCGATTACTCTGAAGCACACTACTGATGATTGAAACTAGTATTATCAATTACCTCAATCTCACTCAAGAAGAAGAGAACTGCATCATGATGTTGCTCACTGAAGCACGGCAACTTGGATACCCTAGCAATAAAGAACCATGGTATCCTGTGATTGATAATATTGTGAGCAAATATGTCAAGAGAAAGTATCGTAATCAAACACGATGAAGTGCAAAGTTCAGTTATATGTTGCTGGCAAAGTGTTCGATGAGATAGTTGAAGCACGAGATTATGCTGATGCTAAGCGTACTGCACTTGCTCGCAATCCTACTGCTAAAGTGATAGGAGTTACAGCAGTATTCACATGAAACTATTATTTCATAAAGCACCCGAAGGTTATCACTATGAGCGCACAGACTTTAAGAGCAATGTTATTGCAATCTGGATTTATTTTGATCGTAGGTTTGATTACAATTTGGGTGATGAATGTCGTTGTATCTGGGGATTCTACAACACCAAGACAAAACAATTCCACGCACCAAAGAATAGCACAACCGTTGGAAGTGTAGTTGATCTGAATAAAACTACACCCTACAGTGCGATGCAAAAGTTAAAAGATAAGTTGACCTATTCTGTCTGATAAGCAACGCTGATCATTCAGGGGTTGACTTTTGCCTGATTGTGTGCCATACTTAAAGCATGAAAAACACCCATCTCGAACATCCTGAAGATCTTATTCTCACTGGCGATATGTCAGTGCTGGATTGGTTCACTCATTCTGGCAAAGTTAGCATCAAATGGGATGGTGCTCCTGCTATTGTGTTTGGCACTGATCCTGAAACTGGAAAGTTCTTCGTTGGTACTAAATCTGTCTTCAATAAAAAGAAAATCAAGATCAACTATTCTCATGAGTTGATTGATGCTAACCATGAGGGTAAAGTTGCTGATATTTTGCATGTAGCATTTGATTGTCTGCCTCGCATCAAAGGTATTGTGCAAGGTGATTTTATTGGTTTCGGTGGTGATGATACCTATCGCCCTAATACTATCACCTATAAGTTTGACAATATCATCAAGCAACAGTTTATCATTGCTTGCCATACTTCGTACACTGGTGATAATCTTCGTGATGTAGTTGCATCGTTTGATGTACCTGAACTGATCAGCAATGATAAAGTCTATTTTGTCAAGTTTGGTGCTCAGGTAGATCCTATTGCAAATGTTGCACTGCAACGTAAAGTTTGCAGTGCAATGTTCTTGTCTGCTGCTGTTGATTTTGTGACTGAAAAGCAAGCAAAAGATCTCAAGATTGTGCTCAATCGTTATATTCGTGAAGGCAAAGATATTGACCCCGCAGCACTTGCGGAAGAAACTGGTTATGATGTCGCATTGTTCGCATTTTACCGCATGATTATGTCTATCAAGCAAGATTTCATGAACTTGATTATTCCTGAATACGGAGTTTGCTGTTATATTGATGGACAAATTGCGGATCACGAAGGTTATGTGATGTCGAACGATTATGGTACGCTCAAACTAGTCAATCGTCAAGTCTTTAGTTTCAATAACTTTAACTTGGCAAAGGCATGGTGACCCATAAGCAACACTGATCTTTCAGGGGTTGACTTTTGGGGCAATCCGTTCTATCATTACAAAGTAATCGAAACAAAGCACATGTGGGACGAAATTGCTGACATGCAAGGCGAAATCTTCGACATTAGTGAAGAAGATCGTGAAGAGATTGCAAAGGTGTTTGCTATGTCGGAAGAAGAATATGATGAGTATTGGAACGACTGAAAACCCTCATTATCACCACAAATGAACAACTATCTCACTGACAATCTGCTTCCCTTGGTGTTGCAAATTGAGCGTAAAAAGACGGAAAGTTATTTGCTGGCAGCAGCAGGATTGGGTGATAAAGTATCACAAAATGGTGTGCTCATTCAATTAGGCAATCAACTTGAAATCTTCTGGAACAAGGTAATTAGCGATTGTTCAGTTAATCTCATCGAAGAAAGCAATCGAATTGATGTAAATGGGCGTGAGCGTCAGTTAGATCATCTCTTTGCTAAAAGTGGTGCAATTCAATATCTTGAAAGCAAGTGTAATCTGAACTTCGATAGTGAGAAGAATCCAGCATCTAATCAGAAGGTGCTCGATGTAAAGGAAGCAGTGGAAGCAAAGTATAATTTGCCTGTGCAGTTTGGGTATTTTGTGCCCTGTATTGCTGAAGTTCCGACTAGTGTGATCAAGAAGTATGGCAAGAAAGGTATCACTGTGTATGGTGTAAATTGGATGATTGATACACTTGGAAACGTACCATTTACGTCTACTGAGTTCTTCACTTTCTTTCAAGATGTGCTCGGTCCTATTATCACTGAAATGCTGGAAAACTGACATTTGAGTCTCTTATCTAACCCATAAGAAACGCTAATCTCAAAACGCTTGACTTTTCCCGCAATCCGTTCTATCCTTACAAGGTAAGCAAAGAAAACAAATGTTCACTCCAGACGAACTTTCCGCAATCGCTGATCTTATCACTTTTCATGATGATTGGCAAGAAGTGTCCGAAACTGTTGGTGTTGATGTAGAGAAACTGTACGATAAAGTGATTGCAATGATGTCCTACGCTTCTCAAGGTTGATTATCATGAACAACAATTCTATTGCATACGAGCGCAACATGGCAGATCCTAACTATCAAGAATGGATCTTTCTCGATGGACAATATATTGGTGAGATTTATGGTGGTGTTCTCGAAGGATTCGAACTTCGTAAGGTAAAGAATATAGATCTCGCTGCAGGTGCTGCTGCTGTTGATCTTGAAACTATCGCATACTTTGATACAGTTTGCGATGCTAAATCATTTGTTAATCAAGCAGGAGGACTTTGATGAACCCTGATACTTACACTTTCAGCGGCGATGCTGTTACCTTCCTTGGTCTCGTTGGTGTTATTTCGACGGGTATCATTCTTGTTACTGCTTTCCGTCGTTATTTCAATTCTCCTCTCCGCAAATAATCATGCAAGTTCAAGTTACTGACATCGCATTTGATTGTTCACTTGATGATGACGATTGGAGTGAGCAAGATCAACTTGAAACTGAAGAGTTTTTGCCCTCTCGTTATATTGGACAGATCTTTGAGTTAGATCTAAACAACGATGCAGATGATGCTGATATAGCATACGAACTGTGCGAAGAGATTGCAACACAATCAGGTTGGTTGATTAGGGAAATTGATTATCGGCACATTCTTCGATAAGCAACACTAATCTCAAAACGCTTGACTTTTGGCGTGATCCGTCCTATCCTTACAAGGTAATCAGGAAACGAAACAAATGCGAGTTGATGTTCTTTGCCCCGCTGCACCGTGGGAGAACACTACCACTGACATGGATAAGGCATACGATCTCGCCTACAATCTGTCTGAAGAGTATTACTGTGATGTGACTCTTCGTTATAACGAAACTGGCATCATCTTCACCGTTGTTTCTAACTACTGAATCATGAGTGATTATCAACACCAAATCAGCGTTAAGATCGCTGAAACTCTTGAACAGTTGCAACATCTAAATCCTGATCTTTATGGTCTTCGCTATAGTCAACTGTATGCTCCTCATGGTAATCCTGAGAACTGGACAGTAAGTACACTTCACCAGATTGAACAAGATCTAATCGACAACGCATGAAAAACTATCGTGTTCGTGTTGAGACCTACGATGGATGTGTGACCATTTGGTATGAGAAATCAAAGGCAAAGACCGCCGACAAACTTATTCTCAATCGGGTCTACAATCAACTCTGTGGGTTGAACATTAAAGAGATCAACGTTACTCCTTCTGTGTAAATCATGCCTGAATACATTTGCATCAGTTTCGGACCTTCTGAAGACGTAAATCGTCTCGGTTGGTGGAATCGTAAAGAGCGTTTTAGCACTCAACGACAGGCAGAACGTTGTGGTCTTGAGCAAATGCCAATCGCAGGAACTTTCGGTTATGTTGTAATTCGTGAGATGGAAGATGAGTGGGAGATTGTAGATGAGATTGGTCTTGCTGGTGCATCTGTAACGGCAACACGTTTCTCCTATTTGGTTCAACCTGCTCCTGCACTTTGCCTCGTTTAATTTAATTCTAAATTGAATCATGAAACTCTATCTTTACGCCACACTTGCATTTGCTGCTATTCTCGGTTGGAACGTATTTCTGATCCAACGTGATAACAAAATGTTTGATGCATACAAACAACGTCAGGCACAAATCTGCGAACAGATTAAAGAGTTTTCCCCTGATTGTCAATATAAGAATCGATAATCGTTGCTAATCAGTCTGATAAGCAACACTAATCTCAAAACGCTTGACTTTCTGCCCGATCCGTTCTATCCTTACAAGGTAATCAGGAAACGCCTCAAATGCGCCAAATCGAACGCCAAATGAACACTGCTATCACCAACGGCAAAGATTGGAAGTGTAAGAATACCGAAGTCATTTCTTATACTAACTCCAGCGATGTGTACCTGCATGGTAATCTGATCGCTCGCATTGGTGAAACTTGGATTGAACTTTTCGATGGTGGTTGGCAAACTGTTACCACAAAGTCCCGCCTCAATGCTATTCTTGCCGAGCATGGTTGCCCTGGTGAGTATGTCTTTCAGAAAGACTTTAAGTGGTTCATTCGTTACAATGGCATGACGATTCCTTTCTTCTCTGGTATGCGTCTGAACTGAAGATGTCCTCTAAAACTCTCACTTTCAAGTCACCTGATAAGATGAAAGTTCTAGGTCTAATCTTCCTCCTGTTGTTTATCTTCAATCCCTCGGTACGATATACAACAGGAGAGGTACTTCACACTGCTGCTGACATCATTCAAGGCAACTAATCATGTCCCGTCAACAACGTCAAACAAACGCAATTCGCACCAATACTAAACAGATTCGTCCTATACTTTTTTCTCACAATTCAACAACTAAGAAGAAAGATGACTGAAGATCTTTACATTGAAGTCCTTAAATCTGAACCCTCTAAAACTATGCTGACCGAAGCACAACTCTCTGACCTCGTTGATAACTATGCAACTCAGTTGGTTGATAGCATGGACATGAAAACGATGGAACAATTTGTATTCGATACGATTGTAAATAATGTCTCAGGACTAGAACAAGATGAACTGATTGCAGAACTTCGTTTATACTATGATGATGAAGATGTCTCTGAAATGATTAAATCTGTTGGTGCTGATCCTGATGTCATTCTCTGAAGATCTCCCACTAGATGAAATCGTGTTAGAAGAACTTTTGTTTCTAGATGATGCGGATGTGGAAAACTATGTTTCTATGTTAGTTGCGGAAGTTTTCCACAATTTGTGTTAATTTCTGTGGAAAAAGTTGTGGAAAAAGAAATACCTAAAAAAATATATGTTCGTGATGTGTATAGAGAGAATGATCAGAAAATAGGCGGAGTTGATGTAGACCTTAGCAGTTATTTATCGACTTGTCAAGTGATTTTACCCAGACCCACACAAAATATACCTATCAGACCCTCTTATTTGACCCATAAGCAGCACTGATAGATAACCCCTTGACTTTCCCCCCATTTGCTGCCATACTACTATCACAGGGGTTGAGAGAGACCCCACACACAAATCACCTCAAATGACTATCACCAACACCATCGACAAAGGTTACAACGGTTGGGCAAATTATGAGACCTGGAATGTAGCACTGTGGATTGGCAATGATGAGTTTCTCTATAACACTGCCAAAGCATGTGTTGAGTTCTGTGGTGATAACGAAACGCCTTGGGATAAGTTTGTTCGTTGTATGATTGATGGGCAAATTGGTCGCCATCTTGTTAAAACAAAGGACGGCGTTAAGTGGAACGATCCTAAGATCAATGCCGACGAAATGAATGAAATGATGCAAGATCTCTGATATATCTGACCCTGGAGAGATGGGGTCACTAAATATACCTCTTCAAACACACACTAACTAACAACGAACCGAACACATTATGTCTAAGCAAGTGATGATCTCGATGCTGCGCCAAGGTAACAACGGGGAGGAAATTCTCTCTATTCTCGATTCCCTCACCTCTGACAGTGTGAGCACCTCTGAGAATACCTCTGAGGGCAATGTTCCCACTCTGGAATATATCGACTTCTGAATGAGTTAGAGTGATCTTGGAGGGGCATCTGTGCCCCTCTGAGTTATACACAGAGGCAGAGGAGTTAGTTATACTTAGAGGCAGTATATACCCCCCCTTTATATAATCTTTCGGGTCCTATGTAATCTATAACGGTCCCTAAAGCACCCTCTAAATATATCGATAATCAAAAATTTTTTCGTAGGTAACAGATGTCTACAAAGACGACATTCATAGAAGAGATCAGTTATATTTGGATGTGTCTACAAGAATGTCTTTCAATTGTACTCTCAGGGGAAAAACACAAATGGCAATCAAGGATTTCAAAATTTTTTTCGCGGTAATTTTTGGGTCTGTAGGGTTGATGACCCCTGCAAATGCACAAATGAGGAACTATAACACTGGGGGGTACTATCACACTGGATGCATGGTCGAGATCCCTACTGAGAGGTATTCTCCTGGGTTCTACGATCCATATGGCAACTGGGTGCCAGGGCGTGTATCGTATGGAGTAGAGAGAGTTCCCTGTAGATCTCAGGGTTATTATCCTCAACAAATTCCACAAAATCCTCCATATATACAACAGCAACGAAAGTGCAATAGTCTCACTAGTGGGGCATATGGTGCTGCAATTGCTGGGGCGTTGAGTAAAAACGAGGCGCTTCGATGGTCATTACCTCTTGGTTTTGCACTTGGATCTTCAGTTTGTAACTAATCATGACAAAGAAAATTAAACTTCATAACATTACGTTATCTCAGAAAGAATTAGATTATCTGTTTTCTCTTCTAGAACAAACAGAGAATACTCATGTAGATCCTGATGTCTCTGGACAGGCAGGTGAACTTTTAGTAGAATTAAAACTACAGACAGTATGGAGTATTTGATATGGATGAAACAATTGATATTAGTTCAGTAGAAGTAAAAGATACTAGTGTAACAGAGGAAGAATTAAATAATCTAACAGATAAGATTGCATATTGTTATACTGAGGATGATGAGTTATTAACCATGATACCAAAAGACATTCTAGAAAAACTAGAATGGTTAGACAATAAGGAAATCTTATTCATGATAGATTATGATTGTAAGACCGTCACTTTAAAAATCGACGATTTTTAGGAGATCTTATGTCAAAAAAATATACACTTAATTTAGAAGAAGACGATAGTGGAGATTTATTTGTAAAATTACCAGATGATCTCATTGAAGAATTGGGATGGTTAGAAGGCGATGTTATCTCATATTCACTTGATGAAGACACTATTATTTTAACAAAAGTTGAAGAATGAATTTTTTATCAAAAGCATTTGTTGATCATGCCACTCAGATTAATCCCAAACATACTTTCTACAAAGAGAGTGTGTTAGGTGCTGACTGGTATTATTTTGATGACTTCCTCTCCCACCCTGAAGATTGTAGGGAGTTCCTTGAGTATTTCCCTGCGTTTATTAACTCAGAGTTTAACTTTGATTTATCACCAGGTAGTCGTCAACATATTACGAGAGGTTGGTTGTATAATATCAACAACTTTCTGAATGATTTCTTTAGAGAAGAAACCTTCTTTACCTGGGCAACTAACATCTATTCTGGCAGTATGCCTGCGCGATTTAGGAATAATCTCCCGCATGTAGACTATACTGATACCGTAGCAAATCTTTGGTTAAATCAGGATTGTCAAGGTGGCACGGGATTTTATGCGTATAAGAAGTTATATACTAACTGGAAAAGGACCCCCGCCGCGATTCAGGCAGAAATTGAGAGTGCAGTTAAGAATAGTTCTGATAAAGAAACGGAATGGGAGACTATTGTTGAGGATGATAAGTGGTGTATGTATTATCTTTCGGAAATGAAGTATAATCGTCTCGTTATCTACGATGGAAATCTGTTTCATTCCGCGTTTCTTGAGAGAGATTGGTATGTGAACGAACCACGTTATTCTTTAATTGGAGTAAAAAACTGATGGAAGAACAAGTAGCAGAGATTAAAAAGGGATTGGAAGATCTACGAGTTGTTGTAGGGAATATTCCAGTCATTACCAAGGAGAGTTTGCAGTATCGACCTCCTGGTAGTAGTAAACATATCTATCTTGCTGAAGCACTAGATGCCATCTATGCCAGACTAAATAGGATTGAAGAAATTATATTTGATAGCGGCAAGTAGTAATGGTTGCGACATGCGTTGTACCTAGTAACGGAACATTCACAAGTAATGGATTTACCTATACTGGTGTAGCTTATTCAAGTGGTATTGCAATCACTAAAGTAATGTCTCCAGAGAGTTTGTACACTCGTTATGGGTATGATCCATATCCAGGACATGAAACGGATTGTGTCGTTTATCCATATGTTGATGATACCTATTCTGGTGGAACTGGAACTATTCGTTCAAGAGTGTTTGATGCAGCACCTTCAGCATTGAGTTTTACTCCAATCGAATCTTCACAATGGTGGTATTATCTGTGGGACTTATCATCTCATGTAGGTGGATGGCCATGTTTGCAAACTACTACTAGCAGTACTACAACTGGTGCAACTCCTGGTGTTGGGGGAGCTCCTCCTACAGGGGGAACGACTGCTACCACACTTACTAAAGGTTACTATGGTTGTAATGGAGCAACAAAGATTACAACTCCTGGAACTGGTGTTTTATGTCCTCCCATAAGTGTAGGATTAACTTATACTACTACAGATGGCAAATTAACTGATGCAGGAGAAAAAGATCCATTTCCATTAATTAGAACTGTAGGTACAAATGATCTAAGAGTTGCTATTACTTATTCGAATGGTTATGGTGGCACCGCTGCAACTCGTTTTCAAGTCGGTCAAGTAATCAATGGATGGACAATATCACAGGTCTTTACAACTGATACATCCATCAATATGCATGTACTTTACTTGAGTGGATCTGGATCTAATTTTACATATAATCAATCAATTTCATCTGCTACAGCTACAGCAACAGTCAAAGCAGGAAAAGGAATTACAGATAAATGTGTACTTGTTGGATTATATGAATTTAGAAATAAAACTATTTGGTATACGAAAGCAACTGTTGAAAATGGATATCCTTGGGGTGAAGTTATTGAACCTGAATTATCAGTATCAGTAGTAAATGGATATGTAACTGGAGTAACAGTAATCACTGGTGGATCTGGATTTGATAAATTAAATAATCGTCCTCCAATTGGTATTGATCCACCCAATACTGGTGGGGATTTTGCAAAATTGGAAGGGCAATGGGTAGGTGGTAGTCTATTATCTGTTAAAGTCGTATATCCTGGATCTGGATATCTTGATGCATCACCACCAGCTGCTTTTGTTTCATCAACAAATCAAACAAGGATAGATATCGCATCAGAAAAAAGAGATGCAAAAGAAATCCATAAAGAATTTTTAAATGCTTATGATGCAACTCCTAATGCAAGAAACTATTATGGTTATTCTAAAGAAGAATTCTTAGAAAGGCTTGAACCTGGATATAGTGAGATTAAGGTTGAATATGGTATTCCACCATTCACTGTTGAAGAAGATCCAATTGAAATAAAAACTAGAAGAGTTGGCAGAACAGGATTGAGAAAAGATCTTGCTGAAAAAATAAAACCTCAGTATATTGATCCAAGTGTATCTAAAACATTAACAGATACAGTACCAAAGTTAGGTAAAATCTATACTGATCAAGTTGTTCCTGGTTCAAATTCTGCTAATGATAGTTATTATCAAGCAATTAGTGATGATGAAAGTAAAACTGTATCAGTAAGAGCTAGAAAAGTTTATAGTACTGTTGGATCTTGGTTTGATCTTCCTTGTGCTACAAGTGATACAAAATATAATATGATTGATTATTCTCCAGATTCTAGAGAGACTGCCAGTATAAATGTCACTATGGTAGTAGACGTTACTAACGATAACTGTTCAACTTGTATTGGAGCAGTATCTACATCAATTACAGTATCATTAACTTCTGGTAGTAATGCAATAAATCAAACTCTAACATTCAATAATGGAACTATAGCTACTGTATTGAGTGTAAGTGGAAGTACATTAACTGTTTCTGCTAATGGACCTATAAATATTTTTAGTACCTTTACGGGAACGTCACCAGCTTGCGCTGGAACGGTCACAGGGGTTGGAACAACACCATATACAGGTGGAGCAACATATTCAACTGTAACTACATCTTATAGTGGCACAGGATGCGTAGACTATACAATTAGTGGCACAATTGGTATTCATCATAATTTTTCAAATGAAGCAGTATTATGGGGTCAAACAGTTAATGCATATGGCAATCCATTTCCAGCAATCTGCAATTAATAGGAGTAAAATATGGCAGCAGAAGCATGTAGTTTAAAAAAACCTGCAGGAATTTATAGAGGATCTTGTACTGGGCATGGAATAGGCGCTGCTGCTGGCGGTCCTTTAGCACAACATCCTACTCAGAGTTCATTATGCCTCACAGCCGCTTGTGGGGATCCAGCAATTAAGCTTCCATTAGTGCAAAAAAATGCTCAATGCTATTGGCCGCCAACTCCACTTGTGCCTATGCCTCCAGCAGTTGTAGGATCTGCTTTACAAGGAGTAGTATTAATTAATAAAATTGTACCTATTCTGGATCAAGACTTATTGACATATCATATATCGCCAACAATGAATACTGTGATTACTACTTGTCCAGGTAATCCCCCCACAACACCACCTACCACATGCAATTGTAGTGTATCATTAGTAGTAGAAGATAAGAATGGCATTGGTCATGAAAGAAAAGCAGTATCAACTGGAAAGAGTGTATTTGTAAATAAAAAACGATTATGTCGAGTTGGTGATCCTTTAAATGGTATGCATGTTGGTTGTTTAAGTTTAATTGGTGGAGGTGCCGTAGATGTCTTTGTTGGGGATTGACATTTTCAAAAATTTATGGTAAAATCTTATAGTCTTTAGGTTTTTTATATGGCAAAATCAAAAATTGGTCTAGTTAAGACAAATTATGTTCCTGGTAAACCAAAAATTACTAGTCAGGGACGTAGTAAAAATACAAATTTGGCAGCAACCTCACGCAATGGACGCAAAAAGCGTTATCGTGGGCAAGGAAATTAATATTTTTAAGGGTATCTGAATTCAGATACCTTTTTTCATGCCAAAAACAGTGATAAATAATGATGGAGATAGCAACCTCCCTTAAAAGTTCTGGTGAAAATCAGTTCGAAAGGAGCAAAAATGGCAATTTCCCCAAATCCAGATCGTAATTTTGATATAATGTATGAAGATTTAGGTACAAAATGCCTAATAACTGATTATGGTAGCGAAAGATACCTAAAATCTTTTAGATATAATGTGCCAGAAGACCGTTATTCTAGACCTTGCGGTGGTTCATATGGATTTGATGATTTCGTAGAGAGATGGCACGAATAAAATGACCGTAAGATCAGAAAAATTTGATAGATATTCAGCTTCTGGTACTCTAACGAGCAAAGCATTTAGAGATATTGCTATGTCTTTAGGCGTGAATTACTCAACTAAAGATGCAATTTCATTAAAAAATGAAGAAGCTATAAAAAATGCTATCAAAAATTTAGTTTTAACTGGTCTTGGCACAAAACTATTTCAACCTAATGTTGGTAGTAAAGTATATAATTTATTATTTGAACCTCTAGATCCCATTTTAGTCACAGAAATTAGGGATGAGATCATAAATACTGTTAATAATTTTGATTCGAGAATAATTATTTCTGATGTGATTGTTACTGGTTATGAAGATAGTAATGAGTTGGACGTTGAAATAACCTATACAATTGTAGGACAACCAATAGTTCAATCAATAGACTTCATTTTAAAGAGAGCTGAATAATGCTTCCTTCAAATCTTACTGCCTTAGACTTTTTTGAGATTAGAGAATCCATAAAATCTTATCTGAGAACCAAAGAAGAGTTCACAGATTACGATTTTACTGGTTCTACATTGTCATATATGCTAGACATGTTAGCATATAACACTTATTATACTGCATTTAATGCAAATATGAGTGTAAATGAACTATTTTTAAGTAGTTCAACAATCAGAGATAATGTAGTAAGTCTTGCAAAACTACTAAATTATACTCCAAGATCAATTGTTGCAGCAAAAGCTTGTGTTAAGTTAGTAGTTCAGACTGAAAAGGGGAATAATGGAGAATTTCCAACATTTATAACTTTATATAAAGGTCTGGTTGCTAGTGGCACTGGAACTGATGGAACATCATATACTTTTGTAATTCCTGATAATATCTCCACAACTGTTAATAATATTGATGGGACGGCAACTTTTAATGCTTTTATCATATATGAAGGATCTTTATTAACTTTTAATTACCTTGTAAACAAAAATCAAGATCAAAAATACATTATCCCAAATGATAAAGTTGATACCTCTACGCTTAGAGTTCAGATAAGAGCGAATAAACAATCACAACAAGTAGATCTTTACACTCTTGCTGAAAATATTACTGAAATTGATGCATCATCAAGAAATTATTTCTTACAAGAAACAGAAGATAAGAGATATGAAATTATTTTTGGTGATGGTATTGTGGGGAGAGAACTATCAAATAATGAACTTGTTGAATTGCAATATATTAAAACAAATGGAGCTCCAGCAAATGATATTGTTGAGTTTGTATTTTTAGGAAAAGTCTTGGATTCTTTTGATAGGGTAATATCTCTATCAAGTTGTATACTAACAACAAATGATAAATCACAGTTTGGTAGTGATGAAGAAACATTAGAATCCATCAAATTCATAGCACCAAGATATTATTCTACACAGTATAGAGCAGTTACAGCAACAGATTATGAAACTCTTGCAAGAAAAGTATATGCAAATATTGAATCAGTGGTTGCATATGGTGGAGAAACTGTTTCTCCACCTGTATATGGAAAAGTTTATCTTGTCATTCGTACTAAAACAGGAACGAAACTAAACAATTTAACTAAGAAAACAATTGTTAAAGATTTAAGAAACTATTCAATGGCATCTATTGATATTGAAGTATTGGATGCAGATGTAATGTACATAAACTTAAGATCATTAACTTATTATCAATCATATAAAACTAATTTATCTGAAAGTGATTTAGAAACTAATATCAATGATATCATTAAAGAATTTGCTAAACAGGAAGGACTAAATCAATTCAATAATAATTTTCAATTATCTAAGTTAATAAAGTCAATTGATGACTCCAATAAAGCATTCGAATCAACGCAAGCTCAATTATCAATATCAAGAAGATTTTCTCCAAACTTCGATCAGATTGAAACTTATTGTTTAAATTTTGGAAATCCTTTTTATCAAGTAAATGCTGGACTTGGCGGTATCCTTGGTGATAGTGTTGATAATTTGTTGGGTACTTTAGATCCAACTTGTTCAGCAGTTTTGCCAAGCGTAGTAAGAAGTTCTGTATTTTATACTAAAGATCTACCAACTACTCCTCAATATTTTGAGGATGATGGTTATGGGAATCTTAGAGTATATTACTTAGAAAATGCAAAAAAAGTATACACTAATAAGAAGGCAGGATTTGTCGATTATTCAACAGGAAAGATGTGTTTTGGATCTATAAATATAACGAAAGCACCAATAAATGTAGTATCTAATGGGACAATTACTGTCACAGCAATACCATCAAATATTGGTACTATTTTAACTCCTGACCCAGGAACCGTATTAAATATTACATATCCAGATGTGAATGTATCTCCAGTTGGTGTCAATCTTGATTTCTCATTCTTAGATCCTAATATCATTGCTGAAGTTGCACCAATTACTAATACGGTTGATTTAACGGTCACAGTGCCAACGCTTACATCAGATAGTACTTGCTTCTAATAAGGGGAAGAAATGTCAAAGGAATTAAATAAAGCATCTTTTAGTATCAATTCACAGTTACCATCTTTCATCAGAGAAAATTATCCTCTGTTTGAAAAATTCTTTGAGACTTATTATAAATCTCAAGAGAAAACGGGACTATCATATAATATACTCAACCAACTAGTTGAATATTTTGATGTTGATTTTTATACTAAACAATCACTTCAAGATACTTCTATTTTACTTGAAGATGCGGCAAGTAATTCTACTGATATTGTAGTACAAAGTACAGATTCATTCATTGATACTGATGGAAGTGTATTAATTGATGATGAAGTCATTTATTATAGCGGTGTGCAAAAATCACCAAAAGTAGTACTATCAGATTCTTTAAGTTTAACTGAATATAGAAATAAGTGGCAAGAATGTGCTAATGCATTTTTCTTGTATGATGGCACCACAACAATTTTTAATTTAGTTTCTTCTGGTTTAACAGTTACCCCAACATCTGCATATCATTTAATTGTAAAAGTATATAATGAATATTTGAAGCCAGGAATTGATTTTACAGTTGTAGGTGATACTATTGTTTTTGCAACCGCACCGAGAGCAAGACAATTAAATGATGATTCTTCCACATGTTCTATTTTCTATTTGAAAGGATATAGTTTAGATGAAGTTGTGTTTATAGATGACATTAAATCTCAATTTAATGGTGTCAAAACTTTGTTTGAATTAAAATTAAATAATCAACCTTATGTTCCTGTAAGTGATATTTTTGCAAACGTATCTGTTGGGAAAAAGCTTTTAACTGCATATTCTCAGGAAGAGGATGGATTTACTATCCAAGGATCTACTATTATCTTTAAGCAAGCTCCTGCAGCTGGTGCTGATTTTTGGATGACCTATGTTGAAAGTGAGCAATTAATTCAATCTACAGGAAGTGGTGCTTCTGCAATTTCAGTAATTAATGATTTTGGTGAACTAGAAAATATTAATGTTACTTCTGGCGGATCTGGTTATACGTCTAAATTTACACCTAAAGTTACAATAGAATCTTCTTCAGGAAAAGGTGGAACAGCACTGGCATTGATTGGTGGAGTAAAATCCATTAATTTACTCGATCCAGGGCAAGGATATGAATCTACAAACCCCCCAAAAATTGTAATTGAAGCTCCTGAAAATGGAATTGCCGCAAAAGCAAAAGCAATAGTAAATAATGAAGGAAAAGTTAGCAATATTCTAATTACCGAAAGTGGAAGTGGTTACATTAATATTCCTAGATTATCTTTTGTAAATCCTGGTGGAGCTAGAGTTGATACAGTTACTGTTACTAATGGATCTATTACATCTGTAACTTTAAGTTCTTCAGGTGCTAACTATACTACACCACCAAAAGTTTATGTTGATGCTCCAGGAACTTCTTCTGGAGTAAAAGCAATTTTAACCACAACTTTAAATACTGAAGGCGAAGTTATTGGAGTAAACGTTGTATCTGGTGGTAGAGAATATAGTGATACAAATCCACCAAGAGTTGAAATTATTGATCCTGTAGGTGCTCAAGTACTTGATGTTATTGTCAACTCTGATGGTCAAGTAACGCAAATACAACTATTAAGTGGAGGATCTGGATATGAAGTTCCTCCAAGTGTGTATATTGTAGATACAAGAATTGGAGATAATGGATTTGCTCTACGAGATAAAACTTTAGTAAATGCAACCGCAGAAGCAACAGTATTTAATGGTGTAATTACAGATATTAATATTACTAATTTTGGTGAAGGATATGATCCATTCAATCCACCAACTGTCGTAATCGCAGCGCCTCCATTTGCAAAGGCATCTTGTGATATTGGTTTTGATGAAATTACAGGTTTTAGAGTTATTGAGAAGGGTACAGAGTACACTAAATCAAAATTGGTAAATTGTAAGAGAGGCGTCAGTGGCATATATGATTATGATGCAAAAGGAAATGCGTTATTTAAATCTGAAAAACAATCTTTAGCAGCAACTCATAAAGCAGGTACTGAAGTAAAAAGTTTAGATACTTTATTCTATAGAAGAATTATTCAAAAATTTATTGAGGAATTTGCTCCATATTTCCCAACATTAGACTTTTCAACAATTAGTGTACCACAGTTTATTAAAACTATCAAAGAGTTTTATTCTTCTAAAGGTACAAAAAATTCTATTTCATATTTTTTCAGAATTCTTTTTAATGAAAAAATTGATGTTTCTTATCCAAAAGACCAGATTATTAAACCATCTGCAGCTACATGGTCTGTGGATACTGTTGTTCGTGTAAATTTGATATCTGGTCAGATAGAAAATTTAAAAGATGCTCTAATTGAACAACTTGAGGATCCAATCGATACTAATGTTCAATATGCTGCAGCATTAGTAGAAAATTATATTAATATTAATGTAGTTGATAGTAGTGTCATTGAACTTGTAATTTCTAAAGAATCTTTAGTTGGAAATTTTGTAGTTCCATACACTACCAAACTTAGTGAAAAAATTACTACTACAGATAGTGTAATTACTGTAGATTCTACTATTGGATGGCCCGAAAAGAATGGTCAAATTCTAATCAATGGAGAATTAATTTCATATAAAGAAAAAACACTAAATCAATTTTTAGAATGTACCAGAGGATTAAATGGATTAGCAGATGAACATCAAGCTGCTTCTTCTGTGCAATCTAATTTCTTTGTTTATGCAAATAAAGGAACTCAACAAGAAGTAGTTTTGAAAATTTATGGAATTGTTGAGGCTGGTAGTACTGAACTTGTTGATACTGGAAGATATTATCTTTCTGGGGATAAATTAAATATCACTAAAATTGGAGCAACAACAACAGATACTCTTATTAATACATGGTTATATAATGTTAAAAAACTAATTGAAGCATCTAGTATTGTTCCTGAAGGTATTGGGTATACAACAGCAAAAGTTACAACAACTAGAAAACATGGTCTTTTAGTTGGTGATCAAGTTACAATTTATGGAGCAGCTCCTATTTTATATAATGGGACATATACTGTAACATCTATTTCAGATACTACATTTACATATACATTACCTGCAAGTGGAGATCCTAATACATTACCTGTTGGAAAACTATTAGTATCAATTGATCTTAATAAAGGTAAGAGCGATAACATTTCAATTAACAATTCTGTTCAACTTTATACAAGCAACGTACAAAACGTATATTTTAATGATAATTATGTTTATGTAGCTTCTACAGGAATTCCAAGTTATAAGATTGGACCCTTTGTTGGTACGGCACTTCTTCCAGGTAATCAAAGATATTTAAAGAGATTCCCAAGAACACAGAACACAATTTCAGTTAAGACTGATACTGCTCCAGGAGCAGTAGGTTCTTGGATTAATGGAGTATCTGTTTGGAACTATAAATCCAGCGAATCATTAAAATATGGTAAACTAAGTGATATTAAAATTTTGGATAATGGTGGTGGTTATGATGCAGGAAATCCACCAAATATTGTATTTACTGGCGGTGGTGGATCAGGCGCAGCTGCTGATGTTGTTGTAAATGGTTCTATTACGGAAATTATTGTTGAAAATGCTGGAGATGGATATACTTCCCAACCTCTAATTTCAATCGTTGGAGGAGGTGGATCAGGTGCATCCGCTACTGCAGTTATTACTAACAATAAACTAAGTAAAATTCTTGTTGATTTTGGTGGAGAAGGTTATACTTCAACTCCAACTATTAGTATTTCTGGTGGCGGTGGCGATGGTGCTTCAGCATATGCTTCAGTTAGGGGACCAATTCAAAATATTAATGTCACTAATTATGGAGAAGGATATATTGCAGCACCAACCATTGAAGTTTCTAGTGGAAGAGGTGCTGAAGCATTAGCTATTGTTAATAATGGTAGAATTGTATCTATTGCGGTTATTAATGCTGGTATTGGATATACTTCTCCACCAGAAGTTGAAATTTATGGAGATGGTTTTGGTGCTAAGGCAAGAGCAATTATTTCGACTTCTGGAGATTCTATTGGTAAAGTTCTGAATATTGAAATTTTAAACAGAGGTATTAATTATAATCAAGGATCAACTCAAATTGTTCTAAAATCTGTTGGATCTGGTGCAAGATTTGAATGTAAGGTATTTGAATGGATATTCAACTATGCATTTGAAAAGCAACTAGATGCATCTAGAGGATATGTGTTCTCTGGATTAAATAATCAATTTGGTGGAGATTATGCTCATTTGTCTGACCCAAGACAATTGAGATATGTTTTAGGAGATAACTTAGAAATTAGAAATGGACAAGTAGCAGAAAAAATTGAAGGTTTAGTACATTCTCCTATCTTAGGTTGGGCTTATGATGGTAGTCCGATTTATGGACCATATGGTTATTCCGACCCTACAGATGATAAGAGTATTATTGAAAGAATGGTATCTAGTTACAAGTTGCTAGATAGCCTAACATCTTCTTCTCCAGAAAGAATTGACGGACCACTTCTCTCGGAATATCCAGCTGGATCATTTATCCAAGATTATGAATTCTCTTATAATTTGGGAACCTTAGATGAATATAACGGAAGATTTTGCAAAACCCCAGAATTCCCAGAAGGAACATATGCATACTTTGTAACTATAGTAGAAGATACTACAAATCTAGATAATTTGCAAGGTATTCCTACTTTCCCATATGTTATTGGTCCAAAATATTATTCTCAAGTTGATGCTTGGAATTTATCTGCAGATTCAATTCAAGCATATCTCCCACTAGACGTTGTAAGATTTAGGGATCCTTTTGAAAATGTTGATACTGATTTAGACAGAACAACATTTGGTATTGTTGGGGATTATATTACTGAAGATGGGGAACTTTTAACATTTGAAGTAGAAGATAGTGATCAAAGTGGATTTATTAATATTGCATATGAATTAGCTAATGTTGTTGGTAATTTTACTGAAAATAGTATAATTACTTCAACGAGAACAATTGGTACTACATTAAGTAGACAAATTAAAGCAATAGTTAATTTATATGATCCAATCGAAAATACTATATCTTTAAGATATTATGCATATACTAAAGAGGCAGGTCGTTGGGAACCAAATACACAATACACCGCAGGGCAAATAGTATATTCGGATGGAGACGGATTTAATACTGGTAAATTATATAGATGTTCTAATACTGCAATTTCTGGTGCTAGTCAACCAACAGTAAGATCTGGTTATAATGATGGAGGTGTTAATTGGGTATATCTATCTGATATAGGTATCTTAGAACCTGGTGATAGAATTACTTTTGGTTTATCAAATGCACTTCTTGGAGACACTATTGCAGAATTATCTGATGCAATTCCATCTTATAGACAAGAAGATGTAATTGGTTTATATGACTATTTCCCATCAGTTAGAGAAGAATCTAGAGTAGATATTGAAATTGATACTACTACTAAATTTGAATCCGCAAAAATTGATGGTTATGTAATTGAAAATGCTGGAAATAATTACAAGGTAGGAGACAAATTAGTATTTGATGAAACTGATACTGATGGGTATGGAGTTTCTGCTCGTATTTCTAAAGTGGAAGGAAAAACGATCAGTGCATATACTTTTGCTTTGGGTGGATCTGATGGAGATACTCCAATCGGAACAATTACTTGTACTGAAAATGATGGTGGTACTTCAACTAATTTAGAACATAATTTACAAGTTGGAGATACTGTTTTTGTTGATACTACACCTATTATGATCCAAAATCAAAAGGATTATAAAGTGAGAGTTATTGATGGTATTGAAAAATTAGACATTGTACAACCTGGTACTGGTTATAATTCTGACATTCCTCCATCTATTGAAATTTCTGGAGATGGTTCTGATGCAATTGTAGAACCAGTATTGCAATCTACAGGAGTAATTGAAAAAGTTAATATTATTAATTCTGGTAATTCATATACTTTTGATCCTAGATTAATAATTTCACACCCACAGATTTACAAGAAAACTAATTATTTCTTTGCGAAACACTGGACACAATATAATAATGTCGTAATTAATGATATATTTGGAACTTCAGAAAAATATTATTATATTTGTGGTAAGGCAGCAGATTCTAATGGAAATATTGTTGCTATCATGGCAAAATACAATGATAGTGGCACTTTAATTTGGCAAAAGAGTTTATCATCTCCATATCCAGGTCAAGGTTTACGTTATGCTGATTTCCAAAAAATTATTGTTAAAGGACAAGAAATTTTTGTAGTTGGTCAAACAAAACCAAATACTACAACACAATTTAATCCAGATATTGTGATTGCAAAGTACACTGAAAATTCTACTGGTCTTGTATGCACATTAACTTGGCAAAAAGAAATATCTGGTGTTAGCGGTGCTATTAGGCAAGATACAATCACTGGAATTGCTGCAGATAAAAATGGTGATTTATTCGTTGCAGGATATACAAATACTAATTCAGTATCTCCACAGGATGCTTATCTTGTATTCTTAAGAAATGATGGAGATGTTATTAAGAGAAGAAAAATTTCTCTTGGTGGATATAGTGAAAAAATTACATCTATTGCTATAGATAGCAAAGACAATATTCATTTTACTGGAGAAGTTTTGGATATTATAACTCCAAATGCTCCAACTAATATACTTTATGGCAAGGCAAGTTGGAATGAAAGTACACGAGCAATTGATTTACATTTCATAAAGGATATTACTTGTGTTAGTGATGTCAGTGATGTATCCCTTAGAATTAATGAATTTGATGATATTATCATCACTTATAATTACAGTGGAGCATCTCAATTTGCAGTAATGTCTATTAATGCAAATGAAATAGAATATCCCAATACAGGATATGATACTATAACTTTAAGATGGCATAAAGCATTCTCATGTACGGATGTTGCAGCAGTAGAGACAAGATATGTTTCATCAAATATTGATATTTTTGGACAAATACAAATTTTAACAAGTGTTACTACAGATAGTGAAGTATATTCATATCAAATTAAATTGAGTTATGATGGAGATTTAGTTTCAAATAGTAAATTATTTGCTTCGGAAAATGCTAATAGCTCTACAACAAAAGGATTTTCATTCTATCCAACATCTGTTCATGGAGATGCATCGGGAGATACTTTAGTATCTGGATATAGTGCTTATAATTCAGATACTTTCATACTATATCATTTTGATGGTGTAAATGGTTCCACTTCTGTAGTAGACTCAAGTTTCAATAAGAGAAACGGTGTTACCTTCGGAGGAGCATCTACAATTAGTACTGCAGAATTTAAGCATGGAACTGCATCTCTTTACATTCCAAGTGGTTCTACAGATGCATTCTCAATTCCTGCAGCATCAACGCCGATTGGCAATTTAATGTCAAATACCAATTTTACTCTGGAGGGATTTTTCAGATCTGGATCTACAGGAGGCACTACTCCAGTTCTTTTCTCATGTGGTAATGTTGGATCTACAAACCATATTACTCTAAGATATACTCGTGCAACAGGAGTTATTAATTTACAACTTAGAGGAACAGGAAGTGCCGAAAATTTAGGCAATTCTTCATCCAACGCATTTACATCTGATACATGGCATCATATTGCATTAGTTAAAGAAAATTTAAATTATTATGTATATCTAAATGGTGTTAGAATTATTAACTCATCTACTGCAACTACTGTATCGACTCCAAATCCAATTTATATCGGATCTGCTAATGGAGCAACTCAACCTCTAAATGGATATGTGGATGAATTTAGACTTTCTCCATATGCAAGATATACTGGATCATCATTAACTGGACAACAAGTAACAGCAACAGTCAATCAATTTTCCTCTGGAATTATTGTACCAAAAGAAGGAATTTTAATTAAAATTGATAAAAATAGAGAAGCAAATAAATTAGGTAATTACAACAGTACTTTTGCAAATATTGTTGCAACTATTGTTTCTGGATCCTTTGCCAACAACCAAACTATTACATATACAGGTGGATCAGCTGCAGTGTCAGCGTATAGTTTATCGGGATTTGGTGTTGGAGCAGTGTTAACACTTACATTAACTTCACCTAGCGCAATAATCTATCCAGGAATGACTATTACTGGACCTAGTGGAACTGCTACAGTAACTACTGTAAGTTATACCTACAATTATATTTACAGTAGTGCTTCTGCGTGGTCTCAATCCACAGTTCAAGATACTTCAATTGATATACAGGATTATATTCCTGGAGTTGATAACGCAACTATTCTTGACTTTAATGAATTAAATTCAAATTTACAATCAGACTATGTAACTTGCTCATCATCAGTAAATACTTGGGCATCTAGAACTGCTACTATTCCTACCCCAGGTGGTATTAAGTTAAAAGTTAATTGTAAGAAAGGTAGTAAATTTTATATTAGAAATACTATTCCAACCAAATTTAGAAATGTTAAGAGATTTACATTAAATCAATCTGCAAACTTTACTCCAGGTGCAACTATTTCTGAAAAGGTATATGCAACTGGATTAAAAACTCAGAATGCAGTTATTACAAAAGTAGATACTGTAAATAAGTATGTGTACGTAGCATATAATACTGATGCAACTAATTTTAGTGATCAAACAACTATAACTGAGTTATCAGAGTTAGTTTCAGATAATATTAATGATGTAAATGAAATTAAAGAATATAGACTTTATAGTTTTAAAACGCAACTAAATTTCCAAGCAGGTGGAACTGGTGACTTTACTGTTGGTAACAAGGTAAAAGGTGCTACCAGCGGATCGACCGCTGTAGTTACTTCTTGGAACTCTGGAACAAGGACACTAGTTGTTGAAAATTACAATGGTCTATTTGTTGCAGGAGAAAGAGTATATGAAGTTGCAAATCAATCAACCGTATTTTGGAGTTTAACAACCACTTCTGCAACAACAACAGTAACTCCTGGAGTTGGTACTGCAGGAACATTTACTCTAAAAATTCCAAATGATGATGCTGCAAGATTTAAGGATTTTGCTGAAGGAATTTATTATATTTTAATTAATGAATTATACAGTGTAACAAATTGGACTGGTAATACATCTTATTCGGCAGATCAGTATGTTAAGAATACTACTACTGGACTAGTATATCGCTCTACAGTATCTGGAACATCAGGATCTACTGCTCCAACACATGTATCAGGTACTGCTGCTGATGGCACTATAACTTGGGAATATATTGGAACTCAAACAACATCTAATTACTTTAAAAATTCTCTAATTTCTCTAGATGTAACTCAGATTTCATTGAATACCAGTCCTGCTGGTACAGAAAAAACAACTTTAACTATATCTGGATTAGGACTTGTTAAGAACATCACAGTTATTACAACTGTAGATAAAATTATTAGAATTATTCCATCTGGAATTTCTGCTACTAATCAAGTTTATGTTGGTACTCAAACAGCACACTATTTGAATAGAGATAATATTATCTTTATTGAAGGTAATGGGAGCGTAGGTTCTCCAAGTGAATATGATGGAAGTTTTTCAGTTAATGATATTATTTCAAGTAGAAGTTTCACATTTAATTTACCAGCAGATGCAACATCTAATCCTGCAGCTGCTAGTGGAATTATTATTTACGCAAAGTCTCCTGTACTTAATTTTATCTATGGTCATCAATACAACTTCGATTTAAGTCATCCATCAAATTTAGGTTATTTCCTATCTTTCTCAAGAGATAGTTTAAACAGAATTGAATATTCATTCAACAATATTATTAGAATTGGAACTCCTGGTATTGATGCTGCTGGAAGTTCACCAAAAGTGACCTTTAAAGTGGATAACTTAGCGTCTAGTATTACATATTATTTTGATCCTTCACACCTGGGAGATGAATCTCCAGTTACTGAAAATGCATATGCAATTGTGAGATCAACTCCATATGCAGGCAAATTTAAAGTTTATTCTACTTCTGGTGGAACTGTTACCAGTGGTGATTATAAATTCTCGATTCAATTACCTTTTGAACCAGAAGGTCCTGCTATTGCAGAAAATACTTCATATGTCACTACTTCAACAACAGCTGATGGTCCAATTGCAGATATTGAATTTGTAAGTCCTGGAGGATTTTATAAGAAATTACCAGTCGTTACAGATATTAGCGCAGTAAGAACCATTGAAAGAATACAAATTGAAAATCAAGGAACTGAATATGAACCTGGTGTATATACAAAGATTCCTATTATTGGTGACGGAGTTGGTGGATTTATTGAACTTGAAGTTACCTTGGAAGGAGAACCTGGAAATGAAACTGGTAAGATCACCTCAGCATCTTTAACTAGTGCTGGAAAAGGTTATACATTTGGATCAATTGATATTGAAGGTATTGATGGTATTTTAGGACCACAATTACAAGGTGGTGGTGGAAAAATTAATGTAATTATTCCACCTAGAGGATCGGGATCTTCATTATATTTGAAGGGTACTAATATTGGAAAAATTAAAAAATTAAAAAATAATAACTTTGGATTTGATTACTCTCATGATTATACATTAAAACCAGAGATTAACTTCCCTGTAAACTTACAGTTATTAAATACAAGTATTTTAAGATCAATCAATGTAACTGACCCTGGTAGTGGATATACTGTTGCACCTGCTGTTATTATTACAGGTGGTGGAGGAGTGGGAGCAGAAGCTGAAGCTGTTATTAAAAATGGCAGAATTTCTGCAATTGAAATCAAGAATCCTGGAACTGGATATTCATCAGCTCCAGATGTTGCACTTAAATCTTCTTTCACATTTGTAGTTAACGTTGATCTAAATTACTTACAATTCTCATCACCTCATGGAATTCCAAATGGTGCAGAAATATCTTTTGCTGCCGTTGAAGGAACTACAACTATTGGAACTCCAGAATTGCCATTATCAAGTTTTGGTAGATTATCTACAACTCAGACATATTATGCAATTGCAGGATCTGAAAATTCTTTAGATGCAGATCAACTAAAAATAGCATTAACTCCACAAGGAGCTGAAATTGGAGATGCAATTACATTAATTAATAGTGGAAATGGAAGATTAATTATATTCACAGAAAGTTTTGGTGGAACAGCAGAAGCTATAGTTGAAACAGCTAGATTTTTATCTGATGAATATGTATATCAGGGCAATTCATTATCTGAACAAACTGCATTTGGATATGTATCTAAAAATAATGGTTGGCAAACTGGTCCAAGACTTCTAAAGTTAGAAAATTATAGCGGTGAATTCATTGAAGGGCAAAAAGTAACAGGATTAGTATCGAAGTCTAGTGGAATTATTGATAATATCTCTAGAGCTAGAGGTGTTTTAAATATCAATGCGGTAACACAAACATCTGGAAAATTTGCAGATGATACTGGAAAACCAAGTGAAATTATTCAAAGATTACAAGATAGTTATTATTATCAAAATTTCTCCTATGCTATTAAGAGTAAAGTTGTAATTTCTAAGTGGAGAGATAGCATAAAGAAAAACACTCATCCAGCTGGATTCCAAGTTTTTGGAGAACTAGTCTTAGATAGTGTACAAGAAACTAGAAAAAATGATCCTTCAATTGAAGTTACTAGAAGTGTAAGTGTTGGTGAAATTGCAGACCTCAATACTGTAGAATCATTTGCTATTGTAGAACCAAGATATAGTGAATTTGACAATTCGGTTGTTATATTCAGAAGTAAGAGACTTACTTCATCTGAACAAATTATTACTTCAACTGTTCAAGAATTTGATGATATTTCTAGTTTATTTGATGGAACTAGAACTGCATTCCCATTAACAATTAATGGTACAAATTCAATTGTTAGTGCTGATAAACTTTTGATTAGTTTAAATGGAATTGTTCAAGCTCCTGGAAAAGCATATACAATTGTTAATGGTCTACAAATTACAGAACCTGATCCTGATAATCCCAATCAAACAATTACCAAAACTGTTCAAGGTATTGTATTTTCAGATCCTCCACAACCTGCGACAACTGTAAAATACGTTCAGATTGAAATTGATAAGGTATTCCAATCCGAAATTTGGATTGAGAATATTGCAGGGGTTATTCCTGATTTAGGACGTACTATTGTTGGTCAAACTTCAAAAGTTAGAGCTTCAGTAATTAGTTCTGAAAGTGTCTTACCATCAGTTTCATTTGATGGATCTTCATCCCAAGTTGTTGATATTTTAAGCAATACAATTACTATTGGAAAGCACTCATTTGTTACAGGCACAGAAGTTCGTTATACAGTACCTGTAGGTGTAATTCCTCTAGATCCTATTCCAGCTGGCAACATTACCTTATATGTAATCAGAGTGGATGAATCTAGAATTAAACTAGCAAATACTTATGCAAATGCTTTAGGTGGAGTTGGAATTGATATTACTACACTAGGAACTAATAGACTTGGAAAGACAACCGATCACACAATTACAAACTTAAATGGTATTACTAAACTAACAGTAAGTAATTATGTTCCAAGCACTCAAACAGGTTATGATGAATTTATTGAATTAGAAGAAATCAGAGCTTCATCTACTGGATTAATCGCAACTATTTCAAGAATTCAAAATCTTAATCATCCATCAATCGGAAGATACAGAAATGCAAGTGAACTAATTGTTGCAAACAAAGATGAGGTTGTTAAGGAGGCATTTGCTGATCAACAATCCTATATTTTTGCAAACTATCCAGACTTTGTATATCCAGGAGCTCCTACCAATTCTTATAGATTTAAAGATGGTTATCGTTTAATCCAAGCAAATCGCCAAGAAATTATTGATACTGCATCTGCAAGAATTCAAACACAATTCCCAACATTTACTTTTGGTGCTGATCCAGGTTCAACTGTTGGAATTGAACCACTAGTTTCAAATAGATATCTAGATGCTAAGAACTTAATTCTTGCAAATAGAGCAGAAATTCTTGATAGATCCCTTGCTGAAATTGCTGTTCAATATCCAGATTTTTATTATCCAGGAGATGTACAATCAGATACTCATAGTAGATTTAATGATGCCTATCGTCTAATTCAACAGAATAGAGATGAAATTGCAGATAGATCTATTGCAGAGATTGCTACTCAATATCCTGATTTTGTATTCCCTGGTGATCAAACAACAGATGCTCAAAGTAGATTTAATGATGCTTATCGTCTAATCCAACAGAATAAAGATGAAATTTTAGATAAATCTCTTGCTCAAGTAGCAATTGAGCACCCAGATTTTGTATTTCCTGGAGATCCTCAATCTAATTCTTCAAGTAGATTTAATGATGCTTATCGTCTAATTCAGCAAAATAGAGACGAAATTGCAGATAGATCTCTGGCAGAGATTGCAGTCCAGTTTGAAGATTTCTATTTCCCAGGTGATACCAGAAGTGATACTCATAGTAGATTTAATGATGCATATCGTTTAATTCAACTAAACAAGACAGAAATTGTACTGACTGCATGGAATAACATGTTAAATGTATATCCTGCAGCTGCGGCAACAGAGTTGAAGTGCAAGAGAGATATTGGTTATTTTGTTGATGCTGTTTCTCTAGATGTGTTCTTAGAAGGAAATAAATATACAAGACAATTTGTTCTACAGTACTTTAATAATGGTGTTCCAATTATTAATGGTTTAGTTGGAGAGGAGTTAGCTTCTGTTGAAGCATTCAATCAGGCTAGAACTCTGATGAAGAGGGCATTAACTAATCAACTAACTATTAAAGATTTAACTATAACACCAGACCCAGACACAGGATCAAATACAAATACAAACTCATGCGCTAATGTAAGAACACTAATTGATAACCTATCTTTAATCGCAACTACTGCGTTGGGTAGTGGATCAATTAGTAGTCTACCATCTGAAAATGCTGGTCAATATAATGTTAATGAATTAAAGTGCCGTAGAGATATTGGTCACTTTATCGATGCTGTTTCTTTAGATATTTTCTTAGAAGGAAACAAATATAGTAGAAAATTTGTAGAGCAGTATTTCTCAGCTACAACCACACCTATAACAAATGGTATTCAAGATGAAGAAGATCAAGCAATAGTTGCTTTCAATATGGCTCGTGATATGATGAAATCAGCTATTACTAATCAATTATATGTGAAAGATTTAAGTTTAACCCCAGATCCATTAATCGGTTCAAATCAATCTCCACAATCATGTGCAAATGTTAGAACATCAATCGACAATTTAACCAATCTAATTACAACAACATTAATTGCTAGAGATTTAAATCTACTACCAATCGAAAATGCTGGTTCATATCAGACTAATGAATTGAAGTGTCGTAGAGATCTTGGTTACTTGGTAGATGCAGTATCTCTAGATGTATTCATGCTTGGAAACAAGTATACTAGAAAATTTGCACAGCAATATTTTGTTAATGGTCAACCATTAACAAATGGACTACTTGGTGAATATGCACAATCAATTTCAGCATTTAACCAGGCTCGTAATATGATGAAGAAAGCGGTAACTAATCAATTATATGTAAAAGATTTAACTTTAACTGCGGATAGTGCAACAAACAGTAATGTAAGTATTGATTCTTGTGCAAACGTTCAAAGTGCGATTGATACATTAATTGGTGTCATAACTACTGTATTTGGAACTGGAGGAATTGAAAGTTTACCTACGGAAAATTCTGGATCATATGTAGCTGGCAAATCTAAGTGCCTAAGAGACATTAAGTATTTCATTGATGCTATTTCTCTAGATGTATTCTTAGAGAACAATAAGTATAGTAGAAAGTTTGTTTTACAATATTTCAACAAAGGAACTCCTATTTCAAATGGACTAGTCGGAGAAACTGCACAATCTGTAGTATCCTTCAACATGGCTCGTGATATGATGAAGAAGGCGGTAACTAATCAACTATACACTAAAGATTTAACTTTAACTGAAGATCCTTTAACTCAAAGTAATGTAAGTCCAAATTCTTGTGCTAATGTTAGAACAGCAATTGACACTCTAACTGCTATTGTCACAACTGCAATTTCCACTTCAAGTGTTGCTACACTGCCATCAGAAGGAACAAGTTCATTTAATACTGGTGAAAATAAGTGCCGTAGAGACATTGGTTATATTGTTGATGCTATTGCAAGTGACATTGGAATTGGTGGAAATGCTTCAACAATCACTGCAACTAAAGCATACTTTAATACTGCAGGAACTACATTAATTAGTAATGGTGTAAATGGAGAAGTTGATCAATCTGTAGTTGCCTTCAATATGGCTCGTGACATGATGAAGAAAGCAGCAACTAATCAACTGTATAATAAAGATCTTTCAATTTCTGCAGGTCCAGCTGTAGAAGGAGTTGGGGACGTATTAGAATCTAATTTGCAATCTGGAAATCCAAATGCATGTACTGATGTACAATCAACAATTAGTACTTTAGTATTAATTTTGACAAGCACTTTACAAGCGGGAACACTTACTGCATTACCAGAACTACAAAGTCCATCAGTGCTTGCAGCAAAAGCAAAATGTAAGAGAGATATTGGTTATATTGTAGATGCTATTTCTCAAGATTTATACGATGGTAACAATATCAATACTATCACTGCTATTAAGGCATACTTTACATCTCAGGGTGCATTAATTACTAATGGTGTATTAGGTGAGCAAACTCAATCAGTCTATGCATTTAATCAAGCTAGAGATCTAATGATCCAAGCTGTTACTAATCAGTTAGGATTTAAGGATCTTAATATCACTGCTGATCCTGCGACAGGATCAAATACTAGTGCAACTTCATGTGCTAATGTTAGAAGTACAATTACTACATTGTCATTGTATCTAACTACTGCTCTTACAAATGGCAACTTGAATGGACTACCTGGAACAATTATTAGTAATTCTCCTTATTCTCCTGGAGAATTGAAGTGCAAGAGAGACATGGGTTATATTACAACTGCTTTAGCAGCAGATATTTCTAGTGGCGGTAATTCAAATATTTGGGATAATACTAAGTATTACTTTACTGCTGATGGTAGTCCTCTTGCAAATGGATTAGTTGGAGAAGAAGTACAGAGTATTTACGGTTTCCAAAAAGTTGCTTATTGGGCAGGTCAAGCTGCAAATAATCAATTAACAGTTAAAGATCTAAGTATTATTGCAGATCCTTCACCAGAACAAGGAAATTCTTCAAATACCAATCCTTTTGGTTGCACAGACGTAAGAAATTCACTTTCTACTCTAGTAACAATTTTAACAACTTGTATTCAGCAAGCAAATCTAAGTTCTCTTCCACTAAGAAATCCTGGTAATTGGTCAGATGTTACAAATCCATCGACTATTTTCACCAAGGATGAAACTGTATTAAATCTAAATGGTAAGGATGCTCTTGTTGAAGACAGTAACGTAACTATTTTTGCTTTAGATCCTTGTGTAATTAATGGTACAACACCAATCACTTATATTGCACAAAATGGAACTACACAGCAAGGATTTGGTTCAACTACTATTAAACTTCCATCTTCAACCACTACAGGTATTGTAACTGGACAAAATGGTGTTAATGCAGATGCTGCTAATGGTCTTAGATTAAATTCTACCTTTATTGCTCAAGAAGCTTTAGGATATGTGAAAGCAAAATATCCAGACTTAGTAATTCCTGTAAGTGATCAAACTTGTGCAAGAGATATTGGATATGTAATTTCTGCAATTGCTGACGATTTAGAGTATGGTGGAAATTATAGAATTATTGAATCTACTGAGGCATATTATAGAGGATCAACTCTTGTTCATATTAACAATCAATTAGAAGAAACTATTGATGCATTCAATTATGCAAGAAATCTTGCTATTGCTGCAATGCGTAGTTGGAAAGTAAAATTAAATGTTATTAGAAATGGTACTTCAACAATTACACTAGTTGATCAAAGTACCGTTAATGTAATTGAAGGAATGACAGTTACTGGAACTGGAATTCCAAATAATACCAAGGTATTTAAAATTATAGATAGCACAAAAGTACAATTAACAACATCCGTTCCATCAGGATCTGGCAATTTAGATTTTGTTATGCAGAGTGGTAAGTATTATACTGATAGTGCTCCAATTTCACAACCTGTAGGTGCTCCATTCCCCAACCTAGGAGTACCAGATGATGATACAAATCCATCATGTGCATCACAAGCATCAGCAATTGCTACATCTATGGCAATCCTAACTAATGGATTAGCAAATGGATTAGAAACTTTACCTAATGTATCTTATCCACCTACAAGACCTTTAATTGTTGTCGGTGCTGAAGTTTCTGGACCTGGAATTGATGAAGATACAAAAGTAGTTGAGGTTATTAGCTTCACTGAAATTGTTGTTAATAAACCATGTTTAAACACTACAGGATTACCAATATCATTTAGACAAATTGATGATCGCCTTGTATTAAGTAAAATTACAGGAACACCTCAAAATCCAAATGGATTATTTGCTCTTGTTAGTGGTGATTATATCTATGGAAAGAGCAGTGGACAAATTGTAAAAATTACTGCCCTTGGGGCATACAGAGATCCTGTAACTGGAATTCCAGTTAATGATGGCGCACCATTACAAATTAATTCTGGAACAACATTTAATGGATTAGTATTTAATAGAATTGTCGATCCAGAAAATCCAAACGTTGTAGTTGATGATATTAGCGAATCTTCTGCTAAGTTAGTAGATATTAATGATGATACTGTTTCTGTAAATACAAACTTTATTGAATATCAATCAATTGAAGATAATGTAATTGAATATACAGCATTAAATGCTAACAATTTTGAAATGGATGAAACTATCACATCTATCAAACTATCAGTAAATGGTAAAACAGGCAATTTTACAGAAGGAGAAACTTTATATAGTAGCAAACTTTCATATAAAAATATTAGCGGATTAACATACTTCCCAGTAATCGGAGGATCATCCAAAATTTATGGATTAACTTCTGGTGCAGAGACTACACTATTAAATAGTGATCCTTCAGTTAGAACAATTTATACAGGACCAATTACAGGTTCATTTACACTTGGGGAAACTATTTCTAACTGGAAAATTAATGTCAATGGATCTACATCTCGTTTAAATACTACATTCTTTAAATTTGGTAGTGCATCATTAAGAACCTTAGGTTCTAGTGATTGGGTATATATTAATGATACTGAAAAATTTAATCTTGGATCTGGAAATTGGACAACTGAATGTTGGATTTATCCAACTACAGCGGCAACTCAGACGTTCCTTGACTTTAGAAATAGTGGATCTGATGCAGGTGCATTAACTATATTAAGAAATTCTACTGGCACAATTACTGTTAGATATAATGCTACAGATTGGACCACCACCGCTACAGCTTCACTCAATAGTTGGTCACATGTTGCAGTTGTTAAAAATAACACTCAAGTTCAAATTTATGTAAACGGTGTTGGTGTTGCGACTTCATTCTCCGATACTCGCACTTACGCAAATAGACCTTTGACTATTGGCAACTCATACCAAAACGTTTCTACAGGATTTACTGGTTACATTGATGATCTTCGCATTTCAACAAATGCAAGATATACTAATAATTTTGCAGTACCTTCTTCTGAGTTTGTTCAAGACTCGTATACATTAGTATTGTTTAATTTTAACGGTACTAACAACTCAAATATCATTTTACCAACTAGTTACACTACAGCAGAAGTATCTGAAAAAATCACTGTTCCAATTCTGGCAAAGCAAGTAATCAATGCTCAGAATATTGTTTACACTGATGCATTTGATAGTTCTTTAAATTCATACAGAGAAGCTGCAGATGTTATCTTGAAAAATTCATTGTTTATTTCAGAAGAAGCATCGAATGAATTAAAATATTATTATGAAGATTTCCAAATACCAGGAGATGTTGGCAATAACCTATCTGGAACAAGTACTTGCAGAAGAGATTTGCAATTATTAATTACTGCAGTTGCACAAGATTTATCTTCTGGTGGAGATTATTATTCAATTTCTGCTGCAAAAGCATATATTTCATCTAACGAGCAAATTCGTTATCTTTATCAACCAGGAGAAGCACAGCAATTTGGAGTTGGTCAACTTCTACAAAGTTTACATGCACACTTCTTTGTTAGAGATCTTTGCAAAAAAGCTGTACTGAATACATTAGTTGATTATGATGCTCAATTTACTTTAGAAAGACCTATTAGTACCTTAGGTACTAACATTGAATCTGATGCAGATGCTATTGCTTCAAGAATTGATTATCTATGGGGTGTTATTAATGATGTTCTTGCTCCTACAGCACAAAGATATAGAGATGCTTGCAATTTACTCTGGTTCAATAGAGATTTTATTGCTAAAGAAGCAGTTGCATATACAATCAGTCAATTTAAATATACGTTAAATAATGTTCAATATAATGCATTAACATTCCCCAGCGGGGCTGCTGGTCAATCTAAGTGTGAAAGAGATATGAAACTGCTAATCGATGCAGTAATTTTAGATCTATTGACTGGAGGACAAGGTTATACTATTGATGGATTAAAATTCTATCTTGCTGATGGAGTATCAATTACTTCAGTCAAAAATGAGTTACTACCTACGATTGTAACTTTACAAAAAATTAAAGAGTTGGCACAAAAAGTAATTAATAATGAAATTTATACAGCACAATATCAAACTGTAACACCAATAAGTTATCCAGTAAGAGATTATACAATTACAAATGATGTTGGTGGATGTGCGAATGTTAAGTCTGCTATTGCGACTTTATACGATATTATGATTGCTTTCTTGAGACCAGCAGGACAAAACTATCAAGATGCTTCTAAACTTGCTCTTTATAATAAGGAGTATATAGTATCTGAAACACATAAATTTATTACCAATACTTATACAACTTTAAATTTATCTGCAAGTGAAATTACAAACGCGAAAGCAGCACTCGATGATTATGTTGATGCTTTAGTTTATGATTTATTAACTAACGGAAATTCTGGAATAGTGAATTATGTATCAGCATATTTAAATTCGTCAGGAACTGCAGTAACATCATTCATATACAAAAATGTTACTGCTACTAATGCTGCATACAACAAAGCTAGAGATTATACAATTTCAGCAATTAATGAAACACTTGTATCTCCTTCACCATTGACAACATTCTATGCATATACAGATCCAAATATCTCGGTTAGTGCTGGTCCAACAACTAAAGTTACTGCGGAAACTTTAATATTAACTTCAACATTATCATCTCCACAGTATTTGGCATTAAATGTCACAAAAACTTATGGTGTTTCCCTACCATCTCCTAATTATGGAACTCGTATACTACCAAATCCTGTTATTGGTGGAATAACTCTTGGAAATTATGTATATGGTCAATCTAGCGGTAGTATTGCAGAAGTTACTTCAATAATAGAAAGAACCGCAAAGGTTAAGAAAATTTATACTCGCATACCTGTAGAATTTGATGTGGAAAATAGTCCTGTTGAGGCAGAGTTCACTAATGAAGAAATTACAAACACTACACAATCTGGAACTGCTGAAATTTATGGTTATGAAGTAGTAAATAATACACTATTCTTGGATGTTATAATTACATCTGGTGCATTTGATGTTGATGATATCATTGAAGGTAATGTAAGTGGTTCTATTGCAACCGTATTAGTCGGTTCTACTAATAGATTAAAATTAATTGATATTAGTTCTCAGATTGAGGACGGTGAATATTTTACTGGATTAACTTCTGGTGCAGATGCAACTCTCGATCAATCATTATATAATAGTGCCCCAATTATATCAAACACAGGTGGAAAATTAACTTTAGACACAGAAAATATCGAAGGTTATTTTTATGAATCACAAACAGTTAATTCTTCGGATAATGAAGTTATTATTACAGTAGTTGAAGAGGGTCAAACAGTATCACTAACAGCTGGTGATACTGTTATTTCAGGAAAAATTAATAAAATGACGGTTGATGTTGATCAATCATTAGCAGATTTTGATATTGGAGATAGTATTTCACTAATTGATGAAATTTCAGAAACTAAGACTGGAGATGAAAGCACTATTGTTGGTATTAATGAAACTGAATATGCTGAAGCTTATTTTGAAAATGGTATTAGTGGAACATTTGCAGAAAATGATTTTGTCAAATTGTTAGATAGTCAATCTCAAGAAGTTGCAAATGCATATGTTACTAGTTGGAATCCAACTACTAATGTATTAAATCTAGATAATTTAGTTGAAATTACTGCTGGTAGACTATTTGCAGTTAGAAGTATTGTAGTTGGTGACAGTCCTACAATAAATTATGGAACTGTTACTAAACTATCAAGAAGAGTTGAGTTCTATCATACTGACACACAAAATACCGTATTGCCTATCAACTCACCAAATACTGAAATCGGTATTGATGGAACACATATTGATGCATCAAATCTTTTAATCTCAAATAAAGATTTTATTGCAAAAGAAGTTAGTGGATATATTAAGAGTCAATATCCAGACTTTGAGTTCCCAGGAACCCCAGCATCGCAAAGTGATTATTCTCCTTCTTCATCTGTAAGTAGATTTAAGGATGCTAGTAATTTAATTTATGCAAACAGTGATTATATCATTGAGGAAACTACTGGTTATATTAAGGCAACGTATCCAGACTTTATGTATCCTGGTACACCAACATCACAAGATTATTGGTTACCATCTTCTTCGGTAAATAGATTTAAAGATGCTGGAACTCTAATCAAGAAAAATAGACAGTATATTATTGATACTACCATCAATAATTTAATTGCTGCCTATCCAACATTTGTTTTCCCCAATAATGATCAAACTAAGTGTCGTAGAGATCTTGGTTATGTAATTGATGCGATTGCTAATGATCTTTATGATGGTGGTAATGCAAATATCTATGATGCAACTATTGCATACTTTGATCAAGCAACGGGTGGATTATTATCTAATGGATTAGTAGGAGAACTAACTCAGTCAATTTATGCATTTAATCAAGTTAGAGATCTATGCAAACTTGCTATAACAAACAACTTACCAACTACAGATTTAACAATTACCGCAGATCCTTCAACAGGTTCAAATACTAACACAAATTCATGTTCGAACGTCCAAAGTGCTATTACATCATTAACTGCAATTCTTACTGGCATTTTAACAGATGGTAGTCTAATTAATCTACCAAAGAGAAATGTTGGAACTTGGACAACAGGTGAAAACAAGTGTAAGAGAGATCTAGAATACTTCATCAAAGGGGTTGCTAATGACCTGTATGATGGAGGAAATCAAAATACTAGAACTAATACTTTATACTACTTTAGCAACGCTACAACCCTTCTAACTAATGGTTTAGCGGGAGAAGTAACGCAATCTGTTGCAGCATTTAATTATGCAAGAGATTTGATGAAGGCAGCGATTACTAATACTTTACCAACTGGAACATATACAGGATTAACTCCTGTTCAGGATTTAACAATTTCTGCAGATCCTACAACAGGTTCAAACCAAAACTCATCTTCATGCACACAAGTTCAAAGTGCAATTACTACTCTTACCGCGATTATGACAACTGCTCTTAATGCAGGAAATACATCTAGTGTTCCTACAGAGACAGTAGGTACTTGGTCAACAAATGAAGTCAAGTGTGAAAGAGATATTAAATACTGGATTGATGCAATCGCTCATAACGTAAGATACGGTGGAAATAGTAAAGTTGTGAATAGTGCATTATATTATTATGATGCAGTGACTGGCACTTTCATTACTAATGGAATTGCTGGTGAAGAATCGCAAAGTATTGCAGGTTTAACATATCTAAAAACATTACTACCTTATGTAATTAATAATATTCCAGTACCAACATCCTATCAAAATGCTAGACATGAGTTAGCAAATTATTATGCAGCAGTTGATCAAGTATTTAATGATGAAGTGTTATATGATGATGCTTATCCAACAGCATATAATATTAATTCTTGTGCTACTGTTAGAAGCACCATCAATACTTTAGTTGATTTATACATCAGTATTCTTACTGATTATGCAAATGTTCCTTCAACTATAACATATACAACTTTTGATAAGGGAGCATTGATTGCAAATAAAAATACTACAACTCAAAATGTAATTGGAAAAGCAACCATTGTATCTCTAGAAGAAGTATATAATAATCAATATTCATATGCAACAATTAATAAGGTTGTTTTAGTTGGTTCAACAAAACAATTATTCTTAACTTCAGTAGTGGGCAATTTTAATGATTATTGTAGGATTACATCTAGTGGTGGTTATGTTTCATATAACAGTAAAACTACCCAGGTTCTTGGTAAAGTAGATAGGTATTTCCGTGGTTTTGATGGAGTTCAAACAACATTTGATTTAACATATAATAATGGAATACAATACTTCCCAAATACTGAAGGTTATGTATTAATATTTGTTAATGGAATTTTACAACAACCAGGCATTTCTTACATTACATTTAGTGATAAAATTACATTCTACGAAGCTCCTCAATTCGGTTCCAGTTTCGTTGGAACTTACTTAGGTAAGCTTAGAATTTTAGATGATATCTCGTTTGAATTTGATTCATTAAGATCTAGCTTTAACCTTAAGCGAAATAATTCTTTCTACTCATTAACAGTTACAGAGGGATCTTCTGCATTAACAAAACCTGATAATAATATCATTGTTTCCATGAATGGTGTCATCCAAAAAGCTGGAGAAGGTTATGATTTAAGTGGTTCTAGAATTAATTTCACTGAAGTTCCTAGAACTGGAAGTCAATTTATTGGATTTGCATATATTGGTTCTGATGCTGACGTTGTACAAGATGTTGTAGTTCCTGAAGTTGAAACTGATGATATTTTATCAATTGAGGGTGAGACAGAAGACAGAACAGTTGCTGTTATTGAATCTTCAAATTCTCTCGTGACATACAATTATGATGGACCTGTATATGGTAAATCTGCAGTATTAACGGCAGTAATTTCTAAGGGACTAATTTCAGAAACACAAATTAGTGCTGGTGGATCTGGATACACATCTAGACCAGAAGTTGTTGTAACTTCAACTGGTGGATTTGATGGACAATTAAAAGCATTAGTAGGTGTATCATCGGTCAATCTTGTTGATGGTGGTTATGGTTATAGAGACCCTGAAGTAATTGCTGCTACAGTAGAATTACCAAATTCAACTTTATTATTAGGCACTGGTAATGTATTTGGTGATTTTGGTCTAGATGAAGAATAACTTTTAGAAATAAATAAAGGAAAGAGTAGAGTAATGGCAGGCACCTTTACATTCGAAAATAATAACAGTTTTATGAGAATCCAATCGAATGGATTACCACTACATTCGATTGGAGCATTTCCTAATGCAAACAACACAAGTACTGTTGAGGAACAAAGTTTTGATCAGACAATAATTTATAGAGGGGGAGTTAATATTCCTTCTTCGATTTCTGTTCCAACATCTTATAAAATTGTTGGATTTGCAATGAATGGTGTGCCAATATATTCACCTAATGCTGGTCAACAAGGAGCTCCTCTACCTCCAGCTGGATTTAACTATGATAAAATGCATAGTTCTTTTATTACTGGTAAAGATCAATATGATGGATATCCAGATGAAAATAATGTATACCATTACAATACAGGAAAAGGTTGGAATGGTTGGAGTGAAGTTGACAAAGAACTGAGTAGAGGAAATTACTATAATGATGATTTATATCATGAAGATGGACATTCTAAAATTTTGGGTGTGGCATTAGATGGGTATCCCATATATGGTCCTGTTGGTTATACAGATCCAACAAATATAAATTCTGGTGTAAAAGTTTTATCTACAAGTTATAGATTAAAAAATCCTCTGCCAATTGTAACGCCATTACCTTATCAAAGAATAGAATTCCAAGAGAGTATTATTAGTAGTATTGATGGAGTAGAAAAATTCTATAGATTTATAGTATCTTCAACATCAGTAGTTTCTATCACACTTGATTTAAATCCAGGCGCAATTGATGTTGATCTAGAGCTCCAAACTTCAACAGGTTTCCCAATCGCAAACTCGGTTTTTGGAGGAGATAAAGATGAAAGTATCGTTCAAAGATTATCTCCTGGAGAATACATTATAAAAGTATTTTTCAAAGTTCCTCCAGTAGCACCAACAACAAGTTCATACAATTTATATTATATTATTAATCCTATTAATACTACTCCACCAAATCAACAAATTTTACCAATTATAAGACAAGCTGGACAATATGTACAGGATTATGAATGGGTTTTGGGATATGGTGATTTAGATCAGCATAATGGAAGATATTGTGTTACTCCAGATTTTCCTAACGGAACATATGCATATTTTACAACATTTAATAACTCACTAACAACTCCTACATATCCATATGTAATAGGCCCAACATACTATGGATCGCCAGTTGAACTTGGTGAAGATCCCACAGTATTAACTCCTGGAAGTGGAGCAGTATTAATTCCTTCATTTAATACTGAAAATGGAATTGATAGTGTAGATGTTGTAAATGCTGGCTCTGGATATGATGTAAGTAATCCTCCAATTTTAAGAATTGCGAATGCTGGAAATCCAAGTGTTCCTGCAGTGTTAGAACCAATTATATTCAAAGATAAAATTGTTGCAGTAAAAGTAATTAATAGTGGCGCAGGTTATGATCCATTAAGAGTTGAAATTTTATCAACACCTGTTGGTACAGGTGCTGCAGCAACACAAGGATATGGTGCAAATGCTAAACCTATTTTACGATCTGATAAAGTAATCTCTACAATAACTATCACTGATCAAGGTTCTGGATATCAGTCCGAACCAACAGTTGTTGCGAACGGGGGCGGCGGTGTTGGAGCAGTTTTAAGTGCTGTTGTTTTAGCTGGAAAAGTAGTTGAGATACAAATTATCAATAGGGGAGGAGGTTATACTTCTCCACCAACACTAGAAATTTCAGGTGGCAATCCAACTACTCCAGCAGTAGCTATAGCAAATATTTCTGATGGAGCGATATCTTATATTCAATTAGTATCTCAAGGTGATGAATATTTTGGCCCAACAACAGTTAATATTAGTGGATTTGGAGGAAATGGGGCATCTGCATCTGTATCAACTAATAGTGTTACTTCTTTAAGTATTATTAATCCTGGCAAAAATTATACTGAGGGAGATGTTGGTCTTATAATACAAGGTGGTGGTGGAATTGGTGCTGCAGGAAAAATTAATGTAGATAATGCTGGATATGTTTCTAGTATTCAAATTACAGATCCTGGAGAATACTATGATATACCACCTTATCTTATTTTTGAAGGTGGTAATGGTGTTGGTGCAAAAGCAACAATTGATGTTTCTAATGGAGAACTAACGAATGTAAATATTACCTCTGGTGGAAAAGGGTATACTACCGCACCAAAAATAGTTTTAACCAGAAAGGCAAGATTAAAAAGAGTTAATAGAAATAGACAATATTTAAATTCTGGCAGTAGATTTTTAGCTGGTCTACTTAAAGATGTTGGTAGATCTGATACTACAATTTATATTAATCCCACAGATCCCTTTTCGGGTAGTGGAAAATTTTATATTGAAAATGAAATTTTTACTTATACAACCAAAGATACTTATTCTATATCAGGATGTGTTAGGGGAGATAATTTTAGATATGATCAGAGAATTGTTCTCGAAAGACCAGAAGATTTAATTTTTAATATTGGTGATAGAATTATCAGGACTGTTAATATTGCTGGTGCTAAGCAGGGAATTGTATACGATTGGAAGCAATCTACTGGTGAATTGTTTATTAATTTTATTGTAGATGACCTAGCATTTATTGATGCGGGAAGAGCAAGTGAACGAAGCACAGTTGTACAATTTGATGCAGGTAAATCAGATTTTACAACGTCAGCACAAAAACCTCATATTTTAATAGATACTATAGGATCATTCGTTACATTATTAACTGATCCAATTTCAGTATTATCAAATTTTGCATTTCAGGATACTCCTGTAAATGGATTTGTTGATGGTATTCCTGATTTATTTAATGCTGGTACTGAATACGATGGTGATACTAGTTTAGATGGAGGTAAACCAGGAACACTATATGGTATTGAAGAAACAACGGGAGGTGTAAATCTAACACTACTTACAACTCAAGATAAAATTAAAGATGGTCACCCAAATCCAGTTATTGCATCTATTTTGGAAGCAGGTGGATTAGATGAAGGTATAGAACATACCGCAATTTTAGACATATATCTAAAATCTAGAGAAAATACAATTGATGTCGATTTTATAGAAGGTGAAATTATCACTGGAGATCAATCAAGTATTACCGCAGAGGTCGTTTCTTGGGATAGTACAAATAAAATTTTGCGTGTTAAGTCTCCACAACCATATGATACTGGGGATCCACTAGTAGGAACTTTATATACATTCTCTAAAAATTCTACCATTGTAGATATTAGGGTTATGGATTTTGGACAACAATATACTATTGCGCCAACTTTAGATATTGAAACTACTGGTCTTCTTGCAGCTTCAGCTACAACATCTTTAACTTTAGATCAATTAACTTCAACAACAATTGTTGATGGTGGTTATGGATACGATCCAGAAAATCCTCCAGAAGTTATTGTAGTTCCTGATCCAGGAGATACAACAGGAACTGGAGCTATTGTACAAGCTATTTTAGGTGGAGAAAATATAACTGGTAATTTATCTGGAGCTTCTTACAGAATTAAAGATATTGAATATCAAACCATACTAATCGAACAACCAACACTATAAATTTAAGTTATAAATAATATGGAGGAACGAGAATAACAATGTCAGCACTATTAACTGATCAATTTAGGATATTTTCTGCAAAGAAATTCATCAAAGCTTTAGAGGGACCAGTTGCATCTCAAAGCGATTTAGATGCAGGTTCAACTAGAGATAGATTATATTTCTTTATTGGAAGACCTCAACCATGGGATAATGAAAATACGCCTCCTGCAGCTATTGATAGTTTTTCAGAATTTACTGATATCTATGATGATATGATCTCTCTAAAAAGAGTTCTTTCATCAGATGTTATTCAAGTTGTAAGAAGAATTGAATGGGTTCCTCCTGAAAAAACTACAGGTGGATTGGGATACACATATGATATGTATAGACATGATTATTCTCCAACTAAAACAGCATCCTCAGGTGCTGTAAGATTGTATGAATCTGATTTTTATGTAGTCAACTCTTCATATCAAGTTTATAAGTGCATTTTCAATGGAACTTCTCCATCGGATCCAAATGGAAAACCTTCAACTGTAGAACCAACAGGAACGTCAACTTCAGTTATTTCAACCTCTGATGGTTATCGTTGGAAGTATATGTATACTATTCCTGTTTCATCGGTTCTAAAGTTTTTCTCAAATGATTACATGCCTGTAATTAATGATACTGTGGTTTCTAGTAACGCAGTTGGTGGAGAAATTGATACTGTAGTTATTACTTCTGCTGGTGCTGGTTATAATAATGGAACTTATGAGAACGTACCTATTAATGGAGACGGTACTGGAGGTAGAGTTTCAATTACAATCGATGGAGGTAAAATCTTCTCAGCTACAGTAACATCTGGGGGAACAGGTTATTCCTTTGGAAGAATTACCGTAGATTCTACAAATATTGCTGGTATTGGTACTGGAACAGGAGGACAAATTGATGTAATTATTCCTCCTGTTGGTGGACATGGTGCTCAGGCAGATATTGAACTTGGTGGATATAGAGTTATGGTAAATACCAAATTATCATATTCTGAAGGGTCTGGAGACTTTCCAATTGATAACGATTATCGTAGAATTGGATTAATTATCAATCCAAAAAAATATAATACTGAAGAATTAACTGAAGATTTAACTTTATCAGGAACTTACGCTGTTATCTTCTCGCCAACTTTTCAAAATAATTACCAACCAGACGAAACTATCCAGCAACAAAGAACAGTTGGTGGACAAACCATTACTTCAAGAGGAAAAGTTGTTTCATGGAACCCAGTAACAAAAGTATTAAGATACTATCAAAATAAAGTTGATGGTATTTATCCTGAAATTTCTGGTAGTTTATCATTATTTACAGGAAGTAATCCAATTGTGGGATTAACTTCTGGTGCTAGTGCATCTCCAGATGTACAGTTTGGACAAAACACTTCTGTGAGAACAATTAATAATACTGATTATGATCTAGGATCCCGTTTCACTTCTGGATATTCATCGCCTGAATTAAAGAAAAATTCGGCACAAGTTCTCTATATAGATAATAGAAAGTCAATTACCAGGGCAAACGACCAGATCGAAGACATTAAGGTTGTTGTAGAATTTTAATAGTAGGATATTAACAAAATGCCACAGAATACTAATCTGAACGTAAACCCATATTATGACGATTTTGATGCTGCCAAGAACTACTATAAAGTTCTCTTTAGGCCAGGATATCCTATTCAGGCTAGAGAACTTACAACTATGCAATCGATCTTACAAAATCAGATCGAAAACATGGGGCAGCACTTCTTTAAAGAAGGTGCAATGGTTATTCCTGGTCAAGTTGGATATGACCTCGACTTAAATTGCATTTTAGTACAGCCAACATTTTTAGGTTCATCTATTGAGGCGTATAGAGAATCTTTACATGGAAAAACTATTAGTGGTGTAACTAGTGGGGTTAAAGCTAAAGTTCTTTTTAGTATTGATGCAGATACATCCGAAAGAGATTTTATTACATTTTATGTAAAATATTTAGAATCTGGAGATACAAATAGAGATAGAAAATCATTTTTAGAAAATGAACAATTAGTTTGCGAATCTGATATTACATTCTCATCTAATTTAATTGAGGCAGGAAGTCCTTTTGCACAATTAATTCCAACTAACGCATTAGGAGTTGGATCAGCAGCATATATTAATCAGGGCGTTTATTTTATTAGGGGATTTTTAGTTGATGTTCCAAGTGAATATATCATTCTAGATCAGTATGATAATAATCCAACATATAGAATTGGTCTTGAAATTTCTGAATCAATTATTACTTCTGAGGATGATGCATCTTTAAATGATAATTCAGTAGGAACTTCAAATTATTCTGCACCAGGGGCACATAGATTAAAACTTAAAACTACTTTAGTCAAAAAAATAGTTGATGACGATGCGGATCAAAATTTCATCGAACTACTAAGACTTAATCAAGCTAAAGTAGAACAGTTTGTAGACAAAACAGCATATAGTGAAATTGAAAAAACCATTGCATTAAGAACCTATGAAGAAAGTGGCGATTATGTAGTAAATGATTTTGATGTTAGAGTTAGAGAAAGTTTAAATGATGGGTTTAATGATGGCGTATTTACTTCCAATCAAAAAACATCACAGGAAGCCATTCCAAGTGATGATTTGTATGCGATTGAAGTTGGACCTGGAGTAGGATATGTTAGAGGTTATAGGACCGAAACATTAATACCAAAATATATTGATTTATTAAAACCAAGAGATTATAATAGTATTCAAAATGGTATTGTTCCTTTCGAATTAGGTAATTACTTTAAGATTAATAATCTTTGGGGTTCTCCACAAATAACAGGAACTGGAATTACAACGAATAGTTATAACGTTATTGAATTACGAGATCTTGGAACTGTAACTAAAGGAAATGCTGCTGGTAATTTAATCGGATATGCCAGAGCGGTTTCCATTGAATATGATTCAACTGCATCTACATTTAATGATCCTAGCACAGTTTGGAAACTGTATATTATGGATGCAGCAATGTTTACTATTATTAATACGCAAGCTGCATGTACCATTGCTTTAGGATCTCAAGTTGTTGGAAGAACTTCAAAAGCAACTGGATTTGTTGAAAGTGCAGTTAGTGCATCAACTCTTATAAAATTATATCAAGTTTCAGGAAACTTTGTAAGTGGTGAAGTTCTTGAAGTTGATGGTAGAGTTGTTGGAACTATTGCTGCTAGTAATGGTGTATTTAATTACCAATTGACTGATTCTAAGCAAGTAGTATGTAAAAATCAGTCATCTACTATTATTATGACTGCTGATTTAGTATTAAATGATATTCAACGTTTAAGTGGTACTGATTATACAATTAATACAGGAACTACTAGAATACAAGGTGGAACTGGAAGTAATTTTGCTGTTGAACTAAGACCTGGAGATGTTGTTTATGGAGCTTCAACTTCTGCATATGCTAGAGTCACTAGATTAAATCAATCTGCAATTAATGTTGGAACTGTTTTTGCGTATACTACTGTTCCCCAAACAGCTTCATATGAAGCAACTAGTGGAATTACTAATGGAACAGCATTTACTCCAAGGAGGGCAAGACCATATTTATTTGTTGCAAAAGAAAATGGTGACTTAATTACTGATATGCCAAAGCAGGCAGTAAGATCAATTAGTGATGAATCAATGATTGTAAGAAGAACTATTGATAATATTTCCGTAGTCAGTCAGTCTTTTGCAACCTCACTATCTGAAAATGAGCAATTTGAACCTTTGGGTAGAAGTAATCATGCCTTAACTGTTACTGCTATTAGTGGAGCTGGTACTTATGCAGTTGGAGATACTATTGATCTCACCGTTGGAAATACAACTTTCAATACTTCAGGTACTCCACGTTCTACAATCACTGTAACTGGATTAGCTAATGCTACTGTTGTAAGACTTACTGCTGCAGTTTCAAAAAATGTTCTGAATAGAAAAATTAAGAACTCAATTAAAATGACAGTCTTTAAAGTAACAAAGACTACATTTAATTATATTAATACTGATGCTGCAAAATATGGATTATCATATAGTAATCTTTATGGAACTAGAATTCAAGACTATGAAATTAGTTTAGGTATACCTGATGTATATAAATTACATGCAGTCTATGAATCTACCGATGATGCTGTACCCAGAGTTCCTTCTTGTATCTTAGTTGAAAGTACATTCTTTGCAACTGGTAGTATTATTAATGGTACGGTTTCTGGTGCCAGAGCAAGAGTAGTGGATTTCAATTCATCCACATTAAAATTGAGTTATATTCCATTAAATAATACTTCTTTTAATCTTGGAGAAACGATCACTGGTGTTAATCTAAATGGAGAAAATATCTCAGCATTATTGAGTGATGCAGATGGTTCAATTGATGCAGGAAGTAAAAATATTACTTCATATTATGAATTAGATCCAAATCAAAATGGTTTCTTCTATAACATTAGTAAAATCAGAAGATTTAGTAATGCCCCTGCGCCAGTTAGACAATTATTAGTAGTATTTGATTATTTCTCTCATGAAAGTAGTGGTGATTATTTTAGTGCTCAGTCATATGTTGGTTTAGACTATGCAGATATTCCAGAATTTAATGATAAAAAACTTAGGGATGTTTTAGATTTTAGACCTGCAGTTAAGCCATTAAGAGATGTTGGTGGTGCAGGAACAATTGCTAGTCCATTTTTTGTAAATTGTTCGTCTCTAGATTTTGCTTCTAGATTGTTCCAAACTAGTGCAGATCCAAAAGCAACAGTATTTGATATTCCAAAACCTGATACTGATTTCCGTTGTGATTATAGTTATTATCTCTCTAGAATTGATAGATTATATCTAACTTCTGAGGGGGAATTTAAACCAGTATTAGGAAAATCAGCAGAAAATCCAAATGTTCCTGATGTACTTAATAATGCCATGTTGTTGGGAATTCTTATCCATAAACCATATGGATTTGATCCTGAAAGAGATGTAATTTTCAAAAAAGAAGATAATCGTCGCTATACAATGCGAGATATTGGAACTATTGAAAGAAGATTAAATCAAGTAGAATATTACACTTCATTGAGTTTGCTTGAAGCAGATACTAACTCAATGAGAATTACTGATGATGACAACAACGATAAATTAAAAAATGGATATGTAGTTGATGATTTTACTTCTCATAATATCGGAGATGTCAATAGTACAGAATATAAAGCATCCTTAGATTTTAAAAATGGACAACTTAGACCTTCACATTATACCACAAATGTTCCTCTAGAGTATAATAGTGCATTATCTACAAATATTCAAAAGAGTGGGCCAATTTTAAGTTTACCATTTACTGATGAATTATTAATTAAACAACCATATGCATCAAGACAGGAGAATGTAAACCCATTTAACGTATTTGCATATATTGGAAGAATTGATCTAACTCCATCAAGTGATGATTGGATTGAAACTAAGAGACTTCCTGCAAGAATTGAAAATGTTGAAGGAGATTTTTCGTCAGTATCTAGAAATTTAAATACTGATCAAAATGGATTTGCACCTATTGAATGGAATGCTTGGGAAACAACTTGGACTGGTGAAAAGCAAACTGGTACAAGCACATATATATCGCATACAAATTTAGGTGGAGGTAGATGGTTAGGTCCTACAGGATGGTTCGCATATGTGCATGAAAGAAGAGATTTTACTATAACTACAAATCAAGCTAGAACTGGAGTAAGAACAAAAGTTGTACCTAGAATTGACAATAAGAGTTTAGGAGATTCATTAGTTTCTAGAACAACAATTCCATATATTCGCTCTAGAAATATTAAATTTGAAGTAGAAAGATTGAAGCCAAAAACGAGAGTTTATGGGTTCTTTGATGAAAATTCAATCGAACAATATTGCACTCCTAAATTAATTGAATTAATTAAAAATGCTGCAACCGATCCAAGAACAAATGATATTCCATTTAGTATTGGTGAGACTGTAACTGGATTATCTAGTGGAGTAAAATTAAAAGTTGTGGCACCAAATGATGGTTATGTATATAGTCCTTATGATGATAGTACATTGCCTTCAACATATTCATCTCAAACTGCATATTTAAATATTGATACTGAAGCAATGGCAACTCAAGTCAATGCAAACTTCTATGGAAATATTAAAGTAGGTGAAATTTTACAAGGTTCCTCTGGTGCTAAAGCAGTTGTAAAGGATAGAAGATTAATTAGTGATAGAAAGGGGACATTATATGGAACTTTCTTTATTCCAAGTCCATCTGTAGATACTAATCCAAGATGGCCAACGGGAACTAGAGCTCTCAGATTTACAACAAGTTCAGTTAATAGTTACGTTCCTGGAACTGTAGATTCTTCCGCAGATACAACTTATAGTGCTTCTGGAACTTTAGATACGGTACAAGAAAATATTCTTGCTGTTAGAAATGCTGATATTGTCAGGGATACAGTAACTGATACAAGAACTATCACATCAACGAGAACTGAAGTTAGACAAATTGGATGGTATGATCCATTAGCACAATCATTCCTAGTAGATAAAGATGATGGAGTATATGTAACTAAAGCAGAAATATATTTTGCAACTAGAGATAATAATATTCCTATCAGTTGCCAAATTCGTACCATGGTAAATGGTTATCCATCCAATAAAATTTTACCATTCTCCGATGTTACCATTTATCCATCAGATGTTCAAATTTCTGAAAATGCTTCCCTAGCAACTACTTTCAGATTTAAAGCTCCAATTTATTTGCAAAAAGGGGTAGAATATTCTTTAGTATTGTTATCTGATAGTAATGAATATAGAGTATGGATTTCTAGAATGGGAGATATCGATATCAGTGGTAGTAGAACTATTTCTGAACAGCCATATGCTGGTGTTCTATTTAAATCTCAGAACGCAACAACGTGGACTGCTGATCAATATGAAGACTTGAAGTTTAATATCTATAGAGCTAAATTTACAAAATCACAAGGAACGGCAATCTTTAATAATGCAGAACTTGGAATTGGCAACAATCAAATTCTCAATCTTAAAGAGAATGCAATTAAGACCTATAAACCAGAACAAATTTTAGTATTGAATACTACAGGTTTAACATTTACTCCTGGTGCTACAATTAGGCAAGTTGGTAATGCTGCTGCTCAAGCAACCATTAAAGAATTTAATAATACTACAACACCAAATCAATTAGTAGTAACTGATATTGTTGGGGCATTTAACCAAGGTACTGGATCACCATTAACGTATGCAATTCGTAGTAGTTCTGCAACATCTACTATAGTATTGAATTCTGCTGGTTTAACAGGAACTTTTGTTGCTGGGGCTACAATAACTGGTGGTACAAGTGGATTGATTGCTGAAGTTGTATCTTGGACAGCAGGAACAAGAACACTTGTTGTTAGATATTTGGGAGCAAATAGCACTGCAACTAATGCAACTTGGACTGCATCTGAAACTATTAGTCAGGCGTCACCATCCGCTGCATCAGGAACAATTAGTGGAACACCAACATATGCTGGTGATACTAGAACGGCTTATGTTAGCGTCGCTCCATCTTATCCAGCATATAGTAGGAAAATTACTATAGCACATAGCAATCATGGTATGCATGATACTTTAAATAATGTGACCATTTCTGGAGCGATTTCCGAAATTTCACCAACTTCATTAAAAACTGGTATTAGTTCAACTGATACTACTTTGTCTGTAGTTGATGCAAGTGCATTCCACAAAACAGTTGCTGGATTATCTATCAGTGAAAGTAATCCAGGATATATTAAAATTGAAAATGAAATTTTACAATATTCTGCTATTAGTGCTGATGGCACAACAATCACAATTAAGACTGGAGGTAGAGCAGCTGCAAATACAATTGCTGTTGCACATGAACAAGGAACTGTAGTTGAGTGTTATAATTTAGATGGTATTCCACTAACAGAGATTAATAAAACACACACTGAAATTAGTGCTCCAACTTTAGATTCTTATGATTTAGTTACAAATTCAGTAGGTATTAATGGCATTACTGGAGGTTCCACACAAATTTATGCAACTCAAAACGTACCATTTGAAGTAATAACACCTCAAATTCAGACAGCAATTGTACCAAAGACAACTATTTCATCTAGATTAAATGCTGTCACTGGTACTTCAATTAATGACGGAGTAACTGTTCTAACAAATTCTTTTGTTAATGACGGAACATTATTTGATGTAGAATTAAATACTTCAAATTATTTGGATAAGCAATACTTGATTGCATCAAAAGTTAATGAAAACGCAAGAAATAATGGTGCTAAGTCATTGTTAATTCAAACAATTATGCAATCTGAGAGTGAATATCTATCTCCAATTATTGACTTAGATAGACTAAGTTGTATTACAACTTCTAATAGAATTAATAATTTAACGACTGATTCAACCGCAACTCTTGCAGTTGGTGATCCAAATGCAGCCATATATATTACTAGATTGGCAAGATTGACAATTCAATCTAAATCTCTCAAGGTAATGTTTGATGCTTGGAGACATCCAGATGCAGACATTAAAGTATTATATAAAGTAATTCCAGCTGGATCTACTACTCCAGAAGATCAAATTGGTTATAAATTATTTAATAATACTGGCAATCCAGATAAAACTGTGATTCCGACAGAGACTGTTCAGTTCAAATCTTATGAATATACTTTCTCTGGTGATGCATTTACCGCTTTCCAGGTAAAAATTATTATGAAGAGTAAGAACCAAGCTATTGTACCAATTATTGAAAGTTTAAGATGTATTGCTTTAGCAACGTAAAATGAATGATGATTTTTTAATACCCGTTGAAGATGAAGCAGGTCTTGTCAGAGATGCTAGATCTGGTGCAATATTAAATGTGGACAAAACTGAATATGATAGATACATGTCTAATTATGAAGCAAATCAAAAAAGAAAAAAAGAGTTGCAAAATTTGAGAAGTGATGTTAACATGTTACAATCTGATGTTTCTGACATCAAAAATTTACTACTAGAATTATTAAGGAGAACTGATGATGGCAATTGAAAAGACTAGTTCTGAAGAGCTGTTAGCTGATTTTACCAAACAGTATAATACACTACTTCAAGAAAATGAAGGTTTGGCAAAGAAAATTAAAGAAAATGAGATTACTATTTTGAAACTAGCTGGAGCGATTGAAACACTAAATTATTTAAATCAACCCGAAGAAACGGAAGAGGAAAAATCTGAAGAGTGAAATGTTTGTGAGGGGAAATACACTTCCCCTTTTTTTATTGATAGTATAAATACATAAGAGACTAATTATAGAAATATAGTAGAGGATTTCTAGAGCAAATGGCAAATAGAATACAACTAAGAAGAGGTGATTCGTCTGAGTGGAGTAATGCTAATCCCACTTTGGCTCAAGGTGAAATTGGAATTGAACTTAATACCCGAAGATTTAAAATCGGTGATGGTGCAACCCCATGGAACTTATTGGGATATGTTACGCCAGAAATTGCTACTGACAATTCTCCAAATACATTAGTACAAAGAGATGCTGATGGTAACTTTGCAGCAGGTGTTATCACTGGATCTCTGATTGGAAATGCTGCAAGTGCTACTAGACTTGCTAATACTCGTCTTATTACATTAATTGGAGACTCTGTTGGTTCTGGAACTTTTGATGGTTCTGCCAACTTAACTATTTCAACTAAATTTGGATTAATTAGTACTCTACCACACTATAATCCAGCAAATGAAAGTGCAACTGGAACATATACAAAAGTTACCGTTGATTCTGGTGGTCGTGTAATCAATGCTAGTAACCCCACAACTATTCAAGGTTATGGACTAGATGGAACTGTTGAAGGTCAATCTGCCCAACCATTTGATAGAGATTTAAGAGCAATTGCAGAAAATACCAACATTGGCATTTACGCAAAAACTGCAGACGGTTCTATTGGGATGAGAACAGTTACAGGAACCGCAGGAAGAATTAGTGTTGTTGATGGCAATGGAGTTTTAGGTAATCCAACACTAGATTTAATTAATACTACAGTTGTTGCTGGTGACTATAATACTGAAAGTCTCACATCTGTAGGTACAGGCACACAAACAGTAAATACAACCAAATTTACTGTTGATCAGTGGGGAAGACTTACTGCAGCTTTAACAGTCCCTATCGCAACTGCAGTATCAGGAACAACTGCATCTGCATGGTCTGTTTCTACTGCATATTCAAGAGGAGATAAAGTAGTTAATGGTGGAAGACTATATCAAGCTGTTGCTGCAATTACTGGTGGAACTCAACCTACGCATACTAGTGGAACAACAGGTTCATGGGAATTTATTGCTTCCTCAGTAACTCCACAGAAAGGATTAGCATCATTCGATCAAGAAGATTTTGGAGTTACTGCTGCTGGTCATGTTACGATTGCCACTGGTGGTGTTGATAACACACAACTTCAGAATTCTAGAATTACATTTAATGATGGCACTACATCAACAAATTATGACCTAGATCAAATTAATACATACAATGGTTTTAGAACTATTTCAGAACTGAAAGTTAATTCTGGTGGTTCTAGAATGTTTGAGGTTGGCGGCACTAACGCCAAAATGTCAGTTGATACTCCATCTGAGTTTAGTCAAAATATTACCTTTATTAAGAGTGGTGGATTGACTGTAGGATCTGCAGAAAATATTACACTAAGTCTATCTGGTAATAATGCTGCAAACAGAACTCTTGCAATTACCTCAACTAACTCTGGTGCAGGAAATGCATTATTAAATATTACTGCTGACGAAGAAATTACTATTGGATCAACCAATAGTTATGTAACTTTAGAAAGTATTCGCTTTGCAGCAAATACTTTAAGTGCAACTGGAGATATTATTCTTGATCCTAATCAAGATAATAGCACTGCAGGAACTCTAACTGTTAAAGGAAGTGTTGGAGTAGATAATGCACTTTCAGTAACAGGAGTTACTAATTTATTCAATGATGTTGCTATCAATACAAATAAATTTAATATTACTGCTGCTAGTGGAAATACTGATATTGCTGGAATTTTAGATTTAACTGGCAACTTTAATATCAATACAAATAAATTTAACGTTATTGCTGCATCAGGTAACACAACAATTGCAGGAACTTTAGGTGTTACTGGTGTTACAACATTAACAAATAATTTAATTGCCGAGGCCAATTCAACTTTAGGTAATGCATCATCTGATACCTTAACTGTTAATGCCACCTCAACATTTAATGCTCCTGTAACTTTAGCAGCAAGTCAAAACTTAACTGTAGGTGGAGACTTAATAGTTACTGGCAATACTACTTTAAATGGAGCAAGTGGAACTATTAATGCTACAACCTTAACAATTGATGACCCCATTATTACTATTAATGGTGATACAGCACCAACTTCAAATGATAATAAAGATCGCGGTGTTCAATTTAGATACTATGATACTCAAGCACGTTTAGGGTTCTTTGGATGGAACACAGATCTATCAAAGTATGTATTCTTAAGTGCAGTTACAAATACATCTGAGGTTGTTTCTGGAACTGATGCTGGTATCATTGCTGGTAACTTAACTTTAACTGGAGCAGGAACTGCATTAATTGTTAATAACAACGCCACAATCACTGGTACTCTAGGTGTAACTAGTACATCAACATTTACTGGTGGAGTTACGCTAAATGGTGCAACTCAAGTCAATAATACTTTAGGAGTAACTGGAGTAACTTCCATCACTAATGCTACTGCAGCAAGCACTACTCCATCATCCTATACTGCTGCAGGTGCTTTAAGAGTAACAGGTGGTTCATCTTTTGGAGAAAATGTATTAATTGCTGGAACTTTAAAAGTTTATGGTGATATTGATGTTGCTGGTGCTCAGTCATATAGTGGTTCTGCTTCCTTTAAAGGAAACATTAGTGCAAGTACTATTTTCCAAAGAGATGCAGATAGCAACGGTGATACAGATGTAGCACTACGTTCGTATGGTGGTCTTGTAGTTGATAAGAGAAGTATTTTTACTGGAAATGTTTATGTTAATCCAACCTCAGGATTAACCAGTCCTAAATTCTTTGTTGAAGCTTCTTCTGGAAACACTACAGTTGCAGGAACATTAGGAGTAACAGGAGTAACTACTTTATCTGGAAACCTAGTTGCTAATGCTAATACCACTTTAGGTGATGCATCATCTGATACCTTAACTGTTAATGCTACTTCAACATTCAATGCTCCTATAACCTTAGCAGCAAGTCAAAACTTAACTGTAGGTGGTGATCTAACAGTTACTGGTAACGTCACCGTTAATGGCACTACAACAACTGTAAATTCGACAACAGTTACAGTTGATGATAAAAATATTGAACTTGGTAGTGTAGCTTCTCCAACAGATTCCACAGCTGACGGTGGAGGAATCACACTTCGCGGGGCGACGGATAAAACTATTACATATACAAACTCAACAACTTCTTGGGACTTCAATCAACACGTTAATATTGTCAATAGTAGAGGTTTATTTGTAGGTAACACTCAAGTAATTAGTTCTGCTAGAGCACTTACTAATATCACGGCAATTACAACTTCAGGTCAATTAACTTCAACTGTAACAACTGGAACTGCTCCATTTGTTGTTGCTTCTACCACAAGGGTAAACAATTTAAATGCAAACTTCCTAAATGGTCTTGATACAGCATCAAATAATGTTGTTAGTACTGTTGTGGTGCGCGATTCTTCTGGAAACTTTAGTGCTGGGACTATCACTGCTGCACTCTCAGGAAACGCAACAACTGCGTCAACATGGCAGACTGCTAGAACTCTTTCTTTAGGTGGCGATTTAAGTGGAAGTGTTTCAGTTAATGGTGGATCAGATGTAACATTAACAGCATCGATTGTAGACACGGATTTAGTAGCACTAAGAGACTTAACAACTACTGGTATTATTGTTCGAACTGGATCTGGAACTGCAGTAACTAGACAAGTAGATGTTACTGCTGGATCTGGACTAACAGTTAGTAATGCAACTGGAGTTGCTGGAAATGTTACTCTAGGTACAAATGCAACTTCTGCAAATACAGCATCAACTCTTGTACTGAGAAATGCATCTGGTAATTTTACAGCAGGAACTATTACTGCTTCATTGAGTGGAACAGCAACTAATGCTACAAATACCACAATTACTGATGATAATGCAACTAACAGTACTCATTATCTAACCTTCGTAACGGCAAATACTGGAGACCTTCCATCAAAAGTTTCCAGCACAAAGTTAACATATAATCCTTCTACAGGTACACTTTCTTCAACAACGTTCTCTGGAGCATTATCAGGCAACTCTACAACTGCAACTACACTTCAAACTTCTAGAAACTTCAGTATCACTGGTGATGTAACAGCATCAGCGGTATCATTCAATGGTGGTGCAAACGTTGCACTAGCAACTACTCTTTCTGCTGGTGTAGTAAGTAATAGTAATATTAGTTCTACTGCAGCAATTGCAGTATCAAAACTTGCTGCTAATACAATCTCTGGGGTAACATTAGGTAATAACTTAAATACTTTAACATTTGGAACTTATCTCACAGGAACTTCATATAATGGATCTTCTGCAGTAACTATTGCAACTAATGCAACTTCATCAAATACTGCATCAACTCTAGTAGCACGCGATGCTTCTGGTAATTTTACAGCAGGAACAATTACTGCAGCATTAACTGGTAATGCTTCTACTGCTACCACATTACAAAATACAAGAACCATTGCGCTTTCTGGAGATGCAACAGGTTCTGCTAACTTTAATGGTAGTGCTAATGCAACAATATCAACTACTCTAGCAAATAGTGGAGTAACTGCTGGAACTTATACAAAAGTTACTGTAGATGCTAAGGGTAGAGCAACAAGTGGTACTACTTTATCTGCTGCAGATATTCCAAGTGTCACTTTATCTAAAATTAGTGATTATATTAGTGATATGCAGAATAAGATGAATTCTGTATATGATCAATTTGAAGCTTTATTGAATAATCTTGATTCTACAACTGGAATGAAGATTAATATTACTGCGATTGGTGCCAAGGCAACTTCAAGCATCAGTGGACCAGTAAACAGTGTTTCTTTAGGATCTGGCGGTTCTGGATACACTTCAGCACCTTCAGTTTCCTTTAGTGGTGGAGGAGGATCTGGAGCATCTGCTACAGCATCTGTATTCGTATATGTTAACACTGTATCCGTAACTGGTGGCGGTTCTGGATACACTTCAGCACCTTCAGTTGGATTTACTGGTGGAGGTGGAACAGGTGCTACTGCAACGTCTACTCTATCTAGTACAGGTGCAGTTAAGAGTGTTACTGTGACTGCTGGTGGTTCTGGATATACAACTGCACCTTCAGTTTCATTCAGTATTGGTACTGGTGCTACAGCAACTGCTAACTTAGCTTCTAGTGGTTCTGTTAAGACAATTGCAGTAACTAATGGTGGAGCAGGATATGCTCCAAGTTCCACACTGCCAGTCACATTTAGTGGCGGTGGCGGTGGATCTGGTGCTGTTGCTACAGCAACAACTGATGCAAGTGGTATAATTACTGCTATCACAGTAAGTGCAGGTGGTTCAGGTTATACACTTCCTCCAACAGTTAGTGTTGCAGGGGGCGCTGGATTAGTTGCTACTGTAACTTTAGGATATGCTATTGCAAGTATTACTGTTAATAGTGGTGGTTCTGGTTATACTAACGCAACTGTAGTATCAATCACTGGAGACGGTTCAAGTGCTACGGCTAGTGCAACTATTGGTTATAATGTCTCTTCCGTTACTGTTACCGCTGGAGGTTCTGGATATACTTCTGCTCCTGCTGTTTCCTTTAGTGGTGGAGGTGGAACAGGTGCTACTGCAACCTCGACAATTACAGGATATGTTTCAAATATAACATTGACTGGCGGCGGGTCTGGATACACTTCTGCACCTTCAGTTTCCTTTAGTGGAGGCGGTGGGTCTGCTGCCGCTGCATCTTCAACAATTAGTATGGGTGTTACTGGATATAACGTTACTGCTGGAGGTTCTGGTTATACATCAGCGCCTACCGTAACATTCACTGGAGGCGGTGGATCAGGGGCAGCTGCTACTGCAGTTCTCAGTAGTGGAGTTGTAACAAGTTTAGTTATTACTAGTTCTGGTTCAGATTATACTTCAGCGCCAACTATTTCATTCAGCGGTGGTGGGGGATCAGGAACATATACTAATGGTTCAACTGTAACTGGATCTACTAGTGGTGCTACAGCAACAATTACTGCATATGATTCAGTCAATACTCCAGCAGTTATTAGTGTAAATGCGATTAGTGGAGTATTTTTACGAGGTGAAACTTTAACGAGTGGAGCAGTAAATTATCCAATTAGCAGTACAAATGCATTTGATGCAGTATAAGAGGTAACGAAAAATGTCAACGAATAGACCAGCTAGCAGAGCAGAATTAAAAGCTTGGTGTTTGCGTAGATTGGGAGCACCAGTACTAGAAATTAATGTTGCCGATGATCAACTAGAAGATCTTATTGATATGGCATTGCAATATTTTTGGCAATTTCATGGAGATGGATCTGAAAGAATGATGCTAAAAACTCAGTTCACTCAGGAAATGAGAGATGCTGCAAAAACTGCAACCAACATTACTGGAACTGATTTTTCAACACAAAATACATACATTGAAGTACCAGATTATATTTTAGGAATTAATGATGTTCATACTCAATTGAGTACTGCAAATGCTGTACCTGCAAACATTTTTAATATTAAATATCAAATTTTCTTAAATGATATCTATGCCTTTACCTCGGCACAAGTTTTACATTATTATATGGTAAAGAGTTACTTAGAGACTTTAGATTTTGTTACTAATGCTAGTATGTGGAAGAGAACTAGATTTAATGTTCATGATAGAAAATTATATTTGGACATCAACTGGGATGAAATTGGAGTAGGAGATTATATTTTAGTTGACTGTTACAGGGCATTAAATCCTGCAGATGTTTCTGATGCTTGGAATAATCTTTGGTTAAAAGAATATACCACTGCATTATTTAAAAAGCAGTGGGGTCAGAACTTAACCAAATACAACAACGTTCAACTTCCAGGTGGCGTCACCTTAAATGGAGATAAAATATTCCAAGATGCATTAATTGAAATTGAAAAGTTGGAAGAGAAGTTAAGAACGACATACGAACTTCCACCATTAGATATGATAGGTTAAGAATATGCCAAGAAATCCATACTTCAATAATACTGGAATTACTATGGGGTCTTCTGGGGAGCAGAACCTCATAGAAAGTCTAGTCGTAGAACAAATTAAAATGTTTGGTATGGAAGTATATTACATACCAAGAACTTTAGCAAATTATGATTCTTTATTTGGTGAAGATGCTATGTCAACATTTTCATCCTCATACCAAATTGAAGCATTTTTTCCTAATGCTCAAGGATTAGAAGGAGAAGGAAATTTATATACAAAATTTGGAATTCGTATTGCTGAGCAGACAACTTTTGTTATCGCAAGAAAAAGATTTAAAGATTTGGTTGATGATAATGCAACATTAATTGCAGAGGGTAGACCAAATGAAGGTGACTTAATCTACATGCCATTGTCTAACGATATTTTTGAAATTAAATTTGTTGATCACCAATCCCCATTTTATCCATTAGGTAAAGGATATGTATGGGAATTGAGATGTGAACTATTTGAATATAGTGATGAAACTCTTGATACTGGAATTACTGAGGTTGATGAAGTTGAAGATGAATCTGCTTATAGTTTAAGTCTAAATATGTCAGCAGGCGGAACTGGAACTTTTGTTGCTGGTCAGACTGTAACTGGTCAGACTAGTCAGGCACAAGGAGTTGTTGTTTCTTGGAATCCAACTACAAGAAAACTTGTACTTAGAGATCTTACTGGCACATTTAAAGATAATGAAGCAGTTAAAAACGCAGACAACACTGCAAACTGGACTATAACAATTCTAGATAGTTATGCTATGGATAGTTTTGAAGGTGCAATGAATAAATATTTTGAGACTAAGGGAAATCTGATTTTAGATTTTTCGGAGAAAAATCCCTTTGGGGAAATTGGAAACATGGGAGATAAGTTCTAATGTTAGGACAGTATTTTTATCACGAATTAACTAAGAAGACCATTGTTGGTTTTGGTACTCTTTTCAACAATATACAATTGAGAAGAACGTCAAATAGCAAAACAGAGGTAATGAAAGTTCCTCTTGCATATGGTCCAAAGCAAAAATTCCTAGCAAGAATTCTAGAGCAACCTGATATTACTGCACAAAAAATTCAAATTACTCTTCCAAGAATTTCTTTTGAAATGACTGGACTTGCATATGATGGCAGCAGAAAAGTTTCTCCAACTCAAGCAATTAAAGTTGTTGATGCAAATAATAAACAGAAGCATCAATACATGCCTGTTCCATATAATCTATCATTTGAACTAGGTATCATTGCAAAAAATCAAGATGATGCCTTACAAATCTTAGAACAAATTTTACCACATTTTCAACCTCATTACAACTTGACTGTTAAGATGGTTCCTAACAGTGATGAAACTAAAGATATTCCTGTTGTTTTAGAGAATGTATCCTATGAAGATAACTATGAGGGTGATTTCACAGAAAGGAGAACCATAGTTTATACATTGTCATTTAATGTTAAAACTTATTATTATGGTCCAATCAGAACAGAAGATGAAGACTTCAAGACTATTCGTAAGGCACAAGTTGATTACTATACATCGACAGATGTTACTAACGCAACTAGAGAAGTTAGATATACAGTTCAACCTGATCCACTATCAGCAAACGCAGATGATAATTTTGGATTTGATGAACTGTATTCAGATTTCACTGATGCACAAAATTGGAATCCTGTAACTGGAGAAGATGAACCCGTATGAGTACCTTTGATGAATTGAATAAAGTTTTTGATATTTCTTCAGATATTGAAAGCACTGAACCAACAGTTGAGGAAGACCCAACTCCTCTATCTCAAAAAAAGCCAGAGATACAGAGAGATTATGAACATAGTAGAAATAATCTTTATGACCTAATTGAAAAAGGACAGAGAGCTATTGAAGGTGCATTGGATGTTGCTCAAAGTACTGATCATCCTAGAGCATATGAGGTTGCTGGCAATTTAATTAAACAAGTTGCAGATGTGACTGATAAACTTGTTGATCTTCAAAAGAAAATGAAAGATATTGATGAAAAGCCAAGAAGTGGACCAACAAATGTAACCAATGCATTATTTGTTGGATCTACTACTGAACTATCAAAATTAATCAAACAGCAAAAGCAAACCTTAGATAAATAAAAATAGGAAAGAATATCTTCGGAGTTTAACATGTCCGTTTTAAATGTATTGAATACTAATAGTATCTCTGCAACTCAATCAGAATATCAGATTGTCAATACTGGTATTTACAGAGTGAGTGCTACTTCAGCATCAACCGTTCAATTTAATGCTGGTCCTGCAATTCAAATTTTGGCAGGTGAATCTGTTTTGCTTAAGGGATCAACCCCTGGAAGGGCAGCTATTACTGCAGCAACTGATTCTACCACTGCAGTATATACCTTTGGTGATCGCAATTCGGGAATAACAGGAGATACACATCCTTTCAGTGTTAATGATTATATTGCAATTATTGATGCTGCTGGCGTAATTGATGATGCATTTGAGTCTGCCGATACTGCAGGCAAAAAGATTACTGCTGCTACTGGAATGACTATCACTACTGATATTAACTCATCAGCGGCAACTGGTAATTATACTTATACTGGATCTGGCGCTCAAGCATATGCACATAGATGCGTTAAGATTACTGCTGGTGCTGCAAATATTGTTGTAGAAGAAGTACAAATTGTTGGAGGCTGATATGAAGTCTTACAAACAATTTTTATCTGAATCTATTAATATTGCTGGAGACTTCAACGGTACTCTGCACGTCCATTCTGATGGAAAGAATGCAGAACCAGTTGGAGAAACTTATAGCGCAGATATTATCTACAACGGCGAGTTATTCAGAATAGAAATAATTTCTGAAGATGGAATTCCCAATCATGGTGATTTGACATGGATGCTACAGCAAGATTACCCTGGAGCAATGGTTCAACAAATTTATCCTCCATATAAACCAAGAGTAAATATTACTAAATCAAATAAAGTTAATATTGATACATCTGCACATAAGTATGGAGCATTCTGATAATGGCTCAGTGGAATAAGAGTACACAGGATTTTCTAAATCAAGAAAGATCTCTGTTTGAGGTTGTCAATATTGCCGACCACTGGGGTGAGCAATCGGATTGGAGACCTCAATTTACTTCAAAGAGTAGATTTAAAACATCTCCATACCAAACAGTATTCTTCAACACTTTCCAGTTTGGAAAGGAAACTGATGTCTGGGATGAAGCAACTACGGGCGCTGGTGCTGCTATCCATAACCCAAATGCAGCAAACATTATCATGTCTGTTGGTGGAACTGCTGGGGATAAGGTCATCAGACAGACCAGAACAGTAATGAGATATATTCCAGGTAGAGCATCACAGTGCTCATTTGGTATTCGTTTGGAAGCACCAGTAGCAGGTATTCGCAGAAGGTTTGGTATATTCAACGATACTGATGGTGTCTTCTTTGAAGATGGTGGAGATGGAAATTATTATTGCGTTATTCGTAGTAAAGCATCTGGTAGTGTTGTAGAGAGACGAGTTGCTAGAGAAGATTGGAATGGTGATAAGTTAGATGGTAATGGTCCTAGTCAAATCGTAGCAGACCCAGACGCACAACACCTAATCAATATTGACTATGAATGGTATGGTGCTGGTCAAGTCATTTTCAGTTATACGATTGACGGTGAAACTCACGTCATTCATAAATTCAATAATGCTAACGTTATTAATTATGTCTGGTGTGCTACTCCTTTCCTGCCAATCCGCTTAGAACTTGAGAACGTAGGCGGTGCTGCTGGAACACACTATCTCTATCAAGGTTCCAATTCTCTTATTCAAGAAGGAGAACCAGAGAAACTAGGACAACTTGTAAGTCGTAGTAATGCTATTGCTGGCACCACGATGGCATCTGCAAACACATATTATCCAGTAATCAGTATTAGATTGAAACCAACGGCACTTCAAGGTGTTGCTTTGCCTAGATCACTTCAGGTAGCAACTAACGATAATACTAATGTGTTTTGGAGATTGGTAGAGAATGCAACCCTGACTGGAGCAAATTGGACCAATCCTTCTGATCCTAATATCATTACTCAATATGATATTAGTGCTACTGCTTATACAGGTGGCACTAATATTCTTGGTGGTTTTACGATTGGTGGTGGTTCAAGTTTGATCGAGCTTGATATAAAAGCATCTCTGCAAATTGGCAGAAGTGGTTTGGGAACTGTAAGTGATACTTACACTCTTGTTTGTGCTTCACCAAATACCAACAAAGCAGCACTAGCAGTGTTGAACTGGTTAGAGCAAAGATAAATAGTACATAGAAGAATAGTTACCATGGCAAAGAAGAGAGTACCTACCGAACAGGAAATTGCTAAAAAGCATGGTGTTGATGTTGATTACGTCATTCGTCAGGCAGAAATCGGTTCTACTGTCGAACGTGAGCATGTAACTGATCACAAAGCAGCATACGGTATTGCTCTTCAACATATTGCAGAATTCCCCGATTACTACAAGCACTTACTAGGTATGGAAAAACAACTCAAAAAAGAATGGAAAAAGAAAGATCCCATCAAAGAAAACGTATCTAGTGGTAATGCACGTAGAGCACGAATGGGTGGAATTCAATCCAGACCAACTGGACCAATCAGTAATTCTGAAGTTGCTAAATCTCAGTCTGATGCAAAGGCAAAATTCGCAGAAAGAGTGAAAGCAGCTGGAGATGCAGCACATAAAGCAGCATCGGAAAAAGGAATGAGCCCATCCGAAGCAGAGATGCGTAGGAAGGCAGCAGAGAGAAAAGCATCAAAATTGAAAGAGAACCATATTGCAATCAATAATGGTACTGAAAAAGATGATGAAGGTGCGATGGCACTTGGACAACTTGATGAGATCGAACTCTACATCAAGATGCTCAGAGAAACAATCAAGTCTCCAGACTATCAACTTCCTGGTTGGGTTCAGGCAAAACTAGCACTTGCAGTTCATAATCTAAATGCTGCTGCAATGTATCTCAGAAGCAACCATGAAGAAGAATTTGAACTGAAATCTTTTGGTGATTACATTGAAGAAGTTGCAGCATGGCAACGTTCAGAAGGTAAGAACAAAAATGGAGGACTTAACGAAAAAGGACGTAAATCTTATGAGGATGACAATCCTGGAAGCGACCTTAAAGCACCTTCAAAGAAGGTTGGAAATCCCCGCAGGGCGTCGTTTTGTGCTCGAATGAGAGGTATGAAAGATAAGCTAACTTCTAAGGAAACTGCGAATGACCCAAATTCACGCATAAATAAGTCGTTACGTGCGTGGAACTGCTAATGTCTAAGTCACCCAACAAAGGAAAGAAAGGTACTGCTGGAGGTCAAAAGAACTCTAAACAAAATCAGGGAAACGCAACTGCTAAGAAAGCAAAGAACGGCGGAAAGAAAAAATAATTTGATATGAACGACTTTCCCTGGGGAGTATTCATAATTCTTTGTTGTGGTCTTTTATTCACTTTATATGTCATCTACTATATATTAAGGATGGCTAACGAAGAGATGAAAGACAATGACAGACATTAAAGATCCTTATATCTACCGCATCAAATCAGTTCTAAAGGTAGTAGATGGAGACACTATTGATGCTGATATTGACTTGGGTTTTGACATCAGCCTCACTAAGCGCATTAGGTTGGCTGGTGTGGATACTCCTGAAAGTCGCACAGCAGATACAAACGAAAAGAAATACGGTCTCGAATCGAAAGAATGGCTCAAGCACAGATTAGAAGATGCTAAAGATATTATCATCAAGACCGAACTTCCAGACAGCACAGAGAAGTATGGTCGCATCATCGGACATCTGTTTATCAACAGTGAAGTAACATCTCTCAATAACCAAATGATTGCTGAAGGATATGCATGGGAATATGATGGGGGAACTAAGAAAAAAGATTTTTCAGTGTTGGATTCAAAACGCAAAAAGTAATATTGGTAGCTGACAGATACAATATCCACCTATATAATAAGTTCACCAATTCTGGTAGGACTTTTAATGGATACTAAAACATGCCCTAAATGTGGGGCTTGCTGGATCGGAGGGCAACATTTCTGGTCTGGTACGGGGAAAGAAGGGGATCCCCATGATCTTGCAGGATTAGTCTGCAATAGGTTTGGAGATGATACTTGTATCAATCCATGTAGAGGATCAACTAGCGGGACTACCTGGCAAGATAGATTAGGTACTATGAATGCTCTAGAAAAAGATTTAAAGAAAGTAAATGGATAGATAGTATAGAATTATTAATTTTATGCGTCCTGACGATATTTACTTAGGTAATCCTAATTTAAAGAAAGCAAATGTTCCTATTGAATTTACAGAGGAACAGGTGCAAGAATTTATGACTTGCCAAAATGATCCAATATATTTTATTAAAAAATATATTAAAATTGTCTCATTGGATGAGGGATTAGTTCCATTTGATATGTACCCATTTCAAGAAGAAATGGTTACTAAATTTAATAAACATCGTTTTAATATTTGTAAGTTACCAAGACAGTCAGGAAAATCTACAATTGTAACTTCTTACCTACTATGGTATTCTCTTTTTTATGATAATGTAAATATTGCTATCTTAGCAAACAAAGCAGCTACTGCTAGAGAGATGCTAGGACGTTTACAGTTATCTTATGAAAATTTGCCGAAATGGTTACAGCAAGGAATTGTTTCTTGGAATAAAGGATCCGTTGAATTAGAAAATGGATCTAAAATTCTTGCTGCTTCAACATCAGCATCTGCTGTCCGAGGAATGTCATTCAACATTATTTTCTTGGACGAATTTGCATTCGTTCCATCAAATATTGCAGAACAATTTTTCAGTTCAGTATATCCTACAATCTCATCTGGTAAATCAACCAAAGTAATTATTATTTCTACCCCACATGGTATGAATATGTTCTATAAACTTTGGCATGATGCTGAAAGAGGTAAGAATGAATATGTAAATACTGAAGTTCATTGGAGTGAAGTCCCAGGTAGAGATGCTGCTTGGAAAGAACAAACAATTAAAAATACTTCAGAGCAACAGTTTAGAGTTGAGTTTGAATGTGAATTCCTTGGATCTGTTGATACACTAATTTCTGCATCTAAGCTTAGATTGATGGTATATGAGGATCCTGTAGTTTCTAATGCAGGATTGGATGTGTATCAACATTCCATAGAAGATAGACAATACATGATTACGGTGGATGTGTCAAGAGGTCTATCAAATGATTACAGTGCATTTACTGTTATTGATATTACAGATATACCTTATCGTGTTGTAGCAAAATATAAGAACAATGAAATTAAACCAATTTTATTTCCAAGCATAATTCATAAAACAGCATTAAATTATAATAAAGCATATATTCTTGTAGAAGTAAATGATATTGGTGGGCAAGTGGCGGATATCTTACAATATGAATTGGAGTATGAGAATTTATTGATGTGTTCTATGAGAGGTAGAGCAGGACAAATTGTTGGATCGGGATTTAGTGGTAAGAAAGCAACTTTAGGAGTTCGCATGACAACTGCGGTCAAAAAATATGGTTGCTCAAATTTAAAAGCACTAATTGAAGAGGATAAATTAATCGTAAATGATTACGATGTAATTAGTGAGCTGACTACATTTATCCAAAAAGGTCAAGGATTTGAAGCAGAAGATGGTTGTAATGACGATTTAGCAATGTGTTTAGTTATCTTTTCTTGGTTGGCAACTCAACCATACTTTAAAGAGATGACCAGTAATGATGTTCGTCAAAGAATTTATGAGGAGCAAAGAGAAGCAATTGAAGCTGACATGTCTCCATTTGGATTTATTGATGATGGATTAACCGATCAACAAACTTTTGTAGATGATGATGGTGAAATTTGGCATGTAGATGAATATGGAGATAGAGCATTTATGTGGGAATATCAGTAATGGATTTATTCAGTCAAATAAATTTAGAACATCTTTTATTTGTTGACCGTCAATGTAGAATTTGTGGTCAAACAAAAAACTTATTAGAAGATTTTTATTTGACTAGAAAAGACAGAGGATCATATCCATCAGCATATTCATATGAGTGCAAAAAATGTACTATTAAAAGAATAACTGTAAGTAGAATCACCACTGCAGTATTTGATAAGTGGGAATATCCTGACTGGTAATATGTTCACGCACTGTTTCCCCATTTGAAATAAATCAATTTATAAATATTACTAGAAACTCAAATGGAAATTTTCTAGGAGTATAAACATGGCAGCATCTCAATCTTCACCAGGAATTGTTATTCAGGAGAGGGACTTTACTACGGTAACTAATGTCTCAACTCCTAGTGTTGGAGTTATTGCTGGACCTTTTGAAAGAGGTCCAATTAACGAAGTAGTAACAATCACATCTGAAAAAAATCTTTTGGCAACTTTTGGTAAACCAAACAATTTTAATTATGGATATTGGTTCGTAGCAGCTCAGTTTCTCAACTATGGAGGAACACTAAAAGTTATCAGAACAAATAATACACTTTATAAAACTGCTGCAAACTATAGTAACACTTCATATACTTCAATTCAAAATTTCCAATACTATGAGACAAACGTTGAAACTTCTAACTCAAATAATTTCAACTTTGCTGCTAGAACTCCTGGTGTTTGGGGTAACAGTTTAAGAGTATATGCAACTGATGCAGGTCCTGATCAAGTATTACTTCTTTCAACACCAACAGGTCAAGGTGCTGTTGAGTGGGATTTTGGAGCATCTCCAAGTGGAGATTTAGTTGGAGTTGGATCTGGAGCACAAGGAAAAGTATACAACTATTCCATCGTTTTAGATTTAAATCCTGTTACCGTAACCGCACCACTTACTCCAGGAGCGGCAACTATTGGAGCATTGACTGTCAACATTGTTGCATATGATCCTATCTCAAAGAGATTAGAAATTACTAGACCATCTGGAAGCGCAATTTCTGGAGTTATTGGTGCAACTGGAACAATTACACAAGGATCTATTACTGCTAACTATACTGCAGTTAGAAGAAGACTTACTGTACATGTTCTACCAACATCACCAACAGAATTCGCTGCTGCAGACACTATTCTAGATGCTTCATCCACAGTTGTAACAATCTCTTCTGTTGATCGTGAATATGATACCAGAGAAGTAGTTCCAGGTCTTAAGTGGATCAGTCTTGCAGGTCGCCCTGGTACTTCACAGTTTGCAGCTGCAAAAGGTGGACGTAATGATGAACTTCATGTAGTAGTTCTTGATGGTGATGGAAAAATTACAGGTACACCAAATACACTCTTAGAAAAGTGGACTTATGTATCCAAAGCTTCTGATTCTAAATCAACTCAAGGTGAAAATAATTACTACAAAGATGTATTAAAAAATAATTCAAAATATATCTATTGGGGTAAGCATCTAACTTCTTCTGATTTATTTGATGTAGATGCAGACTCTGGTGCATGGGGTCAGAGTGCAGTTAACGTTAAATTTGATTTAATTAAAGCGGCAGCGGCATATAAAGTTGAACCAGAATCAGCAAATTCTTCATTGGTCATTAATACCTTAAGAGGTCCTTCTATTAAATTTACTTTAGGAAATGGTGCTGAACCAGCACAAGCAAGTGAATTAACAAATCAAAACTTTGCAGATGCTTACAATTTAGTTGCTGATCCTGAAGTTTGGCAGATTGATTACTTATTGATGGGTCCAAGTGCAGCTGATCTTCCAGCAACACTTGCTAAAGCAAATATGATTATTGATATTGTTAATACAAGAAAAGATTGTATGGCGTTCATTTCTCCATTCTCGGGAGATGTACTTGGTAAAGTTGATGGTGAAATGATCACTAGAGATATGATCAAATTCTTCGATCAATTGCCAAGCAATTCTTATGTAGTATTTGATACTGGTTATAAGTACATCTACGATAAGTATAATGATACTTACAGATATATTGCTTGCAATGGAGATGTAGCTGGTCTTTGTGTACAGACTACCGAAACAGCCGATGCTTGGTTCTCACCTGCAGGTTTCCAAAGAGGTGGTCTAAGGAATGCAATCAAACTTGCATATTCACCAAACAAAGAACAAAGAGATAGATTGTACTCTTCAAGAGTTAATCCAATCGTTGCTTTCCCAGGTCAAGGTATCGTCCTATTTGGTGATAAAACTGCGCTCGGTTATCAGTCAGCATTTGACAGAATTAACGTTCGCCGTCTATTCCTAATTCTAGAAAGAACTATTGGGGCAGCTGCTAAGCAACAACTATTCCAACAAAATGATGCAACAACTCGTTCGACCTTTAGAAATATTGTTGAACCTTATCTTCGTGATGTTCAAGGTAGAAGAGGTGTTTATGACTTCCTAGTTAAGTGCGATGATGAAAATAATCCTCCTGATGCAGTTGATAGAGGAGAGTTCTATGCTGAAATTTATGTCAAGCCAACAAGAACAATCAACTACATTACCCTAACATTCATTGCAACCAGAACTGGAATTGCATTTGAAGAAGTTGCTTCGTAATTAACCAAATAAATTTAACGGGAGACAAAAACCATGGCAAGATCCACAATCGATACCTTTAAGTCTTCAGTCATTACTGACTTTGCAAGACCTAATCTATTCCAAGTAGACATTGATTTTCCAGCAGTTCTTAATGGTGTTGGAGATGATGTTAAAAAACTAGGTGCTTTTCTAGTTAAAGCAGCAAATTTACCAGCATCACAACTTGGTGTTGTAGAGGTTCCTTTTAGAGGACGTACTCTTAAGATTGCAGGCGACAGAACATTTGAAGCATGGACAATTACAGTTTTCAATGATACTAACTTTGTTCTAAGAAATTCATTTGAAGCATGGGTTGAAGCAATCCAAGCAAATAATGAAAACTATTCATCTATTGCTGGGTTGGGTGCTTCATCAGCAACTACTGGTGCAACTGGATCATCAAATGTAAACTCAGGTTACTTCAAAAACATGAGTGTTACTCAACTAGATCGCCAAGGAAATGCAAAAGCAACATATCAGTTTGTAAATGTATTCCCAACAAATGTAAGTGCAATTGATCTAGATTTTGGTAGCAATGATGCTATTGAAGAGTTTACAGTTGAACTTCAAGTTCAATACTGGAATAAAGTTGGTGTACCATCAACAAACAATAATCTTCAGATCTGATGGTATTATAAATAATTCTGAGGAATTAGGTTTATTATAGTATGTCAAATTTGTTTGGTTACTCTATTGAAAGAGCAAAGAAGGTTCCTAAGGGACCTTCTTTCGTTCAAAAGGACAATCAAGACGGAGCAACTCCTATCGTTGCTGGCGGTTACTTTGGTCAGTATGTAGATATTGATGGAACTGTCAAAAACGAATGGGAGTTGATTACTCGTTATAGAGACATGGCTGTTCAACCTGAAGTTGATGAAGCAGTAGATGATATTGTAAACGAAAGTATTTGCGGTGGGTTAGATGATGTTCCTGTCAGTATTGAATTATCTAATTTAAACGCATCGGATAAAATTAAAAAATTAATTAGAGAAGAATTCCAACATGTATTAGAATTGTTGGATTTTGAAAATAGAGCATATGACCTTTTCCGTCGTTGGTATATTGATGGAAGATTATTTTTCCATAAAGTAATTGATCCATCTAAACCTGGAGAAGGAATTATTGAACTTCGCTATATTGATCCAAGAAAGATTAGAAAAGTTATAGAAATTGATAACAAACCAAATATTCCTACGGTTGATCCATCAGAAGTTTTTACGCAAAAAACTGTAGAATATTATATTTACAATACCAAAGGAGTTAGAGGTTCAGATAGCAGTGGAATTAAGATTGCTCCTGATGCAATTTGCTATGTACCATCTGGTATTTTGGAACTCAACAAAAACATGGTTATCAGTCATTTGCATAAGGCAATCAAATCTGTTAACCAACTTCGCATGATTGAAGATAGTCTTGTTATCTATAGATTATCTCGTGCTCCAGAACGTAGAATTTTCTACATCGATGTAGGTAATCTTCCAAAGGTAAAGGCAGAGCAATACCTCCGCGATGTAATGTCTCGTTACAGAAATAAACTTGTGTATGATGCATCAACTGGAGAAATTCGTGATGATCGTAAGTTCATGAGTATGCTTGAAGATTTCTGGTTACCTCGCCGCGAAGGTGGTAGAGGAACTGAGATCACTACACTTCCTGGTGGTCAAAATCTTGGAGAACTAGAGGATATTAAATATTTCCAAAGAAAATTATATAAGTCTCTCAACGTTCCAGATTCTAGATTAGAAAGTGAACAAACTTTTAATATTGGTAGATCAGCAGAAATTAGCAGAGATGAAATTAAATTTCAAAAATTTATTAACCGTTTGCGTAAAAAATTCTCTGAATTATTCCATGATATTTTAAAAACTCAACTATTACTCAAAGGAATTATTTCTCTTGAAGATTGGGAAGCAATTAAAAACCATATTCAATATGATTTCATTGCAGATAACTATTTCAATGAATTAAAAGAAAGCGAAATTATGAATGATCGTTTAGCACTTCTTGGTGCTATGGATCCTTATGTTGGTAGATATTTCTCAATGGAATATATTAAGAGACAAGTATTGAGACAAACCGATACTGAAATTGAAGAAATTCAAGGTCAGATTGAAACTGAAATTGCTGATGGGAAAATCATGGATCCAATGGCAATGGATGCAGGTATGGGAATGCCTGGAATGGATCCAATGGCAATGGGCGCACAAGATCCAAATGCTATGGCACAAGCAGCACCACCAGCAGAACCTGCTCAACCATCTTCTGCAGAATTGAAAAAAGCAGAATTCTAAATAGTATTATTAAAAAGGAGTTTTTATGACCAGTCAAATTGCATTTGATATTGTAGATAAAATTTTTGCTGATGTAAGCAATTCTGATATTGTTGATGATATTAAAGTGGGATTTCAACAACATGCAGTTGATTTGATTGATGCAAGAAAAACTGTTGTTGCGAATGAAATTGCAAATCAATTAGCAGGAGAAGGAGAATGAAATTAATTAGCGAACAAATTGAAGAGGTAAAAGTTTTAACCGAAGAAAAGAACGGAAAAAAACATCTATATATTGAAGGCGTCTTCTTACAAGGAAATCTTGCTAATCGTAATAGAAGATATTATGATGTAGATATTCTTGATAGAGAAGTTGCTAAATATAATAACACTTTTGTTGAGAACAATAGAGCACTTGGAGAACTCGGTCACCCTGAGGGTCCAACTATTAATTTAGACAGAGTATCTCATAAAATTATTTCTCTCACTAGAGAAGGAAATAATTTTATCGGTAAGGCAAAAATCTTATCAACACCAATGGGCATCATTGCTCAAAATCTTATTGATGAAGGTGTAAAACTCGGTGTTTCTTCGAGAGGCATGGGTTCACTAACTGAAAAAAATGGTATCAATTATGTTGGTGAAGATTTTATGCTTGCCACTGCTGCTGACATTGTAGCAGATCCTTCCGCACCTGACGCATTTGTGAATGGAATTATGGAAGGGAAAGAGTGGATTTGGGATAACGGTCTTATTAAAGAAGTTACTGTTAACAAAATTAAAAAATATTTGGACGAATCTACTCGTCATAATATTGAACAAAGACAATTAAATGCATTTGAAATGTATTTGAAAACTCTTTGAATATAAATAAATATAGAAATTTGAAAAGTTAGGACAAGGAGACTTCCATAATGTCAACACAAATTGAACACGATCTATCAGAAGAACAGGTTGTTACCAGAGGTGCGAAACCTGCTGAAAAATCTGGATTAAGCAACGAAGCTGAAGTTATTGGCGGACCAGACGTTAAGACTACCAAGCCAACTGATAAAGAAAGCACTGGTAAAAAAGTTGCTGCTAAAGTGAGCAAAGCATCCGCTCCTACTACTCATCCTTCTGCAGCATCTGGTAAAGTTGCTGAAGAAACTGAAGGAGATGAAGAAGAAGTTCTTGCTGAAGTAGAAGGTGAAGAAGTTGAAGCTGATGAAGCAGAAGAAACTGTTGAAGAAGCATTCAAAGTTGACGTTGAGGAAGATGTCAATGCTTTAGTTTTTGGTGAAGATCTTTCAGAAGATTTTAAAGAAAAAGCAAAAACGATCTTTGAAGCAGCTCTAACTTCAAAATTATCTGAGCAATATTCAATCATGGAAGCTGCATTTGCAGAAGTTCTTGAAGAGGAAGTTGCTACAATTAAAACAGAATTAGCAGAAAAGGTTGATGGTTATCTCTCATATGTTGCTACCAACTGGTTAGATGAAAATAAACTAGCAGTTGATAGTGGCATTAAAGCAGAAATTGGAGAGAGCATCATCCAAGGTCTAAGAAATCTTTTCCAAGAGCATAATATTGATGTCTCTGAAGAAAAGGTTGATCTTCTAGGTGACGCTGAAACTAGAGTTGAAGCACTAGAAGAGAAACTAAATGAGCAAATTAGTATTAATGTTGAGCTCAACAAACAGTTGGGCAGTTTTGTCAAGAATGGGATTGTGAATGAGATTTCTATGGGTCTTTCTGAGATCCAGAAGGAGAAGCTAGCAGGTCTAGCTGAAGCAGTAGAGTTTCATAACGAAAGTGATTTCCGTACAAAGGTTGAAACTCTCAAGGAAGCATATTTTGCTAAATCAGCTTCCGCAACTCAGGTTGAAGATACTTTAACCGAAAATGTTCAACTAACTGGAAGCATGGACACTTATGTTCGTGCAATCAGTCGTTGGTCAAAGTGAATTACATTAATTCATAAATAATTAAGCCAAAGTTAATTTTTCCAAAAAAGGAGTATAAGCAAATGTTCATGTCAGAGCATCTGCAGGAAAAGTGGGCACCTATTCTTGAGCATAACGATCTTGATCCAATCAAAGATTCTTACAAGAAGGCTGTCACTTCAGTCCTGCTAGAAAACCAAGAGCAATTCCTTCGCCAAGAGCGTGGAATGCTTGCAGAAGCATCACCTACTAACAACACTGGTTCAGGTGCATCATTCGCTGGATTTAGCAGCGGTGCAACTTCAACTGGTCCTGTTGCAGGTTTCGATCCAGTTCTAATCAGCCTAATTCGTCGTTCGATGCCTAAGCTTATTGCTTATGACATCTGCGGTGTTCAGCCAATGACTGGTCCTACTGGTCTAATTTTCGCAATGCGTTCGTCTTACGGTACTAACCGTGACTTCAACGCAGGTGCAACCGAAGCTCTATTCAACGAAGCAGATTCAGACTTCTCGGGTAGAGATGCAGCTGGAACCTCAGGTTTCGGTTCTTCAACCGCTCACAGTGGCACCAACCCTTCAGTTCTTAACGATGCAACCCCTGGTACTTATACCCGTGGTACTGGCATGAGAACTGATGAATCAGAGACCCTAGGTACTGGTTCAAATGCTTTCGCAGAAATGGGCTTCTCGATCGAGAAAGTTACCGTTACTGCAAAGTCACGCGCACTCAAGGCTGAGTACTCGCTAGAACTCGCACAAGACCTCAAGGCAATCCATGGTCTTGATGCTGAGACTGAACTAGCAAACATTCTCTCAACCGAAGTTCTCGCTGAAATCAACCGCGAAGTAGTTCGTACTATCTACACCATCGCTAAGCCTGGTGCTCAGAACAACACTGCTAACGCTGGTATCTTCGACCTCGACGTTGATAGCAACGGTCGTTGGTCAGTTGAGAAGTTCAAGGGTCTACTCTTCCAGATCGAGCGTGATGCTAACGCAATCGGTCAACAGACCCGTCGTGGCAAGGGTAACTTCATCATCTGCTCTGCAGACGTTGCAAGTGCTCTAGCAATGGCAGGAGTTCTCGATTACAACTCACCTCTCAATGGCAAGACCAACGAGATCCCCGATGATACCTCAAGCACCCTTGCAGGTACTATCAACGGTCGCATCAAAGTTTATGTCGATCCTTATTCGGCAAACGTTGCTGCTAACCACTTCTATGTTATGGGTTATAAGGGCACCTCACCTTATGATGCAGGTCTCTTCTATTGCCCATATGTTCCTCTCCAGATGGTTCGTGCCGTTGGTCAGGACACCTTCCAGCCTAAGATTGGCTTCAAGACCCGTTATGGTCTAGTTGCTAACCCATTTGCTGAGGGTCTAACTCAAGGTAACGGTGCTCTCACCGCTAACGCAAACGTATACTACAGACGTGTACAAGTTAAGAACCTAATGTGATCCATTCACAAGGTTACTCAGAGGGTCTTCGGACCCTCTTTTTTTATGGATAAATAATACAAAGGAATATTAGTTCAATGGCATCAGATTGGTATTCAAAACAAATTACAAATAGAAACTTTCTATCACCAATTGGTTTTAAGTTTTTACTCGATCGTGCGCCAAAAACAATATTCTTTTGTCAAGAGGCAAATATTCCGAGTATCAGTTTAGGAACTGTAGATGTTCCAACTCCATTTAAAGCATATCCTATTGATGGAAACATTACATATGGTACTTTAGAATTATCATTTTTGGTTGATGAAGATCTACAAAATTATCTAGAAATACATAACTGGATCAGAGCATTAGGTGTTCCTGACAATTTTGAAGAGAGAAGACAATTTATACAAGACAATACAAATTCAAGAGAGTTGAGAAAAAAAGTTCAATTTAGTGATGGGACACTTCAAGTATTAAACAATAATTTAAATGCAAATTTTGATGTAGTATATAAAGATTTATTTCCTACAGAACTATCAACTTTGAATTTTAATGTTGCCGCAGATGATGTTCAATTCTTTACTGCACAAGTAACATTTGCTTATACTGTTTATGAAATTAGAACTTTGAGGGGGCAGAGAAGAGAAGAATAATATGTTATAATTAATTTACATGTGAGGTTTTGTAATGACTTTAGAAGAAATTCAAAAAATGTGGGCAGAAGACTCTGTTATTGATGATGATCTTCTTTGTGTGGAGAGCACCAGAATTCCACAACTACATCAAAAATACATGGTTATATTTAATGAGTTCTCTCTAATAAAAAAAGAGAACGAATTTAAGTATAAAATTTTGCTGCGTGATAAATGGAGGTATTATAAGGGAAAGGCACCAAAAGAAATGTATAAGGAGTTGCCTTTTGATTTAAAACTAACAACAAAAGAAGAGATCACTTTATTTTTGGAGGCAGATGATGACCTTCAAAAACTAGGTTTAAAAATAGAATACATAAATCAGATACTGTCTTATCTTGATAACATTCTAAAGATGGTATCAAATAGAACGTATCAAATCAAAAATGCTATTGAATGGCAAAGATTTAAAGGTGGATTTTAATGAGTGATCTTATCATCAAGAAAAAGAACGAAGTCTATTTAAAAATACAAACAGAACCTCACATCAATGTAGAACTTGCAGAATACTTTACCTTTGAAGTTCCTGCAGCAAAATTTATGCCACAATACAGAAACAAACTGTGGGACGGCAAAATTAGATTATATTCTCCAGGAACAGGAGAATTATATTGTGGTTTAATAGAATACTTGGAAGAATGGTGTGATATTAAAGGTTATTCTCTTGAATATGAAACTTGCAAATTTCATGGTCACCCAAAAGAAGAAAATGAATTGATTAGTCCTGAGGGAATAGTTTCCTTCATAAAATCTTTGCACTTACCACACAAAGTAAGAGACTATCAGTATATGGCAATTTATGAAGCATTGAGATTTAATAGGAGACTTTTATTATCTCCAACTGCTTCTGGAAAATCTTTGATGATTTATTCTTTAGTTAGATATCATGTTAATGCTGATAGAAATGTTTTAATTATTGTTCCGACAACTTCTTTAGTAGAGCAACTTTATAAAGACTTTGAAGATTATGGATGGAGAGCAGAAGATTATTGTTATAAAATTTATGCAGGTAGAGACAAATATCATATCGATCAACCTGTAGTAATTACAACTTGGCAATCAATCTACAAAGAAAATAAAGCATGGTTTGATAGGTTTGATGCTGTTATTGGAGATGAAGCACATTTATTTAAAGCAAAATCTTTGACAGGCATTTTAACTAAAATGCACCAGTGCAAATATAGAGTTGGATTTACAGGAACTCTTGATGGTAGCAATACTAATCAATTAGTTCTTGAAGGTTTGTTTGGTAAATGCAATAAAGTTACAAACACAAATCATCTTATCAATGAAGGTCACCTATCTCGTTTGAAAATTAAAGTTTTATTGTTGAAACACAAATTTAAAAAATTTGAAAGTTATCAAAATGAAATGGAGTATATTGTCACCCATGAAGGTCGGAATAAATTTATTCGTAACTTATGTCGAGATCTGCAAGGAAATACTCTTGTACTCTTCAACTATGTCGAAAAACATGGAGACCCTCTTTATGAACTTATAAATACTAGTGTTGACGATCAGAGAAAAGTCTTTCTTGTTCATGGTGGAATAGAAACTGAAGAACGTGAAAGAATTAGAGCTATAACTGAAAAGGAAAACAATGCTATCATCGTTGCTTCTTACGGGACTTTTTCTACTGGTATTAACATCCGAAATTTACATAATGTTATCTTTGCTTCCCCTAGTAAATCAAGAGTCAGAAACCTCCAATCAATCGGAAGAGTTCTGAGAAAAGGAGAGAATAAAAATCAAGCAGTTTTATATGATATCTCTGATGATATTTCTAAAGACAATTTCAAAAATTACACCTTAAATCATTTGTTTGAAAGAATTAAAATTTATAATGAAGAAAATTTTGACTACGAAATTCTAGAAATTAAGATCAAAGACTAGTATGATTAACTACATTCGACACGAAGAAGAATTTGAAGCAGTAATTAAACTCACGTCAGGAGATGAAATTATTGCTGAATGTCTTTTGTCGCAAGAAGGAGAACAATCTGTATTGTATGTTTCAAATCCTTGCTCTGTCGAAGTTATCACACGAGTTGGAGAAAATGGGCAAAAGGTTCAAGGTGTTGGAGTTTCGAAATGGATGAGATTTTCTGAAGAAGAATTTTATATTATTCAAGAAAAAGATATTTTATCAATTGCTCCAACATCTAAAGAAGCTTCTGCCATTTATCATATGTTTCTAAGAAGCGAAGAAACGGATGAAGAAGATAAAGTAGATAATAAAGTTGAACCTGACGCAGCGATGGGATATATTAACTCAGTTGCTGCAGAAAGAGAAAGATTAGAGAGATTATTTAAGAAGCTTTGAATCTCTAAGTATTTCATCCTTTACAAGAATGATTGTACATATAATTTGAATGTTTGTCAAGCTCCCATCGTTTTGTGTTTGGGACTTGACAAATTTTTATTTTGCGGTATACTAGTAAACAAAGATAATCCAAAGCAATGAACGAAAAGAAAAAACAACATTATATTAATAATCAAGATTTTCTTGAGGCTATCATTGTCTATAGGAATAAAGTTGCTATTGCAAAAGAAAAAGGATTAACAAAACCAAGAGTATCAAACTATCTCGGTGAGTGTTTTCTTAAGATTGCAACTCATCTATCGTATCGACCAAACTTTATTAATTACATGTATAAAGATGATATGGTATGTGATGGGATTGAAAATTGTATTCAGTACATTGATAATTTTGATCCTGAAAAATCTAAAAATCCATTTGCATATTTTACTCAGATTGTTTACTATGCCTTCCTAAGAAGGATTGCAAAAGAAAAACGTCAGATGGATATCAAGGAAAAATTAATTGAAAAGACAGGTTTTGAACAAATATTTACAGGTGATGTGGAAAATTATGCAAATTATTCACAAATAAAATCTAAAGTTGAAACTAGCAGTAGGTACGGTTAATGAGTAAAGTCTTTGTTATTACTGATCAACATTTTGGAGTGAGAAATGATTCGCAAACTTATGTAGAGTATTATAAAAAATTTTATACTGAAATTGCATTACCCTTTATTAAAGCCTCAAAAATTAAACATGTACTTTGCTTGGGTGATACATTTGACCGCCGTAAATCTGTAAACTTCAATTCTTTGGATGCGGCAAAAGAAATGTGGTTCAATCCTTTGCAAGATATGGGTGTCTCGATGACCATGCTGGTAGGAAACCATGACATCTACTATAAAAACACTCTTAGAATTAATGCCCCATCTCTCCTCCTGGGAGAGTATGGCAACATTCAGATTATGGATGGCCCTGGTGAATTCCTTCTTGGTTCTTTGCCTGTACTTGGCATCCCTTGGATATGTGATGACAATCGATCCAGAGTTTACGAACTTTTGGAAAAATCTAACGCATCTCTCTGTGTGGGCCATCTTGAGTTTAATGGTTTTGAGACTGTGCCTGGAATTGTAATGGATCATGGGATATCCACAGATCCATTTAGGAAATTTGATAAGGTTCTTTCAGGTCATTTTCATAGTAAATCAAATAAGGGTAATGTGTATTATCTTGGCAACCCTTACGAACTTTATTGGAATGATTATCAATCCAAAAGGGGATTTCATGTTTTGGATACTGATGATTTGAGTTTAAAATTTTATAGAAATCCTTTTACGATGTTTGAGAAGATTTATTATAATGATATTAAAAATTGTTACACATCAGAAATAGATTTTTCACATCTAGAAAACAGATATGTTAAAGTTTTTGTTGAAAGTAAAAATGATCAATTAATTTTTGATCGGTATATCAATATGGTATATAATTCAAATCCAGCAGAAGTTAAAATTATTGAAGATCTTTCTGTCGAATTTGAAGGAAGTGAAGAAGATTTTCAGACCGAAGATACAATCACTCTATTGGAAAATTACATAGATAATTTTGAATATTCTGTTGATAGAGATCTTGTTAAGACTGCAATAAAAAGTCTTTACACTGAAGCATTGGAGGTCTAATGTATATTCTTACTTCTAAAAAATCTGGAGGAGTTTATGCGATCGAAAATAAAGATCGCATCAAAACTGTTCAAATGTTTGTTGACAAAGATGACGCAGTAAGATATCATGGATTGCTATTAGCAGATGACTATCGTGAACCTCTAGAAGTTACCGAAGTAGATGAAAATGCTGTTATTGACAATTGCAATATATTTGGTTACAAATATTGCATTATTGAACCTAATGATTTTGTAGTGCCACCCCGATGATTATTTTTGAAAAGATTAGATGGAAAAATTTCCTTTCAACTGGAAATCAATTCACTGAAATTGAACTTAATACAAATTCTTCAACTCTAATTCAAGGTTCAAATGGTGCAGGTAAAAGCACTATCCTTGATGCAATTTGTTTTGGGTTGTTTAATAAACCATTTCGTAAAATTAATAAACCCCAACTTGTAAATTCAATTAATGAAAAAGATTGCATAGTTGAAATTGAGTTTGGTATTGGAACACTAAAATGGAAAGTTGTTAGAGGTATTAAACCAGCAAAATTTAATATCTATAAAGATGGTGTCCTTTTGGATCAAGATGCAGCAACACTTGATCAACAAAAATGGTTAGAGCAGAATGTTCTGAAAATGAACTTTAAGAGTTTTACTCAAGTTGTAATTCTTGGATCTTCTACTTTTGTACCTTTCATGCAACTAACTCCTGCATATCGTCGGGAAGTTATTGAAGATATTCTGGATATTCAAATCTTTTCTACAATGAATATTCTTTTAAAAGAACGTCTTCGTTTGACCCAGGAACAACAAAGAGATTGTACCTATGAACTCAAGTCTGCAGAAGAGAAGGTTAAGATGCAGGAAGAGTACATTCGCAATTCGCAAACAGCGAATGGGGATGTAATTCTCACTAAAGAGAAAGAGATTGCTAAGATTGAAGAGGAAATCTTTGATCTTCAAAAGCAAATCAATATGCTTGAAGCAGAAAGTCTTGACATTGATGCTCATACATCAGAGATCGATGATCTAAAGAAACAGATTAAGAAAATTAATGAACTGCATTTTAAAATCACTCACAATAAAAACGATGCAGAAAAAAATCTAGACTTTTTTCATGATAATGATACATGTCCAACGTGTACTCAAACTATCGAAAAAGAATTCAAAGATCGGAAAATTTCCGATCTTCGTGGTAAAACTCTACAATACATTGATGCTCTCGGCAAGATGAGTCAGCAGATTGAAGATCTTGATGGTAAATTTACCATTCTTCAAGAACGTAGAGATGTTATGAAGTCAAACACATCAAAGGTTTTTCATCTTTCTAACATTATCAATAGAAATGAAAATTCAATTTCTAGTTTGAAAGAGGAAATCAATCGTCTTTCTGCATCTCCTGATATTGCTAAGATGCAAGGTAAATTGGAAGTTTATCAAGAAGAATACTTTCAAACTGAAAAACGTTGTTCTGAAGTTTCCAGACAAAAAAATATCTATGAAGTTATTTCTAACCTATTAAAAGATAGTGGAATTAAGTCGCAGATTATTAAAAAATATGTTCCAATCTTTAATAAATTAATCAATAAATATTTGGCAAGCATGGACTTCTATGCCAACTTTACTCTTGATGAAGAGTTTAATGAAATAATTAAATCTCGTTATAGGGATGCTTTTAGTTATTCTTCTTTTTCTGAGGGTGAAAAACAAAAGATTGACCTATCAATTCTATTCTGTTGGAGAGAGATTGCTAGAATGAAGAATAGTGTTTCTACTAATCTTCTTATATTAGATGAAGTTTTTGATAGTTCTTTGGACACCAATGGTACTGAAGATCTACTTAAAATTCTTAAAAATTTAGACAGTTCTACTAATGTATTTGTTATTTCTCATAAAGGAGAAATTCTAACAGATAGATTTGTAAACAACATTAAATTTGATAAGGTTCAAGATTTTAGTAAAATTGTTGATGAAACTTTGAAATCTTGACAAAACTAAATACCTAGTGTATTCTAGGTTTCTTGGGGAATTAGCTCAGTTGGTAGAGCGCCTGCTTTGCAAGCAGGATGTCAGCGGTTCGAGTCCGCTATTCTCCATTGATAAGTAATTTTTATCGGTCAACCCCTTGACCCATGGATCCTGATACTCTATATTAGGTACATACCAAACGAGGACCGTATGACCGTCAACACCGAAGTTAAAGGAACCCTTGCCAAACTGCTTGCCACTGAGAACCTGAATGTGGAGCATCGCAATGTGGAGACTGCATATTTCGACGTGCTGAACCGTATCCTTTGCCTGCCGATCTGGAAGGACGTTTCTGCGGACGTATACGACATGCTGGTGGGGCATGAAGTCGGTCATGCCCTCTATACCCCTATAGACTATACCTCTGCTACTCAGGCGGTCCCACAGGACATTCTGAACGTGCTGGAGGATGTTCGGGTTGAAAAACTCATGAAGCGACGTTATCCTGGTCTGGCAAAATCTTTTTACCGTGGATATTCTGAACTGGATGAGAAGAACTTTTTTGAGATCCAAGGTAAAGATCTTAGCAAGTTGTCTCTGATCGATCGCATCAACGTTCATTTTAAATGTGGTGTGTTTGGTAATCGCACCATCGTTCCTTTTGAACGTGAAGAAATGCAGTGGATTAATCGTACTGCTGAGACTGAAACTTTTGATGATGTTGTCGATCTTGGAATGGATCTGATGGATTATCTCAATCGAAAGAAAGAAGAAAAGATGAAAGTTGATATGCCTAATCCTCCCCAGTCTTCTGCTGGTGGTGGAGATCAAGTTGAGCAACAACAATCTGGTCCTTCTAATAGTGAAGTTGAGGGTTCTGGTTCACAGGTAGAAACTACTCAAGAAGGGGGTGATTCTACTCCAGAAATGGGTGGTTCCAATAATGGTGCTGGTAAGAACGAAACCGTTGATGAATTCACTTCTGAAACTCAACGCGCTATGGATGATAATCGACAGGATCTTGTGGACAAGAATGCTAAAGAATATATCTATGCATCTATTCCAACTGTTAATTTGGACAAGATGATTGTGCCTTTCAAAAAAACTTATAGTGATTTTGAATATTGGACAAACAATCAAAAGATTGTGAATCCAGATCCATATTCACGGTCTGTAGAGAACTATCGTACTTATAAAAAAGAGAGTATCAAGACTGTTAATTATCTTGCAAAAGAGTTTGAGTGCAAGAAAGCTGCTGATCAATATCATCGTGCTAACACTTCCAACACTGGAGTTCTTGATACGCAGAAACTTCATACCTTCAAGTGGAATGAGGATCTCTTTAAGAAAGTTACTACTATTCCTGATGGTAAAAACCATGGTCTAGTGTTCTATCTTGATTGGTCTGGTTCTATGTCTAATACTATGGTTCCTACCATTAAGCAACTGTATGATTTGATCTGGTTCTGTAAGAAGGTTGGCATTCCTTTCCGTGTCTATGCGTTCTCCGATTCATGTCATAATGATCATCTTTTCCCTGGTATTCCTGCCAAACTTAAACTAAATGATGTACATATTGACAAGTCGTTTCGTTTGCTTGAGTTCTTTTCTTCCAAGATGAATTCTCAAACTCTTGATAAGATGATGGAATATATGTACTATAACTGTGATAGTTTTTATAATTCTAACGGTTCTTATAATATTGATTATTCTCTATCTGGCACTCCTTTGGTAGAAACCATTATTACAACTCCTCAGGTTATTAATAAATTTAAAAGTGAAGAGAAAGTTCAGAAAGTGAATGTTGTTTATCTTTCTGATGGTGAAGCTTGCTACCCGATGTATAACAAATACATCGCTGCTATGACCAAAATTCATTCTCAACCGATGTATGGTGATCGTGTTTGCGTGGTCCGTGATCCTAATTCTCGTTATCAACGACAAGTTAATTTTGAAAAAGGTATCACCAATGCTTTTGTAGAATATATTTCTAATATCGTTGATGCTAATCTTCTAGGTTTCCGTCTTTGCAGTAAATCTGAAATTCGTTTGCAGGCAAGTTGTGCTGGAATGGATTTTATGGATGCTGCAAATCTTAATAAAGAGTGGGAGAAGAATAAGTCAGTTGCAATTAAAGGTACTGGATTTGATGAACTTTATCTGATGCAACTTCCTAAGAGTAACTATAATCCTTATCGTTATTGGAATCCTAAACAGGAAGAAAATACTAATGAAATTCAAGTAAAAGAAAATGCAACTAAGGGACAACTTGCCACCGCATTTAAAAAACATATGACTGGCAAGATGATCAATAAGACAATCTTATCGAAGTTCGTGGGTCAGGTGGCTTGACCCCTGACCGCCGATGCCCTATACTACTAAGGTAATCGACGGGAGCAACCCCTTCATCATGACCAAAACTGTGGAAATCTCTGAACTGCAACAACGATTTGGCAATACCGTCACTGCCCCTCAACTACAGGAATATGCTGCTGAGATGGGCACTACCTATCAAACTCTTAGTAAGAAACTTGCTAATTATAAAACTGGACGCGGAGTATGGACCTTGGAAGTAGAGAAACTGGAAGAAAATTTTGCATCTCCTGCTGTTGATCCCGTTCGGGAAATTAAGTCCTATGTTCCTGCTAAGGATGCTAGTTTTGTCCCGTTCGGGAACTTTGCTGATCTGAAGAAGATTATTCAATCTAAGCAGTTCTATCCTATCTTTATTACTGGTCTGTCTGGTAACGGTAAGACTTTTGGTGTGGAGCAAGCATGTGCTCAACTGAAGCGTGAACTGATCCGTGTCAACATCACAATTGAGACTGATGAGGATGATCTGATCGGCGGGTTCCGTCTAGTGAATGGTGAGACTGTCTGGCATAATGGTCCTGTGATTGAGGCAATGCAACGGGGCGCCGTTCTGCTGCTTGATGAAGTTGATCTTGCTTCTAATAAGATCCTGTGTCTGCAGTCCATTTTGGAGGGTTCTGGTCTTTATCTGAAGAAAACTGGCAAGTATGTTATTCCTGCTGACGGTTTTAGTGTGGTTGCTACTGCTAACACCAAGGGCAAAGGTTCTGATGATGGTCGCTTCATCGGCACCAACGTTCTGAACGAAGCATTCCTTGAGCGTTTCCCGATCACGTTTGAGCAAGACTATCCTGCAGAAAAGACTGAGGTGAAGATTGTTTCTCAGGCACTTGACGGTCAGGATGATGACTTTGCTGAGAAACTGGTGCGCTGGGCACAAGTGATCCGTAAGACCTTCTATGATGGTGGCGTGGATGAAGTAATCAGCACTCGCCGCTTGGTTCACATTGCCAAGGCATACAAGATCTTTGGCAAACGTGATAAGGCAATTGAAGTGTGTGTGAACCGTTTCGATGCTGACACCAAACAATCTTTCTTGGATCTGTATTCTAAGGTGGATGAAAAGGTTGAAACTACGGTTGACGAACAAGCACCTTTCTGATATACTAACGGGGAGGTCGTTCCTCCCCTTTTTACTGGAGATTTATTTATTATGCAATGGAAGTACAATGAGGATAAAATCCTTAAAGATGTTGAAGACTATGTTGTAAGCACTTATGGCAGCCATTATTGTGGGCACGATGATGAATATTCAGATATTCAGACTATTGACCTTATGGCAGCAAAAGGACTAGCAGCAGATTTCTGTCAAGCAAATATCCTGAAATATGGATCTCGTTATGGTGATAAAGATGGTCATAACAAGCGTGATCTGCTCAAAGTTATTCACTATGCTATGCTACTACTTCACTTTGACAAACACTATTCCCGCACTAACAATGGACTTCAGGAGTTTAAATCAGTATGAAATTTGCAGTTTCTAAACAGACAATTAATATTCTTAAAAACTTTGCCAGCATCAACACTTCTATTATCATTAATCCTGGAAAAACTATTTCTACGCTTAGCGTAAATAAAAATATTTTTGCTAAGTGCGATGTTAATGAGCAGTTTGATAAGCAAATTGCAATTTATGATCTACCTCAACTTCTTGGTGGATTGTCTTTGTTTGAACAACCAGAATTTGATACTTCTAATAGTGAAAAATTGGTTGTTATTGATGCAGTATCAAAAGCAAAAAGTCATTTTTACTATGCAGATCCCAGTGTAATTACTTCACCTCCAGATAAAGATCTAGTTCTTCCTAGTAAAGATATTTCCTTTTTGCTTACTAAACAAATGCTGCGTAATATTTTAAATGCAGCAAGAGTGTATCAGGTCACAGATCTTTGTATTAACGGTAACGGAGAAGAAATTAATATTTTGGTTACAGACAAAAAGAATAATACTTCTAATGTATATTCTTATCCTTTGGGAGAAACTACAGAAATTTTCTGTCACTGTTTTAAAGTAGAGAACCTTAGAATCATTCCTGATTATGATTATGAAGTGGTAATTTCTGAAGCAGCAACAGCAGCACAGTTTACTGTTGTATCTGAACCAACTAATCTTCGATATTGGATTGCACTAGAACCAAACGAAGACTGATACATTTATTTTATTATGAGGTTTTGTTATGCGTGAAAAATTCCTTTGGGTAGAAAAATACCGTCCTCAGAGTATTGAGGATTGTATCTTACCTAAAGATACCAAAGAAGTCTTTCAGGGATTTCTAACTAAAGGTGAAATCCCTAACCTCCTGCTTCATGGAACTGCAGGAATTGGAAAAACTACAGTTGCAAAAGCACTGTGCAATGAACTAGGAGTAGATTTATATGTCATCAATGGATCCGACGAGGGTAGATTCCTCGATACTGTCCGAAACAATGCGAAAAACTTCGCTGCGACCCGCTCGCTTACATCAACTGCTAAACACAAAGTCATCCTTATTGATGAGGCAGATAACACAACAAACGACGTACAACTCCTCCTACGTGCGTCTATTGAGGAATTTGCTAACAACTGTCGATTTATCTTCACAGCAAATTACAAAAACAAAATCATTGAACCACTCCATTCCCGATGTTCAGTTATTGACTTCTCCATCAAAGGAAAAGAAAAATCAAATCTTGCTGCTCAGTTCTTTAATCGAGTACGGCAAATCCTCTCTGAAGAAAATGTTGAATATGAAGCACAAGTAGTTGCTGATATTGTTCAAAAATATTTTCCAGATTGGCGTAGAGTTCTAAATGAACTACAAAGATATTCGGCAGCAGGTAGTATTGATGTCGGCATTTTAAATGCAAATTCATCCAATGTTGATGATTTAATGAAAGATCTGAAATCTAAAAAATTTGGTGAAGTTCGCAAATGGGTTAATGCCAATTTGGATAGTGAACCATCGATGATCTTCAGGTCAATTTATGATGGACTGTATAGTAATCTTGAAGGTCCTGCAATTGCCCAGGCAATTCTTTTGATTGCAAAATATCAATATCAAGCAGCATTTGTTGCTGACCAAGAGATTAATACTCTTGCTTGTTTAACTGAAATTATGGTGGAGTGTTTCTAATGAAAAGTCTTAAGACACCTTTACGTTATCCTGGTGGTAAGTCTCGTGCCACAAAATATCTTGTACCGAAATTTCCTAAAGGTATTCTAGAATATCGAGAACCTTTTCTTGGTGGTGGTAGTGTAGCAATTGCATTTACTAAAGAGAACCCAGATGCTGATGTTTGGGTAAGTGATTTATATGAACCTCTTGTAAATTTCTGGCAACAGTTACAAGCAAATGGTGGTCATATGAGAGACATTCTTTCTAATGCTAAGTATGCTCATGATACTCCAGATAAAGCAAGAGAACTTTTTACTCATGCTAAAGTAGGTGTAAATGATCCAACAGTATCTGCTCTTGATCGAGCAGTGTTTTTTTACATTGTAAATAAATGTAGTTTTTCTGGTCTTACTGAAAGTTCTTCTTTTTCAGCACAAGCAAGTGTCAGTAATTTCTCACATGCTGGTATTGAAAAATTGGAATTATATAAAGAGTTAATTAAGAATTGGACTATTACACACATCTCTTATGAACATGTGTTAGTTTATCCTGAAAAAGTTAACAAGTCAGCTTTTATTTTCTTGGATCCTCCATATGATATTAAAGATAATCTTTATGGAAACAAAGGAAATTTGCATAAAGGATTTGATCATAAACTGTTCTGTGATCGTGTGAAGGAGTGTCAGTTAAACTGGATGATCACTTATAATGACAATCCAACTCTTCGTGAATGGTTGAATGGATACCACATGCATTCTTGGGATCTTACTTATACGATGCGTTCAGTAGGAGATTATATGCAAGAACAGAAAGGTCGTTATGAACTTTTGGTGACTAACTATGAAGTATGAATTAAAAGATTATCTTAATTCTATTAATCATCAGAAGAATAATCTTTTAGATGAAACTGATGCTATCAAAGGTTATCCGCCATACATTATTAATCGTTGTTTGTCGGGTACGATTGATACTATCATGTATGCGAATGAAATGAATATCCATCATTTTCTAGATAAAGATATCCAATATATTTTTTTGCTAAATAGTCTGAGACCAAAGAAACGTTTTTCTCCCTGGTTAAAGGCAGATAAACTAAAAGACCTTGAGATTGTCAAGCAATACTATGGTTATAGTAATGAAAAAGCTAAGACTGCTCTCGGTATGTTATCTAAGGATCAACTTGAATATATTAAGTCTAGGCTGAATGTTGGAGGTAAAAAATGACAGAAGAATATTCTGAAGTAAAGTGGAGTGAGACAGATATGGTCGAAATCACTCTTAATGAGCCCGATGATTTTCTTAAGGTTCGAGAGACGCTGACTAGAATTGGTGTCGCATCTAGGAAGGAAAAGAAACTATATCAGTCTTGCCATATTCTGCATAAGAAAGGTAAGTATTATATTGTTCACTTTAAAGAACTATTTTCTCTTGATGGCAAGAACACAAATTTATCTGTGAATGATCTTCAACGTAGAAATAGAATTGCTCAACTTTTGAGTGACTGGGGATTAATCAGTATTGTGAATGCAAGTTCCATCTCAGATATTGCTCCATTAAATCAAATTAAAGTTATCTCTTATAAAGATAAAGATGAGTGGACTTTAGAATCTAAATATAATATTGGTAAGAAGAAAATTTCTTCATGATAAATAGAGGGGACATACCCCTCTAATTTTTTAGAACGATGGAAACTCAGAAAAAGGAAAGATGTATGAGCACAATCGTTAGAATTTCAGTTTTGAGTTGGAGTGCTGCACTACTTACAGCTAGTTATGCTGGTCTATTATCAAAGATGGACCCAACCTTTATTGCTACAGTCTTCACTGCAGCAGCCGCTACTTTCGGTGTTGATACTTTGAAGAAGGACGAGAAGAAGGACGATGCCAAACCAGATTCCGTTCCTGCAACCACTGCAGTCGAACCAACTCCAGTCCCTGCCGAACCAGCAGTCCAACCTGTCTTCGATACCCCCGTTGCAGCAGCAGCGGATACCGAACCCTCAAGGTACGCTGATACAGAGGCTTGATCCTCCTGTAATAGAACAGATGCAAGTCCCTGTTTCTCGGGGACTTGCTTTACCTGTATTTGATAATCCAGATACCTCAATCAAATATCCTGTGATTAATGTACCTACACAGGAAGAATTTGATGCAGCCGTAAAAGCAGAAAGAGAAAAAGAACAACAGCAACAGCAGGATAAGACCAGAGGGTTACCTGATGCTAAACCAGAACTGCCTCCACAGATCCAGGCACTCCAGCAGACCCCTCCAGTGACCAAGGCAGAGATCCCAGCAGAGAACCCTAGCATCACCATCGCAGGGGTCAAGGTGGACCTCCCAGACCCCTCTATGATCGCTACAGCGGGGTCTGTAGCAATCGTTACGACTGCTGCCACGATCGGATCAACGATGGTTTTTAATACTCTTAAGAACGCAGCAGAACCGTTGATTAGAGAAGCAGCAAAGAATAAGTTTAAAATTAAAATCAAACAAGTCAAACCTGTACTGCACTATGTTCTAACTGATAGTGGTAAGGTTGACGTTTTCCAATACTCTTCGGAAGGAACTAAACTCCTCGATACGATTGATAATGTAGAGCAGTATCTCAGAGACCAAGTTGATATTAATCCACTTTACGAAGTAGAGAATAAAATTATTGTGGATGATATTATCTCTGACAAATTTACAAAAGAAGGGCAAAAGAGATTTAAACCTCTGTTTGCCCCTGCGAAAAAGATTGCTAAGAAACTCTCAGCAAGATTATCATTTTAACCAAGAGTGGCAATATAATATTGTGCCTCTTGGAGTTTTCTCTCTTTGAGAATTTGTTTACGGATAATATTTAACCAATTCATTTACCTTCCTCCCAATTCCAGTTGTTGCATGGACGATATGCATGACCACGATATACATTCTGTGGATGGGATGGGGCATGAGTTTCAGAATACCAGTGTTGATATTCTTGCTTAGGGGTGTTAGTGTTGTACTTGCACCCACGGTATGTTGCGATTGACATTAGGGTTCTCCTTAATTTTTAGGCTAAAGAGCGTTCCTTCAGTCAACTTTTGCGTCTATCTTGCACTCTCTAGGTGAGATGAGTTTCAATTCCGAAATTAATTCAAGCTTCGCTTGTTTCGGAATATCTTGCTTATAAACTCTTCCTGCAATCAATTGTGCCTGAAGACAAGTTAGAATGAGTGCTTCCATAGATGAACGTTCCGTTCCGAGTTGGCTTACTTCCGTCCTATTGATAGTGTCTATTACACTCACTAATGACTTCCTCTCGGAGGTCTAATAGCAAAGGATCTTTCTGTTTCCATGAGATAGTATCGTTATTTTTAACGATGTCCATCAATACCCATGCATGATCACAAGTCACTTTAACATACTGAGTAGTGCTTGGATCTGCATGATAGGGAAAGATCAGAAAGGGTATCCATGCCAAAAGCAGAAGTGCTTTAGACATTAGGATGAACGATAGGGGATTAGTATACCCCGTTATCTGTATTTATTCAAGCATCACTGTAAAGTTTGATACCAAATTAATGCTTTCTTAATGTTTGAAGATACTCTAGAACATGCCAACGAATACCCATAAGTTCATTATAACACTTTTGATCATGTGCATCTTGTCTTAATTCATTATCTGGCTTATATACACTTTCAATGAACAGATCAAGACCTCTGTTCCATTTTTCGTTTTGTGCTTCAATGTCCATTAGTCACGTTGCCTCCAATCATTAGGTTTATCTTGAGTGAACCAATCGATCATATCATCAATGTCATTGAAACCACGTTTTCCAAAACGTTCATGACCAGTACCTCCAATATCAAGTTGATTTAAAAAATCGTCTAGGTCTCCTTCCTGCATATTAGGATTTTCTGCTGTTCTTCTTGCCTGTCTGAGCATTGTACCTGCAGTACGATTTACTTTTGCAAGTTTTTCTGCCCAGATCATATCTTCCAAACCTACCTCTTCGTGTCTAACAATTTTTTGGCAAATTGTTTCAAGACGAAGACGATATTGCGTAGATAGCATATATAATCTCCATATGGGATTATTTAGCATCCTATTTTAGGAAGGATATGCATGTGTGAGACCCCACCATATCCATAAACCCATAATACTAAAGTATACTAAAGATGAAACTATAATATCTCTTTTCATGATTAAATTCCACCTTCTTTACAATATTTTTTATTGGAATACAATTTATAATTATCTGTAGGAGGCATATAACCACATCCAATTAACCATTCTTTAGTCATTGGAGTTGGTTCTATTTGTTCCCATAGAGGTTTGACCGATGCCATTTTTAAATACTTTGCAGTTTTTCCTGGTTGCAATTCTGCCCAGTTAGCATCCGTTTCCCAATCTATTCCAGCATTTTGCCCTGCCGCCCCATAAACTAATGAAGTTCTCATTCTGATGACATCTGGTATTTCATTATCTTGATGTACTTGAGCAATGAAAGGATTGTCTACTCCTCCAGCCATTGCATCTTGAACAACATGCCAACCTTCATGTCTTAACGTACTAATAAATTCAATTCTATTTTCTAATAAATCTCTACGAATGATAAAACGATTGTATTTTGGTTTATAAATTCCATTAGTATTAAATGGAAAATATTTTTCATCTGCAATATATACTTCAACATTTAAATTATCTAGTGCAGTAATAATTTCTTTAATTTCATTTAGATGTTCAGATTGTAGGACACCATAATCGTAATTTACTGTTGCACGTTCAACACCAGTAGTACACTCTAATAAAATTACACACCCTAAAGATTCGTAACTATGGTATTTTACTTTAGGTTCCTCAATTCTAATTGTCTCTCCTATAACTGGCATGGAAATAGACAATGCTAAACATGTAGATGCAATTAATTTTCTCATTCGTCATCCTCATAGGTAGATGGTTCTTCAAAGAGTTCATCCATTTTCTGTTGAAAAACTCTTTCTTGCAATTCTTTTAAATCCTCTTCTGTTAAGATGATCATTTGTCCTTGAGTAGTTCCTCTATTCGTTTACGCATATTATCACTATCCTGTTTGAGATAATCTCGAAGAGAATATCCACGTTGCCCCCTTATGATGCATGTTCCTTGATAGAACATGGTGGCAGCAAATACTAGCAAGAAAACAATTCCTATTATTTCAGGGTAATGTTCAGCCATGGTAGAAGTGGAGGAATAACACCAATAAGTCTCAACAGTCCTTCAGCAAATAAAGCAAGGACCACCCAACCAACACACATACTAATAATGGAAGCATTCCGATTGTGTCTGCGTATAGCAGCATCAATCATCTCCTGGCATTCTTTCTGTGTTACCAGACGTTCGGGATGTATTTTTTCCATTCGGTGGCTCATGAATTTTTGCGATACCAATAATCGGTAGTATAATCAAAGCACCACTTAAGATCCCTAAACATACAGTATTTGTTAAGATTTCTACTACCAAATGTCTCATAGATTTTGATCTTTATAATTTTTCAATTTATTAACGAGATGTTGATATTCTTGTTTGGCACTCTTGTCAGTTGTAGTTGCTGATTTCTCAGCACATAAGATGATTAGACGATTGATGTCTTTTTCTGAGAGTACATACATTTGAATATCTCCTTATTCATGTACAATAGTCATAAGAATAATACCGTGTTTTCTAATAACATCCAGATGGGATTTACCCCAAGGAATGTCATACCATTCAACTCTTTTGTTATGCTTAAGAAGCATGACTGATACATATCGCACAGTAGAATTACTTATCTGCCTTATTTATTTTAGTATCTGGTTTTTGTGGATTTGTTACAATAGTTGGTGTTGGATACCTAACAACAACGTCAGAGCAAATTTTTGCATATGGACTGTCTGGATGAAATGTAATTCCAGATTTAATTGCTTCACCACATTTAAGAAGTCTTACTAATTCAAAATCTAAACGTGCTTTATCTGTTTCTGCATTCTGTCTTCTTATTTCTGTTCTTGCTCTTTCCTTACATAATTCTGTTAAACTTCCATCTAAAGGAAAGTTAAATCCCATACTGATACCAGCATTTCCATTCTGAGATTGAAATGTTTCTGGGTCTTGACTACTATTAATACTCCCTAATACGAAGGGGGATAAACTCATCGTCGGTCCCTGGCAACTAACTCCACCACCATACGTATTGACGGCGTATGGCCCCTGGAGGACTTGTACCGCTTGGTTTGTAACGTTTCCTGTAGCAGAAGCACTAGGCCCAGCAATATTAGTATTACTAGGAGCTGTTTGAGCCAGCACAGGCGATACATAAAGACCTACTGCGTAAATACAGATATAGATGTAGTTGTTGATTGAGTTTCTGTGGTGCGATCTATCCATGTTTCTTTTGCCACTCCAGGTCCGAGATAAGTTTCACTGAACTGGAATGGAGCACCTTGTTGCATGATGGTATAATTTGCTCCTTGTTGAGGAGTGCCAGGAATATTAATATTAGTTCCAGTGACAGTATAAGACGTGCCAGTTGTATATTCAACTTGACGAATAGTTTCTACAATTTTTGTAGTTGATTCTGTAGTTGCATTGATAGTGCCTCTTGTAAAATTAGGCACAACACTTTCAGCATATGTAGGAGTACAAATGACTCCCGTTGCCAAAAGCAAAACGGGAGTTAAATGTCTCATTTGAATACGCTCAATTCGATACTACGTTGTGCTGTTCCTGTAGTTCCAGCACCACCAGCAGTTATAGTGGGAACACCAGTAGCAGATAGAGTACCAGCGAGAGAACCTTTGTCTCCTGCTAACTGAGTAACACTATCTCCATAAAGATTTGGAGTTCCAATAACACCACTTGTAACTGTTTGATCTGTTACGATAGCATCAGCAGCATTGAAACTTTCTGAGAAAGTAAATGCTTGACCTGCTGTATTGATATCATAAGTTCCAGCACCACCAACTCCACCAAATGAAGTTGCTTGAATATTTGTACCTGAGGCAGAATATGAAGCCCCAATTCTCGTTGATTGAACTGCTGCACCCTGCACACCCAACTGTACTGAATCAGTAATTCTCGAAGTAATTTCAGCTGCGAATGACGAAGGCATAACGAAAAAGGATGCCGCAAGTGCGGTGATTACCTTTTTCATGTTCGGTTTCTCCTAAAATGTTTAAATGACGACCTGAGGTATTTATGCTATAAATATCTTTCGGATGCCTTCGGGGTCCACTACAAACAACTCGCTTATTTAAGGAGAAGTAGAATGCTTACTACCACTACATTGGATACTTTTTGGAAAGAATACGCACCACACGCTGTAGGTCTGGATGATGTTTTTAATAGATTAGATGCACTATCTGGTCACAACATCAACTATCCACCTTACAACCTAATCAAACATGACTCGAGTAATTTCACTATTGAAGTTGCGCTTGCAGGATTTAAAAGAGAAGAGATCGAAGTCTCTACTGAACAAAACATTCTCAGAGTTGCCTCTAAAGTTGAGGACAGAGATACTACAAGAACTTACTTGCACAAAGGATTATCAAAAAGAAGTTTCAACAGATCTTGGCAATTGTCTGAAGACGTAAGAGTACAAGAGGTAAGATTTGAAGATGGACTACTAACAATCGACTTGGAGAAGATTATTCCAGAACATCAAAAGAAAACAACTTACAATATTAAGGGCAGCGCCCCACAACTACTTGCAGAAAGTTGATAAATAAAACAAACAGAATAAGGGAGAAGGGCTTGACCCCTCCCTTTTTTGTGTGTATAATGGAGATGAACATGAATTTTTATTTTAATTTAGTTCCTAGTGGGTACGAAGATACAACTGATACGATTACAGTTGAAACACATCCACAAGTGATGGATTATCTTTTAGCACACGCTAGAGCAATTTCACAACAAAAAAATATTACTGAACATAAATCTCTTAAAGAGATTGTAAACGAATCTGTAAACATTATTTCTGGTAAAAGGTATGACCGTAAAAATCGCAAAACTAAGAACAGGTGAAGACGTTATCTGTGATATCAGTGAAATCGTAGAGCAAGGTAGTTCTATTATGATGAATAATAATATGCCTTCTCCCGAAAGAGTAGTTGCTTTTCAATTTACTGAACCCTATAATGTTTGGGTAGATCAAGAAAGCGCACAGATTTTACTTGAAGGAAGTGACGAACCACAAAAAATTAATGATATTAGACTTAATTTGTTTCCCTGGGCTCCTCTTAGTGCAGATAGAAAATTTGTAGTTTCTCTTTCAGAAGTAATTTCAATTTATGAACCTCATGCCGAGGTTGTTAATAAGTACAATCAATTAGTTGGAGCAAAGAATGGAACAAGCGAAAGTCCTATTATTACGGGGTGATGAAAATTATTACATTGGCCAAGTAACAGAACTTGATGAAGAACCAATGTTTTTATTTGAAAATTGTTATAAAATTGTCGAGTGTGCTGAATATGGAACAGATGCAGCAGAGATTGAAAAACGTGCTCACTCATTAGAGGGAACACATTTGAAAGTAACTGCTAAAAAAGTTGATGAAGGTGAAAAGGATTACTATGTTTATGAATATGTAATCTTACAGAAGTACCCAAAATACACTACTCAACGTGAAATCTTCTTGACATCTGACGCCATTGCTACTATACTGGATCCTGAGGAAGCAATCCTTGGACTGTATAAAAAGTATTTGGAGAAGGAATGAAGTTCTATACTAATGTTCAACTACTGGGTGATAACATTCTCTATCGTGGATATGATAGAGAAGAACAAGTTACTGTGAAAGAACCATTCTCTCCAACTATGTTCGTACAATCACCTAAGAAAACAAAGTATAAAACACTTGATGGATTGTATGTAAAACCTATCAGATTTGATTCTCCAAGGGAGGCACGGGATTTTATATCCAAGTATTCCTCTATGGAGAATTTTTCTGTTTATGGAAATGAAAGGTTTGTTTATCAGTATATTGCTGAGCAACATCCTGAGGATGAAATGCATTATGATATTTCACAAATTAAATTGTATACTATTGACATTGAAACTACCTCAGAAAATGGATTTCCTTCTGTTGAAGAAGCACTGGAAGAAATTCTTTGTATTACAATCAAATGTTTTAATACCAAACAAATTGTTGTATGGGGTGTAAATCCATATCAAAACACTAGAAAGGATGTAAAGTTTGTTCTCTGTGATGATGAACAAGATTTACTGATGAAGTTTCTACAGTACTGGGTTCAAAATACTCCAGATATTGTTACTGGATGGAATATCAACCTATTCGACATACCTTTTATTTGCCGTCGTATTGAAAAAGTTTTGACTGAAAAACACATGAAATCTCTTTCGCCATGGAGCAGGGTGAATGCAAATGAGATTATTATTCAGGGTAGAAAATATACTTCTTATAGTATTCTTGGTGTATCTATTCTAGATTATTTGGATCTCTATAAAAAGTTTACTTACTCTGCTCAAGAAAGTTATAGACTAGATTATATTGCTGAAGTTGAATTGGATCAACGTAAGTTGGATCATAGTGAATTTGAAACTTTCCGTGATTTTTATACAAATGGATGGCAAAAGTTTATTGAGTATAACATTCATGACGTAGAACTTGTTGATCGTCTAGAAGACAAGATGAAATTGATTGAACTGGCAATTACAATGGCATATGATGCAAAGGTAAATTTTGAGGATGTGTATTCTCAGGTTCGTATGTGGGATACTCTGATTTATAATTTTCTGAAAAAGGATAATATTGTTGTACCTCCTCGTGATGCCGCAAGTAAAGATGACAAATACGCAGGAGCTTTTGTTAAGGAACCTGCTCCTGGACTTTATAATTGGGTAGTCAACTTTGATTTGAATTCACTATACCCACACCTTATTATGCAATATAATATTTCACCAGAAACTCTTTTACCAAAACGTTTCTCTGGAGTGAATGTTGATAAGTTACTTAACTGCCAAATTGATTTGAGTTGCCTTACTGATTCTACAGTCTGTGCAAATGGTGCTATGTATACAACAGAGTATCAGGGATTTCTTCCTAAGATGATGCAAAAAATTTATGATGAACGTACCATCTATAAGAAGAAAATGATTGCTGCTAAGCAGGAGTATGAGAAGACTAAAGATCCTCAACTAGTTAAAGATATTGCGAAGTATAATAACATTCAGATGGCAAGAAAGATCCAACTGAACTCTGCCTATGGTGCTATTGGCAATCAATATTTTCGTTATTATAATCTTGCAAATGCCGAGGCAATTACTCTTTCGGGACAACTTTCAATTCGTTGGATTGAAAATAAGATGAATGAGTATCTAAACAAAATTTTAAAAACGGAGAACACTGATTATGTTATTGCTGTGGATACCGATAGCATTTATCTCAATATGGGTCCTTTGGTTGAACGTGTATACCAGGGAAGAGAGAAAACTACTGAAGGCATTGTCACGTTCCTTGATAAGGTCTGTCAGGTGGAACTTGAAAAGTATATTGAAAGTCGCTACCAAGAACTGGCTTCGTATGTGAATGCCTATGATCAGAAGATGATCATGAAGCGAGAGAACATTGCAGATAAAGGTATCTGGACTGCCAAAAAACGATACATTCTGAATGTCTGGGACAGTGAAGGTGTTCGTTATGAACAACCCAAACTTAAGATTATGGGTATTGAGGCAATTAAATCTTCAACACCTGCACCTTGCCGTCAGAAGATTAAGGATGCTCTGAAAGTTATCATGACAAAAACTGAAGAGGATCTGCAAAAATTCATTAAAGATTTTAGAAAGGAATTTTCTAGTCTTCCTCCAGAACTTATCTCATTCCCTCGCAGTGTTAATGGATTGAAAAAATACCATGATCCCAAACAGATTTATAGTAAGGGAACTCCAATTAACGCAAGGGGATCATTGTTGTATAACTATTACATCAAAAAGAATAATCTTACTCACAAGTATCCATTAATTCAAGAGGGTGAAAAGATTAAGTTTATTATGCTTAGAACTCCCAATAAAATTAATGAAAATGTGATTGCGTTTATTCAAACATTTCCTGTTGAATTAGGACTTGACAAATCTATAGATTATGATCTACAATTTGACAAAAGTTTTCTGGAACCACTGAAGACAATTTTGGATACTATCGGTTGGAAAGCAGAAAAAGTCAATACTTTGGAGGCACTATTTGGATGAGACTACATAATTTGTTTCCTACACCTGTGTTTGAAACTCAATTTGAGCCTTCTAATAGATTAGAAATTGTTAGATATATTCAAAATATTTCTGCAACTCAAAGTATTGGAGATCTTCATAAGCAAGATGCTTTTAATGAATTAACATTTCACATACGAAATTTTGCTCAGGAATGTTTCAATGAAATGTTGTGGGTAGATGTTAATCCAGTTATTTGCTCTATGTGGTGCAATCGTCTACCAGCACAATCAGGATTGAAAAAACATTTTCATCCAAATAGTTTACTTTCTGGAGTATGGTATCCTGATTATGTAAATAGTCCTATTATTTTTTATGGGCAACAGCAGTGGATGATGTATCCCAAAACAAAAGAACAAAACGATATTAACAGTATCGCTAAAGCAATGATGGGTGTGCGAGGAACATGTTTAATATTCCCATCTTATTTACAACATGAAGCAACAAACTGGAATGAAGACGACAGACTATCAGTATCTTTTAATATATTTGCTGACGGAATGTTTGGAGACACAACTGAACTAACAAACTTAAACATTAAAGTAAAGGAGTAATTATGAATTTTCTACAAGATATCGTAAAAGAAATTAAAAATGAATACGCATCCATTGTTGCTGATGGTGTTTCTACTGGTGATTGTGATCAATTTATCGATACAGGAAGTTATATCTTAAATGCTTTGTTGTCTGGATCTATTTACGGTGGCATTCCTTCCAATAAAATTACTGCTCTTGCTGGTGAAACTTCCACTGGTAAGACTTTTTTCTGTTTGAGTATTGTAAAACATTTTTTGGATAGTAATCCAGAAGCAGGAGTTATTTACTTTGAATCTGAATCTGCAATTACAAAGCAGATGATTGAGGAACGTGGAATTGATAGTAAGCGTATGATCATTGTTCCTGTAGTGACAGTTCAAGAATTTAGAACTCAAGCTCTTAAGATTGTTGATAAATTCTTAGAACAGAAACAATCTGATCGTAAACCATTGATGTTTGTGCTTGACAGTCTTGGTAATCTTTCAACTACAAAAGAAATTGAGGATAGTTCTGAAGGTAAAGAGACCCGTGATATGACTAGAGCCCAAGTTACCAAATCTGTATTCCGTGTACTGACACTGAAACTTGGTAAGGCAAATATCCCGATGCTCGTTACTAATCATACCTATGATGTTGTTGGCGCTTACGTTCCTACCAAAGAAATGGGCGGTGGTAGCGGTCTGAAATATGCAGCATCTACAATCATTTATCTTTCTAAGTCTAAAGAAAAAGATGGCACTGTAGTTGTAGGTAATATCATCAAATGCAAAGCACAGAAATCTAGATTTACCAAAGAGAATTCTGTAGCAGAAACTCGTTTATTCTATGATTGTGGATTAGATCCTTATTATGGTCTGCTAGAACTTGGTGAAAAGTATGGTGTCTTCTCTAAGTCGGCAGGACGTTATGAAATCAATGGCGTAAAAACTTTTGCAAAAACTATTCTTGCTGATCCTAAAAAATATTTTACTCCAGAGATTATGCAAGCACTTGACGAATCTGCTAAAAAAGAATTTAGTTATGGTCAAAGTTCAGTAGATAGTTCGGACCAAGAGGAAGAAGTATGATAGGAAAAACATTACCAGACTTTATTAAAGTATATGATGATGTTGTAGATAAAGAACTGTGTTCCAAAATAATTAATAAATTTGAAGAAGATGTATACCTACATGAATATCATGATAGAGAGCAACGTCCAACTTTCACTCAATTAAATATTACTCAATATCTTGCTCAAGAATTAGAGAATGGAAATATCAATGATCCTTGGAGTGAACATCATGCAGTCATTCAAAATGCTACTGCATTTGCTGTTAGGCAGTATCAAAAAGATCTTCTCATTAACGGAGAATTTCCAGAGGATTATGCTCTAGAGCAGATTAGAATAAAGCGTTATCTCAATAATGGCAAAGAACAATTCAAAGAGCATGTTGATGTAGGTAATTACAATTCTGCTAGAAGATTTTTAGTATTCTTTTTATATTTGAATGATGTGGAGGAAGGAGGGGAAACTTCCTTTCCTTCACTAAACTTGCATATCAAACCAAAGTGTGGTAGCATACTGGTGTTCCCTCCATTATGGATGTTCCCTCATGCGGGGAGACCTCCTATTTCTGGAACCAAATATATTGCTGGGAGTTATTTACATTATGTTTAGTGGAAAGATTGAACACCTAGTTCTTGCTAACTTACTTTATGATGAAAAGTATACTCGTAAGGTTCTTCCTTTTTTGAAGAAGGATTATTTTGAGGATCACTCTGATAAAGTATTATTTGAAGAAATCAATACTTTTGTCAATCAGTATCAGTCTCTCCCTACAGCAAATGCTCTACAAATTCAAACAGGTAAAAGAGTTGATCTATCTCAAGATGGATATTCTGAGGTTGTAAATGTTCTAACAAATCTTCCTGAAGATGAGTGGGATTATGAATGGAAATTAAATACTACTGAATCTTGGTGTAAAGAACGTGCTATCTACTTGGCACTCCTGGAAAGTGTCAGGATTGCCGATGGCAAAGATAGTAAGATGACTAGAGATGCAATTCCAGATATCCTTTCAACTGCCCTGAGTGTCAGTTTTGATGATCATGTTGGTCATGATTATATTATTGATGCATCAGATCGTTACGACTTCTATCATCGTAAAGAAGAAAAAATTCCGTTCGATTTAGAATTCTTTAATAAGATTACTAAAGGTGGTCTTCCGTCTAAGACTTTGAATATTTGTCTTGCTGGCACAGGCGTTGGCAAATCTCTTTTCATGTGTCATGTCGCGGCAGCTGCATTGTTGCAAGGTAAGAATGTTTTATACATTACTTTGGAGATGGCAGAAGAACGTATTGCAGAAAGGATTGATGCCAATCTATTGAATATCTCAATACGAGATTTAGAAACTCTGCCAAAACAATTATATGAAAATAAGATTAACTCCTTATCTAAGAAGACGCAAGGCAAACTTATTATTAAAGAATATCCGACTGCCTCTGCTCACTCTGGTCATTTTAAGTCTTTACTTAATGAACTTTCATTGAAGAAATCTTTTCGACCAGATATTATTTTTATTGATTACTTGAATATTTGTGCAAGTTCTAGGTATAAGGGAACTATTGTAAATTCTTATACCTATGTTAAAGCAATTGCTGAAGAACTTAGAGGTATGGCAGTTGAGCATAATGTACCTATTGTATCTGCTACTCAAACTACTCGTAGTGGTTATAGTAATACTGATGTTGATCTTACAGATACATCTGAATCTTTTGGTCTTCCTGCTACTGCCGATTTTATGTTTGCTCTTATTAGTACTGAAGAACTAGAAGAACTAGGTCAAATTTGTGTAAAGCAACTCAAAAATAGATATAATGATCCAACATCAAATAGGAAGTTCATCATTGGGGTTGACAGATCTAAGATGAAGTTGTATGATGTAGATCAATCAGCACAGAAAGACATTATTGATTCTGGGCAAGATGATTATGAAGATGAAACTGAAAGTAAGTTTCGCAAAAAGTCCTTTGTAGATTTGAAGTTTTAAAATGACCGTAAAAGAAATTCTGGAAAAAGATCTCAACGCTGCAGAGGTTGAGGGTAAATTTGATGTTGATACTGACAGGTATCTTGAGTTTGTAAATAAAACTACTAGTGATGCCAGTACTAATACTGGAGCGTTCATTAATCGAGTTCAAGAACTTCAAGCATATGGCGCTGATGTTCCTCGTCTTTTGACTGCTGCTGTTGGTATGTCTGCCGAAGCAGGTGAGTTTACTGAGATTGTAAAGAAGATTATCTTCCAAGGTAAACCATATAGTGAAGATAATAAAGAACATCTTTTGATTGAACTTGGAGATGTTATGTGGTATTTTTCTCAAGCATGTATGGCTCTAGGTGTTCGCATTGAAGATGTTATTGTTACCAATACTGTTAAACTTATGAAGCGTTATCCTGGAGAAATGTTTAGCGTAGATCGATCTGAAAATCGATCTGCTGATGATCGATAATACTAAGTCCCTCTCTTCTAAATATTATTGAAGGGAGGGACTTTTTCTATGGCAAAATTAAAAATGGGTAGCACCCCAGATTTAGCCAAAGTACATAAAAGTGGAGATCTAAAATATTGGCCATCATTTTGGCAAATGGTAAGAGATAAACAACCATTCAAAAAAGGAACGCAAGGGCAAGATGGTGCTGCAGTAATAGGATACAAAACAGCAGCTGCCCATAAAAAATTTGTTGCGGACATGGCAAAATGTACTACTTCCAGAGAGGTCATTGCATTTTTGAATAAGTATAATACTGAAATGCCCACAGTAGAGGGTGGTAAAGTTAAGATTACTGAACTCTGGAAAGATAATGTAAAAGAAACTAAGGCATCTAATGCTGCTAAAATTGGAGGTAGAGATACAGAGGTTTATAGTGAAATATTAGTTCAATTTGCATTAGCATATCAACTTGTATATAATAAGAGAGCAACACATGATGTAGTGGGTGATGGAGATGATTTTAAAACTGAAGTATACAATGCACTTAAATCTAGGATTATAACACCAGGTCGTTTTGCTTTTTCAAACACTGCAGTAAGAAAAAATTTAAGAGCATTCTCTAGACAAATTTCAGATGGTAATGATACATGGTTAGATAGTGCTTCAGCAGCAGCACAAACACTAGTTGACAAATTAAATATCCCTTCTGATGCTAAAATTTTTAATGATAAAATTTTTGGTAATGGATCCCCTGGAGATCCTTATGCAATTTATTTACGTGCTAATACAGGATTGCAACCTGATAAGTGGAACCCTGCAGATATATGGGTCATGACCCCTGCAGGAATTAGAGATTTAGTTCATTTAAATAGAAAAACGGCAAATAGAAAAACAGCAAGTGTTGCACTTTTAAATAACTTTCTAATTAATCAATTTAAAACAAAAGATATTATTCCTATTTCACTAAAGAAAACTAAAGCAGATCCATCACAAGTTCACTATACTGTTTTGAATAGTAATGAATATATTGAAAGAATTTCTATTGGCAAAAGTAAAAATCCTACCATTGAATTAACTGGTGGAAACCGTGATATGAAAATTAATTTTACATTAGAGACAATTGAACTGAATAAGGGTATGACAGCTCGTAGAGCACAAGCAAATTTATTTGGTAATATAGGTAAAGTTAAACCAGGATCTGAGAAGCATATTCGCATTAAATATAATGTAAATAAGAAGCAACTTGAACTTGAGTATACCCAAACACAAATGCCTTCATTAGCATTAGCAAAAATGGGATCATTGGGATCAAAATCTTTTACCTCTATTATTTCTGAAACTTCTAAGCAAGGAATTCATGCATTAGATAAAATAAAAGATAGGCATCCTCATTTAGATTTGACTAAAGATGACTACTTCATAAGTCAAAAAGTTAAATTTACTGATGAGCAATATGATCAAGTTGCTGCATATATGGATGATATTTGGAAAGCAGTTAATGGTGATAATATGCCAGACATGAGAAAGGATAAATCTGTAGGTAAAGATATTAATTTATTGAAAGATAAAATGATGTCATCTGAAGTATCATTAGCTATAGCAGGAATACCAGATGATAAAATCAAAAGAAGAGTAATTCAAAATCTTTATAATGCATGTGCATCAGTTGGATTTGGATCTGGACTTAATAAAGAAGAAAGAGAATTACTGGCTCAAAGTGGAGTAGGTCAAGCAAACAAATTAAAAGCACAATTTACTGGAGGACTTCATGTTAAAGTCTATTGATAATGAAGATCTAAATAAATCATTGGAGATCTTATTGAAAACCAAAAAGATGGAAGTTGCTCTTGCTTATTTTGCTACGGTAATGGATTGTAAAATCTCAGTATCAAAGACAAAAGCATTGAAGCATAAATATTATTTGATGAAGAAACGTGGATTAATCCACATTGCAAACAGTAAAAATTGGGATAAATGAAAAGTTTTAACGAATTTCTAACTGAAGCAAAAGTCTCAAAGACTAGAGATCAGGCTGAAAAATTAAAAGTACATCATGTTGGTAGAGGAAGATATGCCAATGATATGGGTCAGATTACATATAAATCTGAAAATGGTGTACTAAAAAAACTTCAAACTCCAATTGTTGTTACTGGACAAGATCAATCTGCTGTAGCACCTACAGGACAAGCAGCTGCCCCTGCTCAAGATCCAAATGCACCAACAGATGCTTTAGAAGTAAATGCTGGTGGTCCTACAATTACTGTTACTTTTGGTAGGTTTAATCCTCCTACTATCGGACATGAAAAATTAATCAATCAAGTTGGCAAGTTATCTCAAGGTGGAGATCTTAGAATTTATCCTAGCAGGACACAAGATCCTAAAAAGAACCCCTTAGATCCAGCAACTAAAGTTGCAATCATGAAAAAAATGTTTCCTGATTATGCTGATGCTATTCAGGATAATGAGGATATGAAAAATATCTTCGATGTTCTTTCTGCGGCATATGGGGAAGGATATGGGTCAGTTCATATTGTAGTTGGTAGTGATAGAGTTGGGGAATTTGATGCTCTTGCCAAGAAGTATAATGGTAAGATATATAACTTTGAAGAGATCCAAGTATTGTCTGCAGGTGAAAGAGATGCTGATGCAGAAGGTGTAGAAGGAATGTCAGCATCCAAGATGCGTAAAGCAGCTGCCGATAATGATTTTGATACCTTTAAAAAGGGTATGCCTAAGACTATTAATGACAGTGAAGCAAGAGGTATTATGACTACCTTGCGTAAAGCAATGAATATTAAAGAAGATTATGATTATAATCTTTGGGAGATTGCTCCTAAACTTGATTACTTAAATTTAAGAGAAAACTATTTCAAAGGTAACATCTTTGAAATTGGGACTATTGTTGAAAATATTAATACTGGTATTGTAGGTAGGATTGTAAATCGAGGAACAAATCATGTTATCTACGTTGATGAGCATGATGAAAAGTATAGAGGTTGGCTAAAAGATCTAATTGAATTAACTGAAGGAGAAGATCCAGAAACTCAATTAGAAGTAGGTACAGATAAGTATAGAGAGTATGTTCAGGAACTTACTCCTGGTCAACCTGTAATGAAATTTTCAGATTTCAGAAATATAAATAATAAAAAGAAGAACTAATTTAGGTATCAATTATGCTTAACGACATGTACTCACAATCTACTTCTAGATTGTCTGGAATTGAAGATATTCTAAACGGTATTGGATATCTTTCTGAAGCAGAAAAAGAAAAAGAAAAAGAAGGTAAGGAAAAAGAAGAAAAATCTGAAAAGGCTGGCGAGGATCAGGAAGATAAGTATCCTAACAAGTCTGGTAAGAAGTCAAGAGACTATGATGAAGATGGCACTGTAGAAGATGAGACTGATGAGTATGCTGGTGTAAAGGATAAGGCCATTAAGAAGGCAATGAAAAAAGAAGATCTAGATTTCTCTTCAGTTCTTGATGATTTTTCTGATGAAGATATTGTATTCTTAACTGATGATCTTATTGAAGAGATGGTAGAGGAAGCTCTAACTGAGTGCCTAGCAGAAGGTTATGAGATCGAAGATCTTGAAATGATGCTAGTTGAATCTTTAGATGAAGCAGCAAAGCAATTAGATTTATTTCAACACCAAAGACAACAGCAAAGAAAAGAAAAGGTTGCTAAGATCAAAGGTGCAGTTAAGAACTTTGCAAGTAAAGTTAAGTCTGGTGCAAAAGCTGGTGTGAAAGCAGCAGCGTCGGGTGCTAAGAAAGTTGCAGTAAAAGCAGCAGGCGCAGCAGGAGAAATCGCAGGTGCAGCTCGCGCAGGATATGCTGCAGGTAAAGCAAAGGCATCAGAGAAGCAACAGTCTTCTAGTTCATCTTCTTCTGGTAGTTCCTCATCATCGAGCAGTTCTTCATCTTCAGATAAACCAGCAAGACCTTCTTTCCTATCAAGAGTTGGTGCAAAACTTAAGAGTGGAATTAAGAAAGTTGTCGGTAAAGCAGCTAGAAAGGTTGCATCAGGTGCAGGTAAAGTTGCAAGTCGTTTAGGTGAAGAAACATTGGTAGAGAAAGCACCTCCTAGTGCTAAGCATGAGCGTATGGTTAAGCATATCAAAGATAAGTATAAGAAGGGTGGATTAACTAAAAAAGAAAAAGGTATTGCTTATGCTACTGCTTGGAAAGCATATAACAAAGAAGAAGTAGAGCATATTGAAGAAGACGGTGAGATGCAAGGTGGCGATAAGGATCCTTGCTGGAAAGGATATCAAATGGTTGGTAAGAAAATGAAGGGCGGTAAGGAAGTTCCTAACTGTGTTCCTAAGGAAGAGTATCAAGAACTCTATCTTGATATGATCGAAGAAGGTTTCACAGTTGAGCAAGTTCGTGAAGTTATTGCTGCATACGAAGATGGACATGAAGTAATTTTTGAAGAAAGTGGCGTACAAATTTATTGTGAGGAGTGATATGGAAAAGGATAATAACAATATTAAAACAGGAAAAAAATTAGACACAGGAAACAAAAGCACCGTGAAAATTAATCCAACTAAAGAAAGTCTCAAAGAACAAATCAGACAATCTCTAGAAGAAGATCGTGAGATGAGAAGATTGGCAGCACAAGAACGTGCTGCTGAACGAGAAAGAGAAGCAAAAAGAGCTGGTGTAAAAAGTCATACTCCAGGATTACATGCCAACTCAATTGCATCAGATTATGCAAAAAAAGAAACTAAATCTATTAAATGGCATGACAAAAAAACCAAAGGAAAATATATTCCTGGTATGGTGAGTAATGAAGAGTTTGTAAATGAAGGTGATTATTGGCATCCAGATCCTGAGCAAGATAAAAAACTAAGTGATCGTGGTGCAAAACTTCGTGCTCGTGAAGATGCTACTTCTAAACCAAAAGAAGATCCTAAAAAACTGAAGCCAGGTGAATCTTATATGGATTATGCTAAGCGTCATGGATATAGGTCATCAGCACCTAAAAAGCAAAGTATTGGTGATAGAATTAAAACTAAATTAGGATTAAAAAATTCTTTTGATCCAGAAGGTGAAGTATTAGAATCTGCTGTTCCTGGCAAACCTGCAGAAAGACTTGGTGCTGTAACTGCTATCCCTAAGGATGAGCGTGATGCTGCAAGAGAAAGAACTCTTGCTAAAGCAAAAGCAGCAAGAGCAGCAAGAGAAAAGGGAATGAAGGAAGAGATTGAAATGGAAGAAGGCATGGATATGAAGGCTTTCAAAGCAAACCGCAGAAAACTCAAGCGTAGAGAAGCTTCTGCTGATGCTAAGAAGAGAGGTCATGTAGGTAAGGAATGGTACAACAGTGGTAGAACGTATTCTCCAGATGAAGCAAAGAGTGGTCGTGCAAATATGCCCGATCATGAAAGAAGCACAAGACATCGTAGTGCTGTAGATCCTGAGGGTGAGGATAGTAACTACTCAGCAGACAAGACGAAGAATCCTAAGAAACTTCGTAAGCAAAAAGCAATGGGTGAATCACTTTCATTCTCTGATTTTATTGCTGAGCGTAATCGTTACGAGAAAGAAACAGGTAAGGATCTTAAGACTGGTAAACCTGTAACCAAAGGTGGCACCATGGGTGGTGATGATAAGCATTCTCAAGTTATGAGACACATGCACAAAGTTATGGGTTCTGGAAGAATGGGTGCTGGTGGTGCTATCCAACAAAGAGGAAAGAAAAAGGAAAAGGGTGCTCCTACACCTGGACCTAGTGTTACTCCTGCTCAGAAGGTTGCAAAACGTCGTGCTGCTGCTAAAGCATCACAAGATTTTATGAATGATACTAGAGGAACTTAATTGATAAATACCTATACCCTTTAGTATAGGTATCATCATGTCGGCACTAATCGCATGGGCTTTTGCTAACCAGGCTCTTATCGCAACTGTTCTTTTTGCAGTTTCAGAAGCACTTGGAGCAAACCCAAAGGTAAAATCAAACGGTATTCTTTCCCTAGTTCTTATGCAAGTCCAAGCACAGCTTAAGAATAAAGGGGCAAAAGATCTAACCCCTTGATCCTGAAGGACCCCTACGGGTCCTTTTTTATAAATAAATACAGGATATAAAAGTTTATTGGAGAATACAATGTCTCTTTACGGAAGAACCGATTCAAACACAAATAAAACAAAGGCTGGTATTGGAGTTGCCGCATCATCAATTACGCCAACAATCGTCTTCGTTGATGAAACAGAAGCACAATTAAACGAGAACCGTCAACGTGGTATTGATGGTCCAGGTTGGTGGTCGTATTATACATATGTTGATACTGATGGCAACACTCGTCATAAGTCAGAGAAGATGGTTGCCCTTGCTGACCCTGATACAAATGCTAATGAAACTCAGGCAGATGATACTATTGCAGCAGATGTAGCATCTGCAGTTACTATTACTGGTCAACCAGCAGCAGTTACTGGAGCATCAACTCCTTACACTGGAACATTCACAGTTACGACTTCAACAACTGGTACACCTGGAACTCTCACTTATCAGTGGCAGTATCAAACTGCTTCGCAGACAACTAAGTGGACAGACATTTCAAATACAGGTGTTTATACTGGTGCTACAACAGCAACTCTTACACTTACTGCTGCTGCTAAGGCAACCTATGATGGTTACAAGTTCCGTGTAAAGATCAATTCTGCTGGTGGTACTGAGGAAGTCATTTCTAACAGTGCGTCATTAACCTATGCATGATAAATTATGAGATTTGAGGAATTGAATGAAGACAATTATATGATGTTTGCTATTAAACATTATGATAATCCTCAGTCTGTTACTAGAGAAGACTTTGAAGAGGACATCAAAAGATTTAAATATATTAAAAGATTATTGAAAAGGTATCTAACTGGTGGTCCCCTTCGAAGTCATTTATTACTAAATCACATCATAATTTTATATAATGTTTTTGGTGAAGCGGCAACACCATTACTTTTTTATAAATTGGATAAAGAATATTGGGGATGTTTAAAAGCATTTATGGTATTCTTGAACCGTCTTCCATCAGAATCTATGGAAGGAATTCCAGTTGATGAAGATATTGAGAATTCATTAAGAGGTATTTAATATGGAAGGTCATCCACCAACTAATAGTATTGGACCTAATCAAGGTGCTGAAGTTTCTTTACCTCCTGCAGTACAACCTGGAGTTAAATTAGTTAAAAAATTAATTAAAAGAAAAAGAATAAAGGAAGCTACCATGTTACAACAACAAAATAATCAAAAGAAACCTGTTCAATCTGCAACTGGTAGTCCCCAACCATCACCACAAGAAGTAATGGCAAAGAAGCAAGAAGCTGCTAAAGCAGCCCAAGCGCCAGCAGCTGCTCCTGCTAAAGCATCTTCTACTACACAAGCAACTGCTAAACCTTCTCCACTTCAACAGAAGGCAGCACAAGTTGCAAAGCAAGCACTTCAAAAGAAAATTGCATTGCAGAAGCAAGCAATGGCCAATCAAATTCAACAACAGAAATTGGCAGCAAAAAATCCAGGATTGAATAATTGAGGATACTGAAATGCCCTTTGGAATTCCAAAAGACCTTTCAGTATTAGAAGCGAAGTTTCAGATATATGAAGATCTCTCTAAGGAGATGCTTGACAAACTTGAACGTGCAGTAGACAAAATTAGTGAGAGCAACCAGAATGTTGCCCTCATTTTAGAACGCCACGAAAATAGATTAGACCAAGTAGATAAAGCAGAGGCTGCTATTTTAGAATTAATCAAAGCTATCAATAATAAGTTAGAGCAACTTGAAAGAAAGGTAGAAGACCTTTCTAAGTTTCGTTGGGTTACTATGGGTGTTCTTGGTGCTGCTACATTGGTCATTGGATCAGCGGCATTCTTTGGAAATCTATTGACAGTGGGTTCTGGTCGTGTTACTATAGGAGGAGCACCCATACAATCCACAAAATGAATTATATTGATGTTAAATATATCAACCTAATTTCCATTAGGTTAGATAAATTTGCTCGCAAAAAAGAAGGCATCTATAATTTTAGGTGTCCTTATTGTGGAGACAGTAGTAGGAATAAGAGTAAGGCAAGAGGATATTTCTTTGATAATAAAAATGTAACAGTATACAAGTGTCATAACTGTGGAGTTACAACTAACTTTTCAAATTTTCTAAAACAAAATGCTCCAGATGTTTATGATGAATATATTCTGGAAACTTATAAGGATGGATTTTCAAGTAATAAACTATTTGAAAAATCGGATCAAGAATATAATTTTGAAGCACCAAAATTTGCTGCAAAGATTGATGGACTTGTTAGAATATCTGATCTAAATAAAACACACGCAGCAAGAAAATATGTAGAAAGTAGACAAATACCAGAAACAAAATTCAAAGAGATTTATTATATTGCACAATATAAAAAGTGGGTGAATAAACAAAAACCTACATTCAAGGATACTTATCCTGATCACTCAAGGATTATTATTCCCCTTATTCTAGATAAAGAATGGTTTGGTTTTCAAGCAAGAGCACTTAATCCGAAAAATTCAATGCGGTATCTAACTACAATTCTTGACGAAAGCAAACCTAAAATTTATAACTTAGATAATGTTAATAACACAGAACAAGTTTATATAACAGAAGGTGCTTTCGATAGCATGTTCTTAACCAATTCAATTGCAATGGTTGGAGCAGACATTGATTGGACATTTGTTAATTCTTGTGTTGACACAGAATTCGTTTTCGTGTATGATAACGAGCCCCGCAACGCTCAGATCGTTGCTAGAATGGAAAAAGTCATCAATAGAAAACATTCTATTGTAATTTGGCCAAAGTCTTTAAATAAAAAAGATATTAATGAAATGGTAATTGCTGGTCTTAATCCACAGCAATTAGTTCAATCTAATACTTACAAAGGATTAGAAGCAAAAATTAAATTTACCGAATGGAAAAAAGTATGAGTAATGGCATCAAAGTTGTAAAGAGAGACGGTTCTGTAGAGCGTCTTAATATTGATAAAATTCATATTATGGTTGAACATGCTTGTGATGGATTGAGTGGTGTGTCTGCTTCACAAGTAGAAATGAACGCAAACATTCAATTTTATGATGGCATTAAAACTTCCCAAATCCAAGAGATCCTGGTCCGATCAGCTAACGATCTTATTTCTCTTGATAATCCAAACTATCAGTTTGTTGCTGCTCGTCTCCTTCTTTTCGGTCTACGCAAGCATGTCTTTGGGGCAAATTGGAAAGTAGAGTTTCCAAATGTTCATGACCATCTTGTTGGAGGTGTTTCTTTGCGTGTGTATGATGGAGAACTTCTCGGTAAATACTCTATGGAAGAGTGGGACAAGATTGATACCTTTATTGATCATGATCGTGACTTCCTATTCACTTATGCAGGTCTACGTCAGGTCGTTGATAAATACCTTGTGCAGGATAGAAGTAACGGAACAATATTTGAAACGCCACAATATGCTTATATGTTGGCATCTGCCACAATCTTTGCAGAGTATCCAAAAGAAACACGTCTCTCCTATGTAAGGAAATATTATGACGCAATCAGCAAACACAAAATCAACGTACCCACACCTATCTTGGCGGGAGTGCGAACTCCACTTCGACAATTTGCTAGCTGTGTGCTTGTTGACAGCGATGACACCCTCGATAGTATCTTTACTAGCGATATGGCTATTGGCAGATACGTTGCACAAAGGGCGGGTATCGGTATCAACGCAGGTCGAATCCGTGGTCTCAACAGCAAGATCCGAGGGGGAGAAGTTAGTCACACAGGTGTTATCCCTTTCCTCAAAAAGTTTGAGGCAACTGTCAGATGCTGCACTCAAAATGGCATCCGAGGTGGATCAGCAACTGTCCACTTCCCAATCTGGCACCAAGAGATCGAGGACATCCTAGTATTAAAGAATAATAAAGGAACCGACGATAACCGAGTTCGTAAGTTAGACTATAGCATCCAGATCAGCAAACTCTTCTATGAACGATTCATCCGAAACGAAGACATTTCTCTCTTCAGTCCACATGACGTTCCAGGTCTGTCTGATGCTTTTGGTCTTGCTGGATTTGACGAGTTATACAATGTTTATGAACGAGATACTTCTATTCCAAGAAAAACTGTCAGTGCTCAAGAACTATTTCTTTCACTCTTAAAGGAGAGAGCAGAGACTGGTCGTATCTACATTATGAACATCGACCACTGCAATGAGCATTCTTCCTTCAAAGATAAAGTTTGGATGAGTAACCTCTGTCAAGAGATTACCCTTCCCACCAAACCACTACATCATATTGATGATCCAGAAGGTGAAATTGCCCTTTGTATTCTCTCTGCAGTTAATGTTGGCAAAATTAAAAATCTTGATGAACTAGAAGAACTCTGTGATCTTTCCGTTCGGGGTCTTGATGAATTGATCGATTATCAGCAATATCCTATAACTGCCGCTGAGCATTCTACAAAGAACCGTCGATCTCTTGGCATTGGTTATATCGGTCTAGCACATTATCTTGCTCGTCATGGTGAGCACTATGATGATCCGAGAGCATGGGAATTAGTTCATGATCTTACAGAAGCATTCCAGTATTATCTACTGAAGTCTTCTAATCAACTTGCTATTGAGAAAGGTAAGTGTGGTTACTTTGATCGTACTAAGTATGCTGATGGAATTCTTCCAATTGATACATACAAGAAAGATGTGGACGAAATCGTACCTAATAATTTGAACTATGATTGGGAAAGTCTTAGAACATCCATCCTGGCTCACGGTCTCAGGAACTCAACACTGTCCGCACAAATGCCATCGGAGAGCAGTTCCGTTGTGTCAAATGCAACAAACGGAATTGAACCTCCTAGAGGGTATCTGTCCGTTAAGAAGTCGAAGAAAGGTCCGCTTAAGCAGATTGTTCCCCAGTACCAAACACTTAAGAACAATTACACGCTTCTTTGGGATATGTCTAGCAATCGTGGGTATATTAATATTGTTGCAGTTATGCAGAAGTTCTTTGATCAAGCGATTTCTGGAAACTGGTCCTATAATCCAGAACATTATGAAGATAATGAAGTTCCTACTTCAGTAATGGCTCAAGACCTATTAACTACATATAAGTACGGTTGGAAGACCTCTTATTATCATAATACTTACGACAATAAAAAAGACGCAGATGATCCAGTAGAAGACAAACAATCAGTACAAGATTTTATTAATAGTGTACTAAATGATGTATTAGTTGAAGATGATTGTGACAGCTGCAAAGTATAAAGGAGAAACTAAATGGTAACTGGAATGACGGTTTTTAATACCAAAGAAGTAAACACCAAGAAGCAACCAATGTTTTTTGGTGCTCCTTTGGGAGTACAACGTTATGATGGATCTAAGTATCCTATTTTTGAAAGATTGACCCAACAACAGTTAGGTTATTTTTGGAGACCTGAAGAGGTCTCCCTCCAAAAGGATCGTGCAGATTATGCACAATTGAGTGAGGAACAAAAGCATATCTTTACTAGTAACTTGAAGTATCAGATTATGCTTGATAGTGTTCAAGGTCGTGGTCCTGGGATGGCATTTATTCCATATTGTTCTTTGCCTGAGTTGGAAGCAGCGATGACTGCCTGGGGATTTATGGAAATGATACATTCAAGATCTTATACTTATATAATTAAGAATGTATATTCAAATCCATCTGAAGTATTTGATACAATTCTATCAGATAATAATATTTTAGAAAGGGCAAAAACTGTTACTGAAGCATACGATGAATTTGTTAATGCCGCTCAAATGTACGGTACTTCAAATGATTGGAAGTTTGCCCAGGAAGGAGTACCTAATGCACAGGAGACTTTGTATGAACTTAAAAGAAAACTTTATCGTGCAGTTGCGAACGTTAACATTCTGGAAGGGATTCGTTTCTATGTTAGCTTCGCTTGCTCTTTTGCATTTGGTGAACTCAAGCTTATGGAAGGATCTGCGAAAATAATTTCTTTGATTGCTAGAGATGAAAGTCAGCATTTAGTGCTAACACAAAATATTCTAAATAAATGGAAGGAAGGTGATGATCCTGACATGCTTCAAATTGCACAGGAAGAAGAAGAGAATGTTTATGAAATGTTCAGAAGAACTGTTGATGAAGAGAAGCGTTGGGCAGATTATCTATTTCAGAAAGGGTCTATGATTGGTTTGAATGACAAACTTCTCGGACAATATGTAGAATGGATTGCAAATCGCCGTCTTAAATCCATTGGATTGAAGGCAATTTATAATATTCCTGCCAATAATAACCCTCTTCCATGGACCGAGCATTGGATTAATTCTAAATCTATGCAGGCAGCACCACAAGAAACTGAGATTGAATCATATGTGATTGGTGGTATTAAACAAGATGTAACAACTGATACTTTTGCAGGATTTAAACTATGACCGTACCAGCACCAGGACTTTCCCTTATTAAAGAATTTGAGGGATGCAGACTTACAGCTTATCCTGATCCACTATCAGGAGGTAAGCCTTATACATGCGGTTGGGGATCTACTCGTAAGAAGGATGGATCTCCTTTCGTACTAGGAGAAAAGATCACGCAACAGTATGCTGATGATCTTCTAGTGGAAGAATGTGAAAAGCATTTTCTTCCAGCACTTAAAAAAATTCCACACTGGGCAGAGATGTCACCTGAACAACAGGGTGCCATTTTGTCGTTTGCATATAATCTAGGAGCAGGATTTGTTGGTGATCGTGCCAACTTTAACTCTATTAATACCGCTCTAGAATCGAAAGCAAACTGGTCCAAGGTTCCCGAAGCACTCTACAAGTATCGTAACCCAGGAACGTCCGTAGAGGCGGGTCTGGCACGTCGTAGGACCGCTGAAGGGAACATGTGGAAGAAGGGTATGGGGGGTTCCTCAGCACCCGCTACAATGTCAACTATAACAGAGGTAAGTAAAATGTCTAAGGTTCTAATTAACTTCTTCAAATTTTATGATGAAAATAATGCGAACCATGTTGCAGGCGTAGCACTGCTAGAAGCAGCTATTCCTGAGCATCTACAACCAAACTCACCTTGGGTCGTCACCTATCGTGGTGGTAATGCCGATGGTGGTAAACCAGATTTACATGCTTTCTTTGAGCATTTCTCAGAGAGAAATGCTTGCCATGTGAAGGCAGTAGGTCAACTAGAAGAGGCTATGGCAAAAACAGATCCAGAGTGCCTAGTCGATGACGGTGCTGGTGGAGCAACTGATGCTGCTTGGATTGAAAAGTTTCGTGCCAAACCACCCATTCCACCTATTCTTGCAGTACCATACTTCAATCAGGTTGACAACTACAGAGACGCACATAGAACATGCAACAGTTCCTCTTGTGCTATGTGTCTAGAGTTCCTTAAGCCTGGAACATTAAAAGGTGATAAAGGTGATGATGCATACGTTACGAAAGTATTTGCGATTGGTGACACTACTGACCATGCGGTTCAGACGAAGGTTCTTGCGTCGTATGGTGTCAAGTCCCATTTCTCATACAATCTTTCTTTTGCTGATCTGGACAAGTCCCTTGCTGCTGGCAAGCCCGTGGTTATTGGCATTCTCCACAGGGGTTCTCTTTCTGCTCCTACTGGTGGACACATGTGTGTAGTCATCGGTAAGAAGGGTGATGGATATGTTGTGAATGATCCATATGGTTCATGCAACGATGGTTACACTGGTCCTGTAACTAACGGTAAAGGTACTGTCTATAGCAAGGCAATGCTCAAAGCACGTTGGTGTCCTGGTGGCAACGATGGCTGGGGTCGTATCTTCGACTGATATGGTTGATACTACTTATTATGTGTGGTTATTTGTATTTGCAATAATTGCATATGTTTGTATAGTTGATGAAAATGTTCCTAAGTTTCTGTATCTTATGGTACAGATCCTTAGGATCAATGTGATAAGATTCTTTTGGGGAACCAAGATGAGAATTGGATTAGAATTTTCTACTTGGAAGATGAAACGAGATATGAAAAAATTTTTGAAAGAAAAACAATTACAGGATGAAAACAATGATCGCTCTGAAATCTCCTAGATGCCCGTATTGCGGCAGTTACAAAAGTATGTGTGCAGAAGTCAATAGTTTCATGAGAGCTATTGCTAGAAGTGTTTGTTCTAAAAGATATCATGGCGTTAAACGTTATGAGGAAATTCCTGATCCGTGGAATGATACTGTCACATAAATAATTTCGGTTCAAAAGGAGGTATATGCTTACAGAACCAGTCCATCACATCTATGATAAAGATAACCATGTTATCGCATATAATTTAACTACAGAGGAGATGCACAAAAAAATTAATCAAATTGACGAGTATATAGAAATTCTGACTTTAGAACCGCCAAATTATAGGGACGCAAGTTACTGACTAAATACCTCCATACGGAGGTTTTTTAATGGGCAGTTATGAAAATCCTTGGATGTATAATTCAGAAGTTTTTGAATCAGATCACATTCAAGATTATTTTGGTTTTGTTTATCATATTCACTGCCGTTCAACTGGCAGGTCTTATATTGGTAGAAAATATTTCTGGAGTTTCAAGACACCGAAGGGAAAATCTAGAAAAGTTAAATCAGAATCTGATTGGAAAAAGTATTACGGATCCTGCCCCGAACTCAAATCCGATATTAACCTTTGGGGAAAAACATCCTGCGACAGAAGAATACTTAGCCTTCATAAAACAAAGGGACAATGCAACTTTGAAGAAACAAAACAACTCTTCTTGAATAATGTTTTGACTGAAGCCTTGACAGACGGCACCCCTGCCTACTATAATTCCAACATCCTAGGCAGATACATGCGTAAGGATTACTTCCACGGGGCTTGACAACTCAGATCAGACCCTATATACTTACAAGGTAACCAACGGAGGAGCAAATGAATTCAAAAGTGGATTTTCAACTCTTCTCTGCAGATGAAGAGTATCTTAATGATACTATTAGTATTCTAGTTGATAAACTTCATGATCTAGTAAGTTCTGGTTTTTATTCGGATGCAAAAGAAGTTGCATCTAAGATTAAACAACTGAATAAACTTCGTAACTAGGGACAGTAGCTCAGCGGATAGAGCATCTGCCTTCTAAGCAGTTGGTCGGGGGTTCGATCCCCTCCTGTCCCGTAGTCACGGATGGACTATAACAGCACTGGTGGAGTCAATGACCCTACTTGTCTCGGGATGACACTAAAAGCGCCCTGGTCGGGACGGTTCCCTTTTAGGTTTCTTGCTTCCTTAAAAAGCAAGTGGTGCGGATGGGGATTTATCTCCCGCCGAGTTTCCTATTTCCTCGATAACTAAATAGGTGGCGAGCCTGCTCACGGGGGATTGACCTTCCCCTTCTCTTCTGGTAGTCTATTGGTAAGGACGGGTGGACAACACACATGGAAACTGGGTTCGATTCCCAGACAGAAGTACAAGTCGATGTGGCGGAATTGGTAGACGCGCTGGGTTTAGGTTCCAGTAGAGTATTCTGTGGAGGTTCAAGTCCTCTCATCGACATCGATACTCGCTAGGCAGATAGCCTAGAAGGAGATCGAGGGGGTTCTATAGAACCTGCCATTTCACCCTATCATTTGCGCTGGAGCTGATAATCCAGAATGCCGTGATAGCGGGGAGGGAGCAATTCCTCCCCACCATTCCCCTATAGCTCAACGGCAGAGCAGAGAGCTGTTAACTCTAAGGTTCCTCGTTCGAATCGAGGTGGGGGAGCCAGCGGACATGGTGTAGCGGTAACATACCATCCTTCCAAGTTGTAGTCACGGGTTCGATCCCCGTTGTCCGCTTCAGTTTCTATTCATGATCTGATATGCAGTTTACTGAAATTGTTGGTAGTTACATCAACACAAAGCAAGCATTTGAAAGTCCTGCACATTGGGCACATATTGTGGTGGAAATTGAACAGTTAGAAGAAAATAAAATGCAATCTCGTAGTAGTTATTACTATGAATATGAAATAGGTGGTCCTACATATAGAACTACAAATCATACATTCCAACAGATAACAGATACTAAAGTTACTTTTGATAATTATGATCTAGATTGGAATAAACTTTGTACGTTTGAATTTGATTGGGACGGAGAATTCTGGGTATCCAATGCCAAAGATGATCTTATAATTAATGGAGTTAGGGTACTAAGCGATCTCAGGTTCTCCAAAGACCTACTTCTGTCTAGAGAAGCAGGATTTAATCTTGAAACTAATAAATTAATTTGGGGTAGAGAAAACGGTATTTTTAGATTTAATAGAATTACGGATCCAGAAAATGATCCTTTAGCACTTAAGAAATGAAAACAGTAATTGATGTAAAGTATCCTATTCTTTCTTGGTTAAGAGTTATTGGCAATGTATTATTCATCGGAGGTTATGCTGTAGTACTTTTTAATAGTGTAACTTTAGGCATCTATATAAGATTAGCAGGTAACTTACTATCATTCCCATATTTCTTTAAAATTAAAATGTGGGATATGGTAACTGTAAGAAGCTTCTTTGCAGCAATTGAATTTGCAAAATTAATCGAATTATTCCTACTCTAAAATGTCACTAATTTCACAACAAGACCGTCAAATGGTTATTGAAGCATTAGAATATTATGTTCTTTCATTGAAGTCTTATCCTAAACATGATGAAAATAAACTCGCTCAATATCACACCCTCCTCAACTGGATCAAACTGGAGTATTTCAAACATGAAAATTAATCTCTGGTATTGTAAAGATATGAAGCAATGGCGATGGACCTTAGTTGATAATTCCCGTCCTATATGTAAGCAAGAATCTGGTCAACAACCTTTTCTACGAGATGCTATGAATGATGTAGCAAATACTGTAGAATATATGATGGATACAAAACAGAACGAATGAGGGACCGTCGCCTATCGGTTAAGGCCCACTGCTTATAACGGTGTGAACGGAGTTCAATTCTCTGCGGTCCTATATACTAAAAATAAAGGAGGTAATATGTACGAAAATCAAACTGATTTTGAATGGCACCTCTTTGAGTTTGGTAAAAAGGTAGAATATATTCTTGCTGCAGAACTTGCAGGTAAAGAAGATGCTAACGAAGCATACAAAAAAATCAAAGCATTGTTTGAAGATCTCAAAAAGTTTCGTAAGCAAGAAAAGAAACAAGACCATCCATTAGATTACGATAAAATTCCTGAGCGTTATTGATTATGATTTCACAAGGATTAGTTGAAACTGAAGATGAAGACCCTGGATTTGAGATTACTCATCTCTCATTCAGAAAGAAAAGGTCTAATAATATGTGTGGTGGTCCAGTAGATTACTACATCGGCAACATCGTATTCCGTTTGACCGACGAAGATGCGAAAGGTCGCATGGAATACATTCTGAAAGAGAATGAGAGAGTTCGTGTAGCACCAGACGAAGAGTTACATGATAAGTATTACGATGGTCTTCACTTTAAGTTTGATAGAGAAAAAGAAGAAGTAAATGAAGACGGTGAAAAGTTTTATAAGCTTGACATCATCAACAAAGAAGGTATCAAAGATGGAGATGTATTCATCTATGGGTATCGTCGCAACATGGATCCTTTGCATGGTTTTGTAGAATACATTGAGAAGTTTGATTGTTATCGAATGCACGAATACTTCCAAGACACCCCAGTAGTTCGTGGTATAATACAGTATCTCCAAGACATGAAAGATGGCAAACCTAATCCAAGTCGTACAGTCTATCATGAACAGTTCCTCAACACGCTCACAAACCTCTGCTGGTGGTGGGACTAGACAGTGCTCTAAGTGTCACACTGAATACCCCCTTGACAGCGACCACTATCAGGTGGTAAAATACTTTCGTTCTGGGTTCTCCTATTATTGTAATGAGTGTAACAAACCGAAACCTCGTGAAGACAATCGTTGAGCGTTTTCCTTATCGTTATGTACAAGTAGGCACCCTTGAAATCAATGGTATGCCAGACTATCGCATTCAAAAAATGTGTTCGTATACTGGTCGATATCGTGACATGTACCTATGTGATAATGAAATGCAACTTATGACAGCAATAGAAGATTTTGAATATACTAAATGGTTGGATCCAGACACAGTTCCATGCTATGTTAAAGACGATTAATGTAAGCATTTATACTTAGTTTGTCAGGATACAAAAACATTTGGGGGGTTGACATGCCCCCCTTTTTCATATATACTACTGTAACAATTCTTAATGAATGTACAATGACTGTAACAACCAATGAGTATGGCCAGCAAAACATGTGGGCCAAAGAACCTGAAATGGTTTATCAAGAATACAATCGTAAAGGTCTTCTGACCCCTATGCAAATGACGGAGATGTACAATGGACGTTGGGCTATGGTCGGCATTATTGCTGGGCTCGTTTCTTATGTTGGCACTGGTAAACTCTTCTTCGGGATCTTCTGACTGAGGGCTTGACAATGACTTCACTTTTGTTTACAATGACTTCCGTTGCCTTCTTCGTATTGCTGGCAATCTCTGTAGAAAAACTTTGTGAGACTTACTGATGACTGTTTACAACATTACGCTTCAATCTCCCGATGGATCCGAAACGACTATTCAATGTCCTGACGATCAATATATTCTTGAAGCTGCTGAAGAGGCAGGTGTTGACCTTCCCTCTTCATGTAAAGCTGGTGCCTGCTCTGCATGTGCTGGTAAACTAATCAGCGGCACTGTTGATAACGAGGAACAATCATTCCTTGATGATGATCAACTTGCTGAAGGTTGGGTGCTAACCTGTGTAGCATATCCAACTAGCGACTGTGTGATCCTTACCGAACAGGAAGAAAACCTGTGATCACAACAGGTGATATGTTAGGGCAATTTAATCTTGCCCTTCAAGAACTAGTTGAGAGTGGCGCCTGGGATCGAGATGCAAAACTAGAAGTCAAGATCGCAGGCACCCTCAAGAGTGACAAGTTTATTGTCATCAAACCTGTAAAAGAAAAACTTATTTGTAACCTTAATCCTGAACTGAAACAAAAACATGACCCGAGTACCTGAAGTAACTTTTAAAGACCGTCGCCCTTGCTATAACGGTGACTATGATTGGTATGACCTTACCACATCTGAAATCTTCGATGATAAGCGTGTGGTTGTGTTTGCTCTTCCTGGAGCATTTACTCCTACTTGTAGCTCATTTCAATTGCCTGGATATGATTTGAGGTATGATGAAATCAAATCATATAATATTGATGAAGTGTATTGTCTGTCAGTCAATGACAGTTTTGTTATGAACGCTTGGTTCAAACAACAAGAGGTAAAAAATGTTCGACCCATTCCTGACGGTAGCGGTGAGTTTACTTACGCTATGGGTATGTCTGTCACTAAGGCGAACCTAGGTTTCGGTTTCCGTTCCTGGCGTTATGCTATGGTGGTGAACGATGGCGAGATTGAAATGATGTTCGAGGAGCCTGGCAAGGTGGGTAACTGCCCTGTTGATCCTTACGAAGTTAGCAATCCTGAAACTGTACTTAATTATCTTAGAAACAACTATTCAAAGGAGAACTAAAATGAAATTCGGTTTTACCCCTGAGGCAGAGATCCTCAACGCACGTCTGGCAATGCTTGGTTTCGTTGCTGGCGTCGGTTCTTATCTGATCACTGGTCAAATTATTCCTGGCATTCTTTGATTAGATAAATAGGCTTGGATTAAAAAATGGTCTTGGTCTGAATTAAATAGCAAATTACTTCGGTAATTTGGTGCTTGCTTATTAAACTTTGGTTTGATTTGTGAATGTCAAATTATCGAAGTATTTTTATGTCTACTAACACGCAAAAGACGCTCGCTGCAGCGTCTGCGCTCTTTTTTGGAGTGCCAACAGCAGCATTCGCTCAACCAGGAGTATTGCCACCAGGATACATCGGAACAGTTACTGGCAACACTCCAAACACATGGCAAACTTATACCTACAATTACACTCCCTCTACTAGTGGTGCTAACTTTGTAGGTTTTGCTTTCCGCCAAGACCCAGCATTCTGGTCGTTTGATAACGTTAGATTGTATGCTCCAGGATCTACGGTCAATCTTTTAACGAATGGTGACTTCACTACTGGTGGAGCATTCAGCATCACAACCAGCAACGGACCATCTAATATTCAAGCGCCAACTAACTGGGGTGTCTGGTATCAGAACGGAACCTATCCTGCTGCTGCTGGAACATGGACTAACGGAATGTGGTATGACGGTGCTGTAGGAACCTTTGATGGTATCTATCAGGGTGTCAATCTTGATGCTGGAACACAATACACAGTTTCGTTTGATGTATCTGGTAACAATACAGCAAATACCTCGTCTATTCAGTTAGGAACTTATGCTGGACTTTGCCAAGACACAACACTTGCTCCAGCACAATGTACTATTCCATCTAGTTATGGATTTACTACATTAGCAACTCCAGCTCAGGGTGCTGCCGCAGGCAATCCAACTCCAACTGTAACTGGAACTTCAACTACAAATCAGGTTACAACTTCTTCGTCATCCTCAACAAGAACGGAGACATCTTATGTTACTAGAACTGACGCTTCTACTGACGCTGACGGTAATCCTGTTGTTAGAACCTACACAGACACGGTAGTTACTACAATTCCAGTTACTACAACAATTACAACTACAACACCAGTTACAACCACCACATATTCTGATGGTTCCACAACCACATCAAATGGAACAGCAGTCGTTACTACTTCATCTTCTGATGGAACTGGAACATCTGCCGTAACTGCTTCTGCCTTACAATCAACAGCAGTCACTAGACCATCGTATGCTTATAATACTGTAGTATCTGGTGCGCCTACAGTTGTTAACACTCCTACTTTCACAGCAACTGAAAGTAGTGGAACCCAAAAAGTGAATATTCATGTTACAACTGGAGTAACAACTCCATTACTTACAACTGTTACAACTACTCCTGTTATCACAACAACTGATGCAAATGGAAATGATACTGTAACAAATGGAACACCAGTTGATACTTATGTTGCTTCCACAAGATATGATGAGTATCATACTTACAGAGATCTTTATGGTCGTGTTGATCAACTAGAAGTTCTTGATGGAATTAATGGTGGAATTAATAGCCTTCTTAATCATGAACCATCACAAACTAAACAGAAGTTTAGAGTATTTAATAAAAATTACTTTGCTCAATCATATAATGCTGATGGATATGATGGAAAGTCTCAAATTTATGGTGGTGGATTTGAATTGGATCTCAGTAAAGGATGGACTATTGGGGGTCAATATAATAATATTCAAATTGATTTAGTTGGTGTTGATAGTATTTCTAAACAAAACAAAGAACATTATGGTATCTTCAATAGCTTCCATGGAAATACATTCTCTTTGATTACTAATGCTGCTATGGCAAATAGCACATATGATATTCAAAGAACTGTTGAGAATGTTTTTTACAATAGAGGTCAAACAACAGGTAAAGAGTGGTGGGTATCTAATCGTTTGTACTGGCATGTTGCAAAATGGATTTCTCCATTTGTAGGTCACACAGCACATAATATGACAAGAGAAGGATATACTGAACAGTGGTATCCACAGTCAGCAAGAACTGTTGAAGCATTCAATCAGACTACACATGTTGGAGAAGCAGGTCTCAAACTAGAAACTAGATTTGGAGGCAAGAAGAACGATGTTTTTGGTGTCAGTGTTGATGGTGCTTATGGCACTGATAATTCTTATGGGGTTACCGCAGCATTAGACTATAATGAAGTTTTATTTGTCGAAGGATCCCATGGGGTATCGGACGGTGTGACAACTAATTCAGTGGCAGCAAAGGTCAAATTCAGGTTCTAGGGGGCTTGACAGGGACGGGGAACCGTAGTATTATAAATAAGTGTTAAGGAAACGAAACATTTCTTAACGTTCCGAACACCCCGAAAACCGAGACCTCTAGGGTGTATAAATCACGTCTCTCATATCCCTGCTGAGGGTGCAGGGAGCATAGTATCTCCACCATTTCCCTGATGGTCTTACTATTCTTTTAACGATTATGACTGCTACAATTGCTCAAAGACAATCTACTAACTCCTGGGAACAGTTTTGTCAGTGGGTTACTTCAACGAACAATCGCCTATATGTTGGCTGGTTCGGTGTGTTGATGATCCCAACGCTGCTTGCTGCAGCGACGTGTTTCATCATCGCCTTTATCGGTGCTCCCCCAGTGGACATTGATGGCATCCGTGAACCTGTTTCTGGTTCATTGATGTGGGGAAACAACATCATTTCTGGTGCTGTTGTTCCTTCAAGCAACGCTATTGGTCTTCACTTCTATCCCATCTGGGAAGCTGCCTCTCTCGATGAGTGGCTATATAATGGTGGACCATTTCAACTGGTCGTCTTCCACTTTCTGATTGGTATCTATGCCTACATGGGTCGTGAATGGGAACTTTCTTACCGACTTGGTATGCGTCCTTGGATTTGTGTTGCCTACAGCGCACCCGTTGCTGCTGCTTCTGCAGTGTTCCTCGTATATCCATTTGGACAAGGTTCCTTCTCTGATGCTATGCCTCTCGGCATTTCAGGAACATTTAATTACATGCTTGTTTTCCAGGCGGAACATAATATCCTCATGCACCCCTTCCATATGCTTGGGGTGGCTGGTGTATTTGGTGGTTCTCTTTTCTCTGCTATGCATGGATCTTTGGTCACTAGTTCCCTCGTCCGTGAAACAACTGAAACCGAATCGCAGAACTATGGATACAAGTTCGGACAAGAAGAAGAAACATACAACATCGTAGCTGCACATGGTTACTTTGGTCGTCTTATCTTCCAATATGCATCATTCAACAATTCTCGCTCGCTACACTTCTTCCTCGCAGCATGGCCTGTCGTGGGAATTTGGTTCGCGGCATTGGGTGTATCCACGATGGCATTTAACCTCAACGGATTTAACTTTAACCAGTCTCTCCTTTCGTCGGAGGGACGTGTTATCAACACTTGGGCAGACATTCTCAACCGTGCTAACCTCGGTTTTGAAGTGATGCACGAGCGTAATGCTCATAACTTCCCTCTCGATCTTGCTGCTGCTTCTAGCACTCCTGTTGCTCTGACTGCACCTGCAATCGGTTGATATTTTAAAATATAACTAAATTAAGGGGGTATTTTACCCCCTTTTTAATGCTTATGATCGACAAAGAAACACCATACAAACTTGCAGAAATTATTAGAGATACATGGCCAAATCTCTATAGACCTCCCAAAGACTATGTTCCTCCTGCTAAAAGAAAGACAACTAAATAATTTAACAATAGTTTTATTTTTATGGCATCAAATGCTATTCCTGCATATGGAACTTTAGGACCTGTATGTGATCCAGATATAGTAGTTGTTCCAAAAGTCACTACAGATCCAAATTTAGTTGACAAAACAACTCTTACAGATTATACTAATCTGGATACCTTTCCTCAGGATGCAGATTCTAGAAAACAATTTTTGGATATGCTTTATTATAATCCTATTGTTGGGTATGGGTATAATACTCAGGGAGAATTAACTTTTGTATATGCAAATGATTACATAGAAGATCCTTTTATTTTAGGGTTAAAAACTGACATTACAAATTATATAAAATCATATCCCGCATATGAATTAGCGTCTGGATATTATGCAGATCCTGTTATTCCAGGAGAAACAGTTATTACAGCAGTACCATCAGGAACTTTTAATCAATGATTATGGATAAAGAACAATTTATTAAAGAAGCATTGGAAGATTTAAATCTGACAGAAGAAGATCTTGTTATTCATGAAGGAACACAAGAAATAGTTGCAGAGGAAGTTGTACCAGAACTTCCAGAAAATTTGGAAGAATTAGAAGTTCCAAAAGAATTTATTGAAGAATTTAATAGTGAGAATATCGATGCTATTGATAAAGCATTTGATAATAAATCTTTCTTAATTGAAAGACAACTTGCCGAAATTCGTGATCTTGCAAAACTTCATGAGAAGCGAGCAACCGAACAGTGGGATGATAAAAGATTTTTCAAAGAAGTTAGAAAGGTAGAGAGGAAACATAAATCTGCTTGGCATCAGGTCAAAATGCTTGACAAAAGAGAAAAGGCATAGTAAGATACTATCTTACTGGAAGAGTGGCTGAGTGGTTGAAGGCAGCGGTTTGCTAAACCGTCGAAGGAGTTAATCCTTCCAAGAGTTCGAATCTCTTCTCTTCCGTTGTCCTTATGGACATATTGTAAAATTGGGTTGAACAAATCTATGAAAAATATTATTACTATTACTGCTCTTTCTTTGCTCGCAGCACCTGCTATGGCAGCCCCTTATGTAGAGTCTAAAACTACTGGTGCTATGTCTGACGGTGATTATCGTGGAACTCAAACTGAACTTCGTGCTGGCTATGAGCAAGCAGTTGGAAGCGGTGTGAAACTCTACGGTGAAGTTGGTCCTGGTTATGAGTGGAACAACGGTGGCACCAATGAGTATGTGACCGTTGGTGAGATTGGTGTTCAGGCACCTCTTGCTGATAAGATTTCCCTCAAAGCTAAGCTTACTGGTGAGTATGGTGGTCGCTCTGAAGTCTTTGATATGGGTGGTGAAGTAAAAGTTCGTTATTCTTTCTGATATAGATAGATACGAGTGGGGAGGAAACTCCCTCAAATTTGGAAGGGTGGCCGAGTGGTTGATGGCAGCAGTCTTGAAAACTGCCGTGTGATGAGCACCGTGGGTTCGAATCCCACCTCTTCCGTTTCGGGGTGTAGCGCAGCTTGGTAGCGCAACTGCTTTGGGAGCAGTGGGTCGGGGGTTCGAATCCCTCCACTCCGATTAAACTAATAAGGAGTTTAAAATGAATTTTGCTGTTTATACAAGACCTGGATGCCCATACTGTGATAGAATTAAAGAAGTTCTAACAGTAAAAGGTTTAAATTTTCAGGAGTATGTATTGAACCGTGATTTTAATAAAGAGCAATTCTATACACAATTTGGACAAGGATCTACATTCCCTCAGGTTCTAATGAACGATAAGAATTTGGGTGGATGTACAGATAGTATCAAGTACCTCCACGAACAAGGTATTATTTGAAATAAATACTTTTAACTATAGTTACCAGGGAGGTTGGGTCTTTATAATTTCACTTACTTAAGGAGGACCCATGGAGCATTTAGAGTTTATTATCATGTCAGTATTCCTAACCATCGGTGGATTTGGGTTAGGATTTGTTTTAGGATGGATGGCTAATAATGTATTCTCTGTTTGGGCAGAGAACGCTTCTTATGCCAAGAGCATTACTCATCCAGAGATGCTAGACGAAGACGGTCATGTGTTAAGAGATGACCTGATCTACTTGACTTTTGGAGATGAAGATGATATGATAGATGACGAAGACGAATGAAGGTCTAAGATGATTTTGATTGATATGAATCAGGTTTGTATTTCAAACCTGATGATGCACTTGAATTCTATTGGTAAAAAACAACCTATTGACGAAGGACTAGTTCGCCATATGATTTTGACTTCTCTTAAGGGATATAAGTCAAAGTTTTCTGAATATGGCGATCTAGTCCTTTGTTATGATTCCAAAAATTACTGGAGACGTGAAAAGTTTCCTTTCTATAAAGGAACTAGGAAAAAAGATAGAGAAAAATCTAGTTATGATTGGACGAATATCTTTGATATTTTGAACAAACTTAAATTAGAATTTAAAGATTATCTTCCATATAAGCTTGTTGAAGTTAATGGTGCAGAAGCAGACGATATTATTTCAGTCTTGTGTAAAAGACAAGCAGTTCTAAATATCAAATTGCAGAAAGATGATAAACCAATTGAAAAGGTTTTGGTTCTTTCTGGAGATAAGGATTTCATACAACTACAAAAGTATCCTTTTGTGAAACAGTATAATCCAACTCAAAAGAAATATGTGAGTGGGATGGATCCTAAAATGTATATCAAAGAACATGTGATTAAAGGAGATCGTTCAGACGGTATTCCTAATTTTCTTTCTTCTGATGATACTTTTATTGCAGGACTAAGGCAAAAACCACTTACTAAAAAGAATATTGAGAAGTGGATTACTATGTCACCAGAACAATTCTGTTCTACAACTCAGCAGCAACAGAACTATGAACGAAATCTACACCTTATTGATTTCACATATATACCTATAGAAGTAGAAAATAATATTATCGCAGAGTTCGATAGTATTCAACCAGCATCAAGATCTTTGATGTATGATTACTTCATTAAATCCAAACTTGTTATTTTACTTGATAGTATAGGAGAATTTTAAAATGGCCGTTGAAACTTATACACCTCTTATTTCAGAGGTAATGCAAAAAGTATCTAATGCAAAAACTAAAAAAGAAAAGATTGAACTTTTGCAAAAGCATAGTAGTCAAGCTCTTCGTAGCATTCTGATCTGGAACTATGATGATAGTGTCGAAAGTCTAATTCCAGAAGGAGAAGTTCCTTATACCCCTAATGAAGCACCGATTGGTACAGAACATACAACTCTTAATCAAGAATATGTACGTTTGTATAACTTTGTTAAGGGTGGGAACAATGAGATCAAGCAGATCGAAAGAGAGAATATGTTTATTCGTATGCTTGAAGGATTACATCAAGATGAAGCAGCACTCCTTTGTCTAGTTAAGGATAAAGATTTGCAGAAAAAATACAAGATTACAAAAGCATGTGTACAAGAAGCATTTCCTCAAATTCAGTGGGGGAATAGAAGTTAATGGTAACAGAAAGAGATACACCTCATTTTAAAAAATATGGAGTTCATCTCATTTATATTAATTGTGATCCTAGTTATGCCGAAAATAGACAATTACCTAGAGATGCAATCTTAGTAGAATGTGAAATGGATGATACAATATGGTTCGATATTGTTAAAGGTTATTCTAGATCTGCAATATTTGATGCATATTATGATTTACTAGGAGGAGTAATAAAATCTTTTTCTTGGACAAAAGGTACTATTCCTCCAAAGTCTTGGGATTATCAAAATAAACCTAAAGATAAGAAAAACTCATGACTACTAAAAATAAAAAGACTACAGTATTTCTAGATCCTAGAGCATTAATTGAAGAACCTTTAGAAGAGAGTACTGAAGACCAAGAAGAGTTAGAAAAAATTGAAAAGGCAGTTGCATTTTTAATGTCTACTATCAGTCTTTTGATTTTCAAACCTTTAATCTTCATGTTAATATGGAACTTAACTATTCCAAATGTATATTCATCAGTTAAACCTTTCAACTACTTGCAATCTGTTGGAGTTTTTGTTATGATAACCATGTTGAGGAGAACTAAATGACAGTAAAACTTATTAGTGTAACACCTGATGCCGAAAAGACAATGGCATATATTGCGCGAGTTTCTAATCCTGCTAACCAGGAGAACGAGAAGTTTGCAGGGTTACTTGCTTATTGTATTAAGCATAATCATTGGTCTGTGTTTGAACAGGCTACTATGACCCTAGAAATTGAAACTACTCGTGGCATCGCTGCTCAGATACTTCGTCATAGGAGCTTTACATATCAAGAATTTTCGCAACGCTATGCTGATGCAACTCTTCTTGGTGAAGAACTTCCTGTTCCTGATCTACGTCGTCAGGATACTAAGAACCGTCAGAACTCTACTGATGACTTTGATCCTGAACTGAAGCGTAGTTTTGAACGTCGTATCAAGCATGTGTTTGCTGACATCATGGATCTCTATGATGATATGCTTCACGCTGGTGTTGCTAAGGAGTGTGCTCGTTTTGTACTTCCTCTTGCAACTCCAACCCGTATCTACATGACTGGATCATGCAGGTCATGGATTCATTATATTAATCTTCGTTCTGCTAATGGAACACAGAAAGAACACATGGATATTGCTGAAGCAGCAAAGAAAGTGTTTATTTGTGTGTTTCCAAATGTGGCTGAAGCATTAGATTGGAAATGTGAGGAGTGTGATTGTAAAGAATTAGTTCCTCCATCTATTAGAATTGATTAAGAGGTCTGTATGAACAACCAAGAAGTTTTACAAATTGCTAAAGAATGTGGTCTTGTCTATAACAATAACCACGATATCCTTGAGTTCTATCAAAAAATTAGATCTCAAGTTAAAAAAGAATTTTCTTCTAAGGAAGAAGTTGCATCTAAATAAAGGATAATAGGAGGTATAAGTGCCAACATATCGATTTAGAAACAATGAAACTGGAGAAGAGTTTGATAAATGGATGTATATGGCTGAAAGAGAACCGTATCTGGAAGCCAATCCAAATATTACTCAAGTCCCTACTGTTCTCAATGCCGTAAGTGGTATTGGTACTGGTGAAAAATTGCCAGGAGGATTTAGAGATAATATGAAACGAATTCAAGAAGCACATCCAAGAGCAAACCTATCTAGATTTACCTAATATGCCAGTCAAAAAAAGGAATAACAACTCAGTCGTACCTGCGGGAATGAGTACAAAACAAATGAGGCGCAAGAAGCCTATTAATTTAGAACACCTTGTCGATATTAAACCATTAACACCACATCAAGAAGAAGTATTTGATTGCTATGCAAAAGATAAAAATCTTCTTCTACATGGTGCTGCTGGAACAGGTAAGACTTTTATTAGTTTATTCCTGGCACTCAGAGAGGTTTTAAATGCAGAGTCTCCATATGAAAAAATCTATGTTGTCAGATCTCTAGTTCCTACTAGAGAAATTGGTTTCCTTCCTGGAGACCATGAAGATAAATCAAACTTGTATCAAATACCATACAAGAATATGGTAAAGTACATGTTTGAAATGCCTGATGACAATGCATTTGAAATGTTGTATGATAATCTTAGAAATCAGGGAACTATTAGTTTCTGGAGTACATCTTTTATTCGTGGAGTTACCATGGATAATTGCATTATTATTGTTGATGAATTTAGCAACTTGAATTTTCATGAACTTGATAGTATAATTACTCGTGTAGGTCAAGACTGTAAAATTATTTTCTCTGGAGATGTTACTCAGTCTGATCTTATCAAGTCAAATGAAAAGAATGGTGTGCTAGATTTCATGAGCATCATTCAAACTATGGAAGAATTCTGTTGTATTGAATTTGGTATTGAAGATATTGTCCGTTCTGGTTTAGTTAAGTCTTATCTTATTAGTAAAATTAATCTTGGTTTCTGATGTTTAAATTTGTTGATCTTCCCCTACAACTACCAGAATTAGAGTCTGTAGATAAAAATGGTAAACGATATTATCCTGTTCCAAATGGGAAATTTTATCCTTCTATTACTACAGTGACTTCTTTTAAGAAATCTTCTCAGATTATGGAGTGGCGTAAGCGGGTAGGGGAAGAAGCAGCAAATAAGAAAACTGCTAGAGCAACTAGTAGAGGAACTTCATATCATAGTATTGTTGAAACTTATTTAAAAAACGAACCAGTTGATCAACACAAGAATAAAATTTTAGCATTCAATTTGTTTCAAGCTTCTAAACCAATTCTTGATAGAATTTCTAATATTCACGCACTAGAAACTTCTTTATATTCTGATTATTTGGGAGTTGCTGGTCGTGTTGATTGTATTGCAGAGTTTGATGGTGAACTTGCTGTAATTGACTTTAAAACTTCTGATAAAGAAAAGAGAGAAGACTGGATTGAGAATTATTTCGTGCAAGAAACTGCATATGCAGTTATGTTTTATGAAAGAACAGGAATACAACCTGTAAAAATTGTTACTATAATTGCAACGGAAGAGGGTCACTGCCAGATCTTTCAAAAATATGATCTCAATCATTACTTTGTATTACTTAAAGAATACATCAATGAGTTTGAGAGGATTAATAAATGAACAATAGTGAAAAATTAGAGAGTAAATTTATGACAGCAGCAAAGTTCTCTTCAGATATTGAAGAAATTGTGAAAGATGGTAATGGATTAGTTAATTACATTGATGCTATTATATGTTATTGTGATGACAATGACATTGAGTTGGAAAATGTGCCTAAACTTATATCTAAACCATTGAAAGAAAAGTTGAAATATCAGGCTCAAAATCTTAATTTTATGAAAAAGACTACAAGGGGCATCTTGCCATTATGACTGGATTTGAAGTTTATAGAATGTATCTTGCATTAAAACTTCATTTTACTACAGAGAGATATGACTATTTTGAATTTAATGGGAAGGTAAAAGCATCAGAAAAATCTTTTGATAAAAGAAAAGATGCTTACTTCTTTAAAAAATTTTCTACAAAATATGATCATGATACAGCATTAACTTATTTGATTTCAAATTTTGTCAAAGAACAATGTTTTTATATTAAAGATCTTTTATCCTCAAATGCTGAGAAAAATTATTTAAATTGGAAAAAGTATAATCAAAGTTTGGCATATAATTTTGCAAATGAAATAGATATTCTTCTGAATGATGAATTATCTTTTGAAGAATTATTTAAATGTGAAAGAGGAAAACATCCACACATATTGAAAAAATATTTTGCAAATCAAATTAGTATTGAAACTTTAGTAATCCTAAATTTTTGTGTTAAATATTTGCCAACCTTTGATAAAGTATTATCTGATCCAGTATGGCAAGAATTGAAAAATAAAATCTTAAAATATAGCCCCTTTTTAAAACTTGACATAAAAAAATATAAAAAAATAGTTTTGGAAAAGGTTAATGAACGAGTTCTTTAAATCAGGTATTGTTAGAAAGGAAATGATTGAGATGCAGGAACTTTACGAAGACTGTCTCAAAAAATCAAATAAATTACCTGAACTATCTCCTTTAGAAAGGAGAGAATATATGTTAAAAGTTAAACAGTTGATTGAAAAACAACAATTGTTTTACGCTAGGATATCTTTATCTGCTCCTGATTATCCTGAACTTTCAGATTTTAAGGAAAGAGTGGATACTTTAATAGGAATTTATGGATTTAGTTCTATTAAAGATGGTCTTGACCACCTAGCAAAGAGGATGGATGACATGCTTGACAACCCACCTAAATAGTGCTACCATACCTTTGTTGGTATGGCACACGGACAATCCAACAAATACAACTAATACGGAGAATACAATTATGTCTTTTGCTTCTTTGAAAAAGCAATCTGGGTCTGTTTTTGATAAACTTACCCGCGAGATCGAAAAGATCTCTAATCCAGAAACTAGTAGCGGTGCCGATGAGCGTTTCTGGAAGCCCGAAATGGACAAGTCGGGTAATGGTTATGCAGTTATTCGTTTCCTCCCTGCTCCTGAGGGTGAGGATTTGCCTTGGGCAAAAGTGTGGTCACATGCATTCCAAGGTCCTGGTGGATGGTATATTGAAAATAGTTTGACCACTCTTAATAAGAAGGATCCTGTCGGTGAAATGAACCGAGAGCTCTGGAACAGTGGTAGTGATGCTGATAAGGAAATCGCTCGTAAACAAAAGCGCAAACTGAGCTACTATGCTAACATCTATGTTGTGGAAGATCCAGCACATCCAGAGAATGAAGGACGAGTCTTCCTCTATAAGTTTGGCAAGAAAATCTTTGACAAAATCATGGCAGCAATGCAACCTGAGTTCAAAGATGAAACTCCTATCAATCCTTTTGACTTTTGGGAAGGAGCAAACTTCAAACTGAAGATCCGTAAGGTTGATGGTTACTGGAACTACGATAAGTCTGAGTTCTCTCGTTCTGGTACTCTTGCTAACCTTGATGATGATGAACTGGAAGGGATCTGGAAGCGTGAATATTCTCTAACTGAGTTCACCGATGAGAAAAACTTCAAGACCTTTGAAGAACTTGAAAATCGTCTTCAACTTGTTCTTGGGAATAAAACTCAATCTCGTCCTTCTCGTTCTACTTTCGATGAAGAGGTTGCAGATGAAGAGGATCGTGGTCCTGCAGCATCTTGGAAAGAGGAAATCAGTACTTTCAAATCTGCTCAGCAATCTCATCAATCTAAGGTTACTAAACCTTCCTTCAATGAAGATGATGATGAAAGCACTCTTAGTTACTTCGCTCGCCTTGCTGAAGAAGACTGAAACCAAAATCGCATATTGAAAACCTCTGGGGCACTTCAAAAGCGCCCCAATTTTTTTGTTTAAAAAGAATGTTAAGTTTTGTTACAATTTATGTAACATTAAAAAAGGGGCAGATGCCCCTCAGTTTAGATAGTCTTCTACAGAAGATACTGGTGTAAACTTATTGCCTTCAATATCTAATTCATCACTATCTTCATACGAAATAACTTTTTGGAATTCATCAATAAATGCATCAATATTAGAAGAATTTAGGATATAGATTAAACGTTTCTTTTCATTTTGTTGAACTTCATATTCATAATTTGTTACTGCTGATACTACAGATGATCCCACTAATAGAATACCTTTAGGAGTTCTGAATTGATAATCTTCATTTACTTCTAAACCACCTTCTAATACTAAAATATCATCCTCATAAACTTGTTGAGTTTCATAATGATGAATTTCATCTCCAGGTGCAGTGACATTTAAATATGAGTATTTTTGATTAATATAATTTACTAATTCATCATTTGATTTTGGCCAATCATTATATACATTTTGAACATTATTAAGTAATAATATAATCCATTCTAAAGTTGGATCTCCATATAATCTGGTAGCGGTTTGCCATGGTAGTTCTCCATCAGGTACATAGTATGGATTGAATAATGTATAATACTTAGATAAATCTGTTCTTGTTTTTGATTTACGAAATAAATTTTTTACAAGAATTGATGATTTTGTAGTATTATCATCTTCTAGTCTTGTAACGTAAATATTTGGAATGTAAGAAAAATATCCTGCCATATTAGAAACCCTTTGCTGCGTCGGCTGAAGTAATAATTTCTGTCTCTGAGAATGATAAATCTATTTGGACTGCTGGAACTACCATATCATTGATACCTTTTCCAGGAGCAAATGCAGTATATTGACCATCAGGAGTATAGTTTACCTGACAACTTTTTAGAACACAACGTTTGAATTTATATAGACTTAATTGATTATTATTTGAACTAATTGCTCCTTCAACTGCTCCTACAAATCTTTGAAAGGAGATGTCAAATTTGTTAGGTACAGTTAACCATCGATTTTCTGATACTCCTGGAGTATTCATCAGTGTGTCAGCGAAAGTATTATTTGTTCCAGCTGCTGCAGGTTTTGCTGCACCTGAAGAATCTTTATTTTTTGCCTGATCTTGTGCTTCCGCTTGTGTTTGTTGAGCTGATTTTTGCTCAGCGGCGGTATATCCTGATAAATTAGGAAGCATATTAATTTTGAAAAATCTAATTATATTGTAGATATCGGTTGCTTCTTTTTTATCACGAGCTATTAGTTTGAATGAGAAATTGTGATCTCTAAAACCAGGAGCTTCAAATATTTGCTCCATGTATGGATTAAATATTTTTCCTTGTGCTAAAGCAGATAATTGACTAGCATTTAGATTGGCACCAGCAGTCCCTGTAAGATCTTTAATTCCTGCTAATCCTGTAGCTACAGTACTAAAGGCAAATTCTGGACCAGCAGATTGGGCATAACCTTGAATTGCAGATGCTAAATCTAAACTACTTGAAGATTTTAAAGCTTCAGCAGCTGCCCTTCCTGCTGCTCCAAGAGGAACACTATTATATGATGCAGAATAATTTACTTGTAAGGATGAAGGAATATACAGATAGCAAGTATCAACAGGTTGTTGTGTTTGACCAGATTGTGAAGGATCTTGAGAGTTATAAGTTGAAATTACTTTAAAGCAAACATAATCCACAGCTCCAGCTGGAAAATCTGCTCCAGTAGAATCACCTCCACCAGAGAAGACTTTGTTTGGGTATCTTAAAGAACCTGCCATCTAAATATTTAAATATATCCCAGAAACTATTTATGATCTATAAGGGTAAATTTTATCCCAAAAATCCAACAAAATACAAGGGAGATGTCAGTGATATTATTTACCGTTCTTCTTGGGAACTCAAATTTATGAAATACTGTGATATGAATTCTAGTATTGTTGAATGGGCAAGTGAAGAATTTTTCGTTCCGTACAGGTCACCTTTAGATGGTAGAGTGCATAGATATTTCCCTGATTTTTATATGAAAGTTAGACAAACTTCTGGACAAATTACACACTATGTTGTTGAAATAAAACCTGATCGATATACTAGACCACCAGTGAAGAAGAAAAGAATAACAAAGCAGTTTATTAGAGAAGCAAATGATTATGTTAAAAATCAAGCAAAATGGGAAGCTGCTAGAAAATTCTGTGATGATAAAAATTGGCAATTTATAGTCCTTACAGAAAAAGAGCTTAAACTATGACAATTCTTTCTGATATTCTTAAAGAAAGCAACAGAGGATTTGGATTTACAAAGTCTGAAGACTGGTATAGAGCACAAGTTAGAAAGTATCTAAAACCACCAAATGATATAGAAGAAGGTGATGTTTTATTTTTTACCTATAGTCCAAAAGGACAATTTGTTTTACCATATTGGGACAAATATCCATTAGTTAGAGTATTGGAAAGGCAAGGAGATGGATTTTTTGGCATAAATTGCCATTATGTTAATCCTCAAATTAGATCGGGAATTTTAAAAGGTACTATTTCACAAGTTCCTCCTAAATGTCTGCATAAATATTTGTACGCACATGTTAGAGGTTCGATAAGACAAGTTCCAGTTAATGAAATTGATGGAGTGTCTATCTTACCTATTGAAAAATTTTATAAGACAGTGAATAAAACAATCAGACCAACAAAGAAAGAAACTATCTGGAATTTATAAATGCCTACTTTCGGAGAAAATAGTATCCAAGAATTTATGTCTCATATGCAGAAGAATCCTCCTGCATATAGTAGTCTTTATCATGTTCAATTTAACACACTTCCAAAAGTTTTATCTCCTGGCGGTGCTCCAATTTCGTCTGATTTTACTTTAGATGATACTGGTTCTTTAGCTAGAAATTTAAGTTATTATGCAAATGAAGTTAGTATTCCCAGTAGACAGATAACAACAGGGGAACAAAAAGCAGTTGGATCAATGTATCGTTATCCAACATCAACTACTTTTAGTGAAATTAGTATGCAATTCACGTTACCTAGAAATATGCTAACTAGGACTTTCTTTGAAAGATGGATGAATTATATTAGTAATGATGCAAATCAATATGTTTCTCCTTATTTTGATTGTGTTGTTCCAGAAGTAAATATATGGAAATTGGAAAGAGGTGGCGGCGCACCAGTATCTAAACCAGGATTAAGACCAGGCGCACAATATAATCAAGTAACTGCAGTATGGAGATTATATAATGTATTTCCATTTAATATTAGTAGTTTTAGTTTGAGTAATGCACAGTCTAATATAATTAATATGGAAGTTTCATTTTATTATGAAAGGTATAGATTTTATAAGCAAGGAAATATACCTGGTGCAGGAGCATTTGATCTCGATGGTGTTACTCCTCCAGCACCACCAACATTTAGCACTGCTACTAATGAAGCTATAGCAGCAGCAAATGCTCAGTTTGCAGGTCTTACAGGAACAGCGTTATTGGGAAATCAAGGAGGTTTCAATAACCTTAATGGTGCATGGGGTGATTTTGCAGATAACCAACAATATGGAAATGATCTTGCATAACCATGCATAAATAATTTTATATGATTTTTATATCACGGAGATATCATGCCATTACCTAGATTAGTTGCGCCTGAATATGAACTGACGCTACCTTCAAATAAAAGTAAAGTTGTCTATAGGCCATTTTTAGTTAAGGAAGAAAAAATTCTTCTAATTGCCATGGAAACTGGTGATGAAAAGTCAATGATTAATGCAGTTAAGACTATCATTAAGAATTGTACAAATCTAAAGGCAAAAGTTGAAGACCTTCCTACATTTGATATTGAATACTTATTTTTAAAAATTCGTGCAAAATCTGTAGGGGAATCTGTAAAACTTCAGGTGACTTGTCCAGATGATGAAGAAACAACAGTTGACATTGAAATTCCTATTGATGATATTGAAGTTCAATATCCAAAAGGTCATACAAATAAAATTATCTTAGATGAAGATAAAAATGTTGGTGTTATCATGAAGTATCCCAGTCTTGATAGTTTTATCAAGAATAATTTTGCGGATCAAAATGAAATTGATAATGTATTTGAAATTGCATCTGGTTCAATCTATCAGATTTTTTCTGGAGATGAAGTTTGGGAAGCAAAAGAGCAATCTAAGAAAGAACTCTTAGAATTTCTGGAAAGTATGACTGCAGAGCAGTTTCAAAAAGTTCAAAACTTTTTTGAGACTATGCCAAAACTTTCTCATGAAGTTAAAATTGTAAATCCAAATACAGAAGTTGAATCATCCATGGTTCTTGAGGGGTTGGGAGCTTTTTTCGCGTAGCGATGATGCATGAATCACTATCGAATGTGTTTCAAACGAACTTCGCTCTCATGCATCATCATAAATGGTCATTAACTGAGGTTGAGAACTTAATACCATGGGAAAAGGAAATTTACTTGACCCTATTAATTAAGTTAATGCAAGATGAAGAACGTCGTTATAAAGAACAGCAATCGAAGGGATAATGAATTCTGCAAAAATAAAGCCATATAAGTTTCTAAATCCATCCTTTGCTAAAAAGGATGGAACTTCACCGTCAGCAATATTAGCGGTGAATAGAATTGGTATGACTGTACATACACAGGGAAAATACCTTGAGAAACTGCGTGATCTTTTTGAATTTCAAAATAAATTCCTCTCAGATTTAGATAAAGATAAAGAAAGAGAAGCACAGAAAGCTAGAGACGCTGCATCTGAAGCAAAACAAGAAGGATTAGGAAAAGTAGATGCTAAGACGGATGTAAAGCCAGAGGATCAGAAAAAGTCTAAAACATGGATTGAAAAGATAGTAGAATTTTTCAAACCATTTCAAAATATAATAGCATTTTTTGTTAGAGCTTTTGTCATTAAAAATATATTAAATTGGGCAGCAAATCCTGCAAATTTAAATAAGATTAAAAATGGTATAGAAACTTTAGGGAAGTTTCTTAAGATTGTATTTAATGTTGTAAGTTTTGGTATTGGGAATACTTTTGATGGAATTGTAAAGGTATTTGGTGGTATTGATAAAATTAAAAGAGGAGATTTTGGTGGTCTTAAGGATGGATTATTAGGTATTGGGCAACTTATGCTAGGCATAGGTGCTCTTAAAGCAGCTAGTTACCTATTAAATCCATTTAGTTTGATTGATGATATTTTAAAGATATTAGATAAACTGGATGCTAAAAAACCGAATGAACCAAATAAACCTCAAGGATCGACTAATAATAAACCTAGAGTTGGGGATGTTGATACTAAAGGTAGAAGGGTTAAACCTGGTGATTATGTAGATACAAAAAGTGGAAAAGTTGTTAAAGAAGAAACATTAAAAAGACTTGAGCAGAGATATGGTAAAGATGCTGCTAAAAGAGTTACTCAAGCAAAACCTCAAAGTGCTGTTAAAACAGCAGTAAGAAATACACAAGCATCTGCAATAAAAGGATCTAGAAAACTACTTGGTAGAACAGCAACAAAGGCAATTGGTAGAGTACTAGGAAGAATACCTTTTGTTGGTGGACTTATTGATTTTGCTTTTAATCTCTTAATGGGAGAACCTCTAGGAAAAGCAGCTGCTAAAGCAGTTGGATCTACTCTAGGAACAGGTCTGGGAGCGATTGTAGGGACTGTTCTTGGACCTCCTGGGACATGGGTAGGAGGGTTGCTCGGCGGCATTGCAGGCGATTGGGTTGCAGGTAGCATCTACGATTGGTTAACCAAGAACAAAGGTAAAGCAGCTGATGCTACAGAAGGATTGCAACCTGGTGCAGCTGCAGGTGGTATTGTTACTGGTCCACAGTTAACATTAGTTGGTGAGGGTGGGGAACCTGAGGTAATCATTCCTATGAGTAAATTGGGAATGATTTCTAATATGACAACCATTCCTTCAATTCTTGGTGCTACCTCTCTTACCTTAGATAGGATGGGATCACTTGGTAATTTTATTATGCCTTTTATTGGTGGTGATCTTAGGGCGTTAGGTGCAGAGTTTGGGGAAGAAAAACCTTCAGGTGTTAGTGGAGGTAGAATTACTAGAAGAAGACCAAAAGATTTCAAAGCTACAGGATTAGATGGTGGACTTAGTAAAATAATTGGTGATAGCACAAGTGATACTAACAGTATGAGAGGACTATTGAAGGGAGTATTAGATGGATTAGTTACTCTTTCAACTAAAAGATTTGGATCTTCGGGGTCTGGCAGTAAATCAGGTGGTGATGGAGAAGTTCCAGGCGATGCACCAGCTGTTGTTAAGGCAATGCTTGAAGCAATTGCAGGTGGTGAAGGTAGTTGGGATTCTGTAAATCCAGGAACGACTGTTTCTGGTCTCAGTGATATGACGATTGCAGCTGCTCGTCGAGCTGCAATGCAAAAAGGATATTCAATGGGTGGATCTGGTGCTATGGGTAAATGGCAACAGATGCCAGAATATATTATTGGCAGAGCAAAATCTGCAGGATTAGATCCAAATAAAGATAAATTTAATAAGGAAAATCAAACTAAAATTGCCAGAATGCTGATGGCAAGTGTGTATCCTGGCGGAGAAGCACAATTAGTTAAAGATGCTGATCGAGATCCTTTATACGCTGCTTCCAAACTTAGAGGAACTTGGCCATCTCTTCCTGGGGGATCTCAAGCAAATACACATAGTAAAACTTTCCTATCAAGATTTCAAGCAAATGTTAAAAAGTTCCAAGGAACACAAACTGCTGCTGCAGGTGGATTAATTCTCCCAGAAATGGCAGCAGGAGGATCTAGAGAAAACGCATTAGTTAATGCAGCTGCTAAGATGCAGAAAGAAAGATGGAGTTATAAAGATGATCCTGCAAATGGATGTGCTCCTGCTATTGTAAATGTCTACAAATCGGCAGGAATTCCATTACCTTGGGATAATTTAAATAGAAAAAATTGGGTTCCTGATATTGCTAAGTGGTTATTATCAAATTTTATTAAAGTTCCAGAAAAGGCAAGAAAACCTGCTGATATTACAGTTTGGAAAGATACTGGTTATCCTGCTGGTAGTGGAAAGGATCCATATGGACACATTGGTATTGTAATGCCAGATCTAAGAATTGCTAATAATTCTACAGGTAAAAGAGCATTTGTAAACAGAATGACACCTACTGAGGCAAGAAAGGGATGGCCAAACACAAAAGATCTTTTATATTTTAGATCACCAAAGGTTGCTAAACCACAACAAAAACAAAAAGGTAGTATTTTTACTAACCTAATAGATAAGTTGATGGGCAGGGCAGCAGGCGGCAAGGTGGTAACACCAAAAATGCAGTCAGTACCAAAGCAAAATTCAGCATCTAGTTGTACTCCATCTGTTAACATGATGGTTAATCAGCAAATGGAAGATAGCATACCTGTACCTATTATTGTTCCTTTCCCTGTAGAAACGCAAATAAATAGTCAGAGTGCTGCACCTGGCGCTGTCCTTCGCAAAAAACCATTATATAGAGGTTAATTAAATGGCAGGGCAACCAAAATTAAATCTATATAAATTTGTTTCTGTTCCTTCGGCAGGAAAGAAATTGCAAAGTGGCACATCCTTAGTAAAAGCTTTTAATAATATTGGAGCGACGTTAAATTCTTCAGTTATTATTACAAAACAATTATATGAGGCAGTTTTAAAACAAACTCAGGATAGAATTAAACAACAGCAAAGAGATGAAAGAAGATTAGGAAAATCTAGAGATGCTGCATCTGAAGCAAAACAAGAAGGGACAGGTAAAAAAGGTGCAGCGAGTGCAGTAAAGAATTTCTTTTCAGAATCAACTCCTAATTTTTTTCGAGGAATTGCTAATCTTGCTACATTCTTTCTTCGTGCATTTGTTATAAAAAATGTATTAAATTGGTTGGCAAATCCTTCAAATAGAGAAAAGATAGTTAAACTTGTAGAAGGAATAGGTAAAATATTAGGTTTTTTATGGAACTGGGCAAAGTCAGGAGTATTCAATACTCTTGATGGACTATCAAAAATGTTTGGCAATGGAAATTGGATTGAAAAATTAGTTGGTTTTGGTCAATTCATTGCTGGATTAGCAACATTATTCCTTGGAGTTAGATGGTTAAAAAATCCTCTGAATTTAGTTAAGGATTTTAAGTTTGTTCTAACTACTTTGTGGAAAGGATTGACAAGTGCTAAAGCTAGATTAATTGCTCGTGCGGGATTAAATGTTCTTAGAAATCCTGTAGTACTTGGTGTTGCAGCGGTTGGAGCAACAGCATATCTTGCAAATAAAGTTACAGGGCAGCAAGATGCTGCTAAAGTGCAAACTGAAAATGCTGCAAGAGCACAACAAGGAAAATCTTTGCCTGTTCCAGGTGTAGGTGGCGTAGGTGATGTACCTGCTAGCCCCATGTTGGAAGGCGCTGCTGAAGGAGGAATTAAGCAGCAAGGATCTCCAATGAAACCATTGAGTTCTTTACCTTCAGTAATGAAGGGTAAGGGTGGCCCTACATCTTCTCCAGTAGCAGGAAAAACTGCATCTAAAGCAACTTCTGCAGCTGATATGACCAATAAGGTCAGTAAAGCAATGTTTTTACCTTTTAAAGTTGTAGGTGCTGGATTACTTGCTGCCATGGCAGGATCATTGTCTATGATGGGTCCATTTGGGGTAATGCTTTTACCGATGATAACTTCTTTGATGGGTCCAATTGCAGGATATTTTGGTTTACCTGCGGCACTTGTGAAGACGATTGCAGCTAAAGGAGGAAAAATATTTGGTGGGAAAGGATTTGGAGATAATCTTGCAAGTTTATTTGGAAAGGGAAAAGGATCCAAGGGAAAAGGAAAAGCAACAGGACAATTTAAACCTAGTGGAGATACTACAGTCTTAGGATTATTGAGTGATATTCTTGCAGCATTGATGTTTATTAATGGCAAAGGTAGTAGTAGTTCATCTACAACTCCTACTCCTACTCCTACTCCAACTCCCAAACCAGCGGCACCAAAAGCTGGAAGTACTCAAATTAAAAACTTCAAAGCAGGTGATAGTAAAGTTCAGGCATTAAAAGGAACAACACAAGATCTAGAAAATAAAGGTTATACTTATGTTGGTGGAACAAATAATCAATTCTTTAGAGACAAACAGGGAAGATTTTATCGTGCTAAACAAGATGGGCAAACTCAAGGGTTCTTCGGTATGGGAAGAACAGATTTATTTACCCTTAGTGCAGCAGATCAAGCAGATGCAGACAAATATAATGAATTAACAGCAGCAAAATTAAAAGCAAATACAGGATCTTCAACTGGAACAGATAAACCTAATAGATCTGTTGGCGGATGGATTACTGGACCTATGACAGGATACCCAGTATCATTAGATGGTGGTAATTCTGTTTCATTCATTGGTCATGGAAAAGAATGGGTAGGAGGATTTGCAAAAGGTGGATCAACAGGAAATGCTTTTGTTATACCATATGATACTCCTGCAACTCGTAAAGATCCATCCTTAACTTCAAAAAGATATTCACAAGCAAAACGATTAGGAGCTCGTCTTCCAGATAATGATAGAATTACTCACAAAGGTAGTATAGTTAAAAATACTGCTCCAGGAAGAGCAGATGGTGGAATTGTTTCTGCTGCTAAAAAAGCAGTTTCTGAAGGAAAACAAGGACCAGCAACTCCTCCATGTGCATCTTGGGTAAGAATGGTTCTTGGTATGGCAGGTCATCCAGCAGCAGATAAAGTAACTTCAACAGGAGATTTGGATCCAGAAAAGAAAACTTGGGGTAGAAATATGGCAGCATCTTTTGCTGGATCTGATATGGGCACAGTCGTTAAAAGTCAAAGTTCTCTAGAAGGTGGTGATATTGTATTACACAAAAATACTTATGGAAATTATCCAGCAGGAGCAATTACCCATGTTTCAATTGCTTCTGGAGATGGACAAATTTATCATCAATCTACTAGTGGCGGTGCTCCAAAGAAAGGTGGAATATTTAATTTTGCTGCTGGAATTAGATTAGGTGGATCTGGAATTATTGGTGGAGATGGTGAGGGTGGACAAGATGAAGAAATGTCGTTGGAAGCGGCATTAAATATGATCCGTCAAGGACAATCCGCAGTATTTGATACATATGGAATGAAAGCACCAGTTGCTCCAACAACTCCAACTGCTGCTACTGATAATAGAGATAAGGCAAAACGTGATGCTAAAGATAAAGCTCGAACTGATAGAGCAAAATTAAATCCAGTACCTGTTGTTGGTAAATCTGCAGTATCGCAAGCTTCTGCTCCTGCAGCTGCAATCCCTCCCACAGCAGAAGTAGCAAAAGCAAGTGATATATTCAATTATGCCCCAACACTTTCTTTATTTCAAGTTAATTGGTAAAATAATATGCAAGTAGGAACTCCAAAATTAGAACAAGTTTATATACTTGATACGCAAACTAGTCAACCAAAAGTTTTTAAAAACTCAGTTAGTACTGGTAGTAATTTATTTTCTTTGGTTTCAGAGCTTGTTATAGAAGAAAGTATAGATTTTCCTGCAATTCGTGGTACAGTTACAATTAACGATTCTGCAGATTTTTATAGAAATCTCATGGGTAATGAAGTATGGGTATTTAAATTTAAAACTGGGAAGGGAGTTATCCATACATATCAACTTCAAACCTATGCTATTTCTTCTAGAATTAGAAGTGAAAAGACTGAATTATATGTTGTTCAGTTAATTGATCCAACATTTTTGAAGAATGAAACTATCAATGTTTTTGGTGCATTTTCCGATAAGAAATGTTCTGATTATGTTGATGAAATATTGACTAGCAGCAAATATCTTGGACTTAAAAAGTCTATGATTAAAGTTGAAACAACAAAAGATCCTAAGAATTTTGTAATACCAAACTGGAGACCATATGATGCAATTAATTTTATTGCGGATAAATCAATTAGATCTGTTGAAAAAGGATCAATGTATCAATCAGGATTTATTTTTTATCAGAGTATAAGTGGATATCATTTCACATCAATCGATAAAATGATCTCAGATATTAATAAAAGTTCTGAAAATCCTTCATATAGTTATTCACCAAAAAATATTTCAGTGAAAGCAAAGGATAAGGATGAATATTCTATCATTTCTGTAACTTTTCCTGATATGTTTAATAGTCTACAAAATGTTAGAAATGGTACTTGGTCTGGATTTGTTGCTGGTATTAATCCAGTGTTTATGAATAAGTCTAATCTTACAACAGTTAATAAGCAAATTAATGTAGCAAATCAAAGATATAATATTATTGATATGTTTCCTAAAATGGAACATTTGGATAATGGATCTATACCTATTAATATTAATGATCCAGCAACAAAACAACTTTTAACTAAGAGTAAAAGAACTAGGTTTAAAGTTTTACCCCAGAATGTTTTTTCTGGAGAAAATAATCCTAACTATGGAAATGCCTTGCAGTCAGATGTTTCTAGAGCAGCATATACATATTTGAGAAAAAATAGTATGGAAGCAATTAAATTAAGTATAGTTGTCCCAGGAAATACTAGTTTATATGCAGGAAGTGGAATTAGAATAAATATACCTAGTATGGTTGCAAAAGGATCGGGTAGAATTGAACCAGATTTAATGTATAGTGGTTTATATCTGATTGCTTCTGTACGCCATCGTTATTCGGTAAATACTTCAACAACAGAACTATACTTATTAAAAGATAGCATTAAAAAATGACAAAGAGGTAACATGGAAAACATCCAACAGCATATTGATCAGGATAAAAAAATTCTTGATGATCCGCAGACATCTCCACAGGCTCGTAGACACACTCAAGAAGAACTTTCTGCATTAGAAGCATATAAAGAAAATCATCCTGGTGAAGATCATGACCCAACACCATTGGAATTGTTCTGTGACAGCAATCCAGACGCTCTTGAATGTAGAGTTTACGAAGATTAGTAGGGGGGGTTGACAGAATAGTAGTATCGTGCTACTATTAATTTCAAATCGGGCGATTAGCGCAGCGGTAGCGCAGTTGCTTTACACGCAATTGGTCGGGGGTTCGAATCCCTCATCGCCCATATGGGAGCATAGCTCAGTGGTAGAGCAATGTGCTGATAACGCAGAGGTCGATAGTTCAAATCTATCTGTTCCCATAGGTAGTACCAATTTTTATTATGAGAGTTTGAGTATTGCCTTTAGAGCCGTGGAAAGTGCCCTTTGAGAAAAGGGTGTACCCCCTTTCTATACGGATGTAGAGTTCAATCGGAGTTAATGTTTAATTACTTTACAACTGTAACCATGCCTCTTTTGGCAACGGTTACAACCAATATGGCAACGATGCCGATATTTCCTCCTTTAACGACACCTCCAGTGCCGTTTTCTATTATAAAGGAGTTTGAAACGACAGCGACCAAGGAGGTTGCACCTGAAAAGCCTAAGGAGAAAAGGTTAATTTGTAAAGGGTGTTCAGAACATGAAAGCCTTGCTTTGGAATTTTTCCAAGATCAAGGAATTAAAGACAGAAACGCCCTAGCTACCATCATGGGTAACATTAAGCAAGAATCTATGTTCGTGCCTAATATCTGTGAAGGTGGTGCAAGGACCAGTTGGAATAACTGCTACGGCGGTTATGGACTGATCCAATGGACATCTGCCAACCGTTATTATGGATTGGGTGATTTTGCTAAGAAGTTTGGTGGTTCACCATCAAATATTCATACGCAACTTCGTTATCTTACAAATGAAGTCCAATGGAAAGAGATTGAAGATAAGATGAAAGTTCCTGGTAAATCTATCAATCGTTACATGGACTATGCGTATAGTTGGATTGGTTGGGGGCATCATGGTGCTCGTACATCTTATGCACATGATTATGCTTCTCGACTGATTACGGTAGAAGTTTGATATATAAGGGGAGAGCTGCAGACCTCCCCTTTCTTATGTTTAATTTTAATTTTGGTCACAAAAAACCTGATAATAAACAACTAATCATAGTTGGAACTGTATTATCAGTAATTATAGCAACACTTTCACAATGTACAGGGATTTCTGAAAGTGGATTGTGGGATTTATTAGATGAAGCCCAAAGAAAATTTTTTCCAGGTGGTATTCTTAATGAATTAATATTGAGAGATCCTAATGCTATAGATCGTAGAATTAAACGAGATGTAGATAGAGCAATCGATCAAGTAACTCCAGAGTATAATCGCATTATTGAGGAAGCAGATAAAAAATATAAACCAAGATATTCAGAAAAAGATATTGATCCAAATCTTCAAACAGGTGAATCAAAACTGCTTGGAGGAGAAATGAGAATATGTGCAGTCTGGGCAAATGATTGTCCAACAGAGAATAAATAATCAAGTAATTCCCACAATAAATTCATGGCAGCTAGTATTGAAAATATTATAGGTGAGAATAAGACCGATTTTATGGGTCGTGGATCTTATGTGTGGTGGATTGGAGAAGTAGAAGATAAGGATGATCCACTACATCTAGGTAGAGTTAAAGTTAGAGTTCTTGGTTGGTATACTGGACCAACTAAAGAGTATAAAACTGCTTTACCTAACAAAAATTTGCCTTGGGCATTGGTATTACAACCAACTAATCAATCAGGAACTGATGGATTAGGATATTCTGCAGGTCAATTGGATCCAGGTGCAATTGTTATGGGATTTTTCATGGATGGTGAAGAAGCCCAATTACCTGTTGTGATGGGTGTCTTAAGAACTATTAATAAAGGATTTATTAGTAAAGATGGTGGAATTGCTGCTCAATGGGCAGCAGGAAATGATGTTGCTGAAGATGGAACAGCTCTTCATAAGGGAACTCCTAATAGTTTTATTGAAACACCTGGAGGTGATCAAACTATTAGTGGAGGAAATACATCTCCATCTCCAAATCCTTCTGCTACTGGTGGAACAGATCCTTCTAAAGGTGGAACTCCTAGACCAGATATTCCTCAGCAAGCACCTACTTTTTCTCAGGGTAGTGATGCAAATACAGCAAAACCAAAACTTTCGAGTTGTAAGCAACCTGCAGCTGATGGTATTAAAGGTGTTTGGCAAACATATGAATATTCTATTTGTGTTGCTTTAGAAGAATTAGCAGCAACTCTTTCAGAAAGTGTTCCTGATGGTAAGGGTGGATTTGTTAATATGCTTACAGGAGCAGTTGAAAAGGTTGATAGAATTATTGCTAAAGTAGAAAATTTAATTACTACAATTTTATCTGGATTTTTAGGTACAATTAAGCAGGCAGTAATGAATTTAATTGCTGATGTATTAGATCCTATTAAAAAATCATTATCTACAGGAGTTCCCCTTGTAGCTACTATCGTTATGAAAGGGATTGCTCAAGTGTTACAGCAACTTCTTTGTGGATTAGATGCCACAATTTTTGCTCTTTTGAGTGATCCAATGGGTTTTGTTGAAAGTTTTGTTACAGGATTAGTTAATAAAGCATTTGATTTGGCTTCTGGTATTTTAACGACCGTTGAAAGTATTAAAGAATATATCTTCAATCAACTTAGACAAATTCTAAGTATGGTAAAGCAAGTTTTAAGTGTAATGAAACAGATTGAAGGCATTGCTAAAGCATTTAAAGGTGTTGATGAAGTCACTGGTTCATTAGGAACAAATATTTTCAAAATAGACTTTGAAAAACTAAGTGTACAGCAAATTGTTGATTTTATTGTTAATTTAGTTAGTCTTTTTGAAACTGGATGTAATCAAAAACCTTCACAACCTCAGACTGATGGATGGGTTCCATTTCTAGGTGGAACTGCTTGTGATGAACAAAACATCAATGAATTAATTAATTTTGAAGTTGGTAATGGAGATAAACAAAGTATCTTTGATATTATGTTTCAAAATATCAATCCATTACTTTCAACTATTCAAACTTTTGCTAACGGTGCATATATTCTCCAAAATTCCACTCCAGGAATAGAAAGTACAATTACTCGTGGAGGTAATGGAACTACTCATACTCAATCTAAGGTTGATACAAAGACACATGCAGAATACTTAAAAGGAGAGAAGCAAAAACAAGCAGGGCAAACTCCAGAAGAAAAAGCAAAAAGTCTTTTAGACCCCAAAAAATGTCTTGTTGGTGACTATTGGGGTTATGCTGGTACTTTAACAGAAAATATTCCGTTAGATCATATGCATAAAGTTGGTGGAGATCACTTTATGAATATTGATGGGGATCTTCGATTAAAAGTTAATGGTGATTTTCATTTAGAAATAGGTGGCGGCATGTTTGTCAATGTTGCTAGTGCTCCCAAACCTAGAAATATTAAAACTGGTAAAAAGAATTCAACTGCTAAAAAGCAAGTTAAAAGTGTAATTCATTTTGCGGGAGAAGCTGATATTGGAGGAAGTGGTAGAATTCAAATGACATCTGCTTCTACTACTGTTGCCGCTCATCGTGGAACAGACATTAAACTTATCTCGGACACATATAATATTAATGCAGGATCAATTAACTTAAATGCTTCAAATGATTTAAATTTATCTGGTGGTAGTTCAACAACAATTAATACACCACATTTAATGCAGAACATTAATATTCCACCTTCACCTTTACCAAAGGTGATTACTGGAATTACAACAACTGTTAGTGGTAGTATTTTAACTACAACTATTCCTGGTCTTGCTCCAGGATCTGCAGTCCCAACTATTACAACTACAAGTTGTGGACCTATGGTAAATAGTGTTGCTGCTGGTGGTATTGTAAATAATGTTGCTGCTGGTGGTATTGTAAATAATGTTGCTGCTGGTGGTATGGTAAATAGTATTGCTGCAGGTCCATTTACCACTACATGTGCTGCTGGAGCAATCACAATCACTGCTGCGGCAGGTACTGTTGTGATTATGGGAACAGTAATTATGTTAAATTAATGGAGACTTTTATGAATAATTTTTTAGAAATTGCAGAAGATGAATTCTCACAAAACTTTGATTTCTGCTTGACACTTGTACAAAGAGGTACTACAATTAAGATCGTTACGAACCAAGGAAAGGCAGTCTTATGCGTACCAATTAATGATGAGTTAAAAGACCTTATAACTAATAACATTCCATTGGAAACTCCAGACGTAGATCAAATGTCGATTGCGGAAGATCTTAAAGAACTAGAACAAGAATTCTTAAAACCGACTGAAATTGTCTGACCCCTTGACAACCTGCCCGAACCCTGCTATATTACTCTTGTCCGTGTGAGGGAAGTGTTGGGGGAAGGAAACTTTCCCCTCTTGGGAGCATGGTGGAATCGGTAGACACACCAGACTTAAAATCTGTTGGGCTTATGCCCGTGGGAGTTCAAGTCTCCCTGCTCCTACTTGTATACATAAGTAAATTGGAGAATTTATGTAATTGGAAAAACTAGGAAAACATTGTGTAACTGAAGTCTATGGTTGTTCTGCACTATTACTTAATGATGTAGAATTCCTTAAAAGTGCCTTTGTTGAGGCAATAAATAAATCAAAAGCAACTCTTCTGAATATTTCATATCATCAATTTGATCCTCATGGTATTACTATGGTTGCTTTACTTTCTGAAAGTCATTTAAGTATTCATACTTGGCCAGAACGTCAGTGTGCTGCAATAGATGCTTTTACTTGTGGGGATTGCGATCCAAGACCTGCAATTCTACATTTGGTTATGGAGCTACAATCTTCTAACCATAAAACAAATTGTTTCGATAGATGAAAATAACGATACATCTTAAGTATCAATTTCTATTCAGTAGAGGTATTGTTAAAGTATATTATGCAAATGGTGTTCCTTTTTCCTGGGATGATGTTACCCAGGAAGAAAAAATAAATCCTGAAGTCTACTTAGAAGTTGGAAATTCAGATCCAATCTCTATCGAAGATATTGGAAGAGGATCTAGTTATCTTATTGCTGAATGTGTACACCCATTGTTATTTGAGTTAGAATACACTGAAGATAGTGTTTCAATTCAAGATCTAATGATAGATCAATAATTATGCCTCTGTAGCTCAGTGGTAGAGCAGCGGTTTTGTAAACCGCTGGTCGCAAGTTCGAATCTTGTCGGGGGCTTTAAACGTTATAAATAAAACTGTAGATAATAGGTGAGATAATTAAGTGGCAACAGTAACCAAAAAGATTACACAACTACAACCAATTACTGATGCTGAGCTAACTTCAGAGGCAATTCTACCAGTAGTTGTTTCTGACCCACTTTCTCCTAATAGGCAAGCAAAAACAAGTCAAGTACTTCGTTGTGCTTCTTCAGGAAGTAAGGCAGCTCCAGGAATTGCGTTTAGTCTTAATAGATCAACTGGATTTTATCAGTCTGCTGCAAATGAATTAGGTGTAGCATTTGGTCCAGCTGGACTGTTATATCAAAGATCAGTTTCTGGTACTGATGCAACTATTACTTGTTCTCTTTTAGATGATACTGCTCCTAATGCTAGTTTGCGTCTTGTTCCAAAAGCTGGTGGATTTATTTCAGTTGGTGGAGAATTTAGAGTTACTGATACTAATTTAGTTGTTACCAATGCACTTGATAGTAACAAAAAGATCAAATTTGATTTAAATTCTATCGTTTCTGGAGTAACTGGTCCGACAAGCGGAAGAACAGTTGCATTTCCATTAATTCAAGGTTCAACTTTGACTTTGGTTGGAACTGACACAATTCAAACTCTAAGTAATAAGCAGATTAATATTTCAGAAAGTGATCTTGTTATTTTAGATGGTGATGATACAAATAAGAGAGCTTCTTTTGGAATTAATTGGTCTGGTACTCCTCTTTCTACCAGAACTTATTTTCTTCCAGATCCAGGTAATGCATTCACTTCGGTAGAACTTGCAGATACTTTAGCAACTCAAAATTTATCAAATAAAAGTTTAATCGCTACTTCATTTGCAGATACTACTACCTCTACTGGTAAAATTATTATTAGTTGTGAGGGAGTATCTTCTCCAAGAACAGTAACATTTCCAAACTCAAATATTACTGTGGTTGGTGAAGCAAATGCTCAAAATATTAGCAATAAAAATTATCTTTCACCTACATTTGCTGATACAGTTGATCCTACCAAAAAAATTACTTTTAGTTTAACTAATCAAACTTCAGGAAATAACTATAATTTTGGATTTCCTGCAGCATCTTTAAATGTAACTGGAACTCCAAGTATTGTAGTTACTGAAAGAGCTACACAAATCCTATATAATAAGAGTATAGATAAAGCAAAGTTTGTTGATAGTGTAGATAGTTCTAGAGTAATTAATTTTGATTTATCAAATATTACTACTAATAGAACAATTAAATTTCCTGATGGAAATGCTACTCTACTTTCAACTGATAATACTGCAGTTGAAGGAATTGCATTTGGGGGTGCTCTATCAGCAGCAAGTTTCGGAGGCAGACTAAGACTTCAATCACACTTTTTAGCAGGATGGTAATTAGAAAATGACCGCAGGTAAATTAGCTTCATCAAAACCAGCAGCAACAACCAATACGATATTGTATAGGTGTCCAATCACAGGATCAGCTAGTGCTGTATTAAATGTTTGCAATCAGAGTTCTAGTGCAACTTCATATAGAGTTGCCTTAAAAGATTATGATCAAATTTTGACAGTTCCTGCTGCTCAAAATTTCTATAGAGGAAATCCAGTATCATCTTACAAATTAGCACTTTCTCCTGGAGTTAAACTAAGTGAATTTAGTCCAGGTGCTAATATTACTAGTGCTGATGGTAAGAAAACTGCAAAGTTACTCGATGCTGTAATTCCAACATCAAATATCAGTATTGGAGTTAAAGTTGCTTCTTTAGGTGATATTAATATTTCCAGTCCTTCTGGAACTTTTGCTGTAGGTGATTCTGTTAGCAATACATTTGGATTATCTGCTACTGTGTATGCAACTTCAACAAATGGTCTTACTTTAAATATTTCTCCTGTTACTAGTGGGGTAACTTCAATTATTGTTAATGATGTATCTACAGTTATTGCAACAGATTATCTTTATGCAGATTCAGAATTGATTACTGTTACAGGTATTACTAATAGAACTCTAAATGTCACTAGAGGGTCTCTTGCTACTACTGCAGCTGCACACACTGCAGGAACTACAGCAAGTATTTTGAGTGCTAGTGCAAGTCCAATAACTACTACAATTAACCAAGTAGGAGGTATTACTGCTAGTGATACCACTATTCCAGTTGCTAGTACTGCAGGTTTCTCTCAAGGTGATTATATTAAAATTGGTAATGAATTATTGACGATTACTGCAGTAAATGCTAGTGATTTTACAGTTACTAGGGCATCATTCAGTACAACTGCTGCTACTGCGGCAAACGGAGCAACGATTACACGTTATGTAAACTCGGGATCTCTCGTTCTTAGATTTTTTGCAGATCAAGATGCACTCACTGCTTCTCCAAGTGGGGCTACAGCAACTAATACATCTACTACTTATAGTTCTTCAAACCAATATGTATTTGATTTGGGATCGGGTACATATGGTAGATATGCAACTCTAACTTTAGATCTTGGAAGAACATATAGATTTTTGACAAATGATACCAGTAATACTGGATATGTACTTAGTTTTGCAGATATTTCAGAAGGTGGTAATGGAAATTTTGGTGCAACAGAAGGTGTAACAACAAGTGGTACACCAGGTAGTTCTGGTGCATATACTCAGTTTGTAGTTACCAATTCTAATATTAGTGGTGTTTATTCATTATTCTATTATGAAGATGCTAATAGTGGATTTGGTGGAGCAGTTACAGTAGATCCAGATCCTCGTTATAGTGAGGTTTATGTATATGATCCTACAGGTACTTGGATATCGACTGACGTAATTGTTATTGGCAATACTACACAGACTGTAGGAACAGTAACAACTGGTCCTTATGGATATGTACAAAGTTATAGTTCTACTAGTTTGAAAGTCTCTCTGGGTGTGGGATCAGCAGTATTTACTACAAGTAATGCATTTTATGATACTCCTAAGTTATCAGGGTCTGCTAGAACTTTAATTACACCTTCTGCTGTAACGACAAATACTGATGTTGATGATACTGCAGATTACATTTTTTATGATAAAGCAATTTCTGGAAATGTCACTGATAAAAATTCTGGAATTGTAGTTGGACCTGGACAAAATATTGTTATATATTCAACTGCTAATACTCTTAGTTATGTTTTGGATGGATTTGAGGATGTCACTAGTGACTTTGCAGTTGTTCAGTATACTCAATCGCTATAATTCTTAACCTCTATACGGAAATAAGAAATGTCATTAACAAGATTAAAGAATATTGTCACTTCTCGTACTGGGCGTATTATTTACGTCAACCCAGACGATTTTGATGCTACAGATTCGATTGATAATAGGGGCAACTCTGCTCTAAGACCGTTTAAAACTTTACAAAGAGCATTTTTAGAAGTTGCTAGATTTTCGTATAGAGTAGGACTTTCAAACGACGAATTTGATGCTTTTAGTATCTATCTGTATCCTTCCGAATATATTATTGATAATAGACCAGGAGAATTTGATTATACACAGATTGCACCATTAGATAGTAACAGTAACTTTGATATTACTAATCCATCAAACGTATTATATAAGTTTAATTCTGTTGAAGGTGGTGTAATTGTTCCTAGAGGTTGTTCAATTATTGGATCTGACCTCAGAAGAACAAAAATTGTTCCTAAGTATGTTCCATATCCAACAACAAAATCTTCGATTGGCGTTAGTTCAGAAAACGAACCAAAGAGTTCAGCAATATTCAGAGTTACTGGTGGATGCTATATGTGGCAGTTCACCATTTTTGATGGTGATGAAACAGGAGTATATTATCTTCCTGGTGATCCCAGAACTATTCAACCAAGCTTCTCTCACCATAAGTTGACAGCATTTGAATTTGCTGATGGTAGAAATACTCTTGGTTACCTTTCAAGTGCAGATGGTGGATCTAGACTTACAATTCCAAGTGGAGTTGGAGATCCAAACTTATCAGATAGAACTGATCTAGAACTTTATTATCAAAAGATTTCAAGAGCATACGCTTCTATTCCTGATACTTCTGGAGCACCTGGACAAGATCAGTTACAAGCAAGAGTTGAAGAAAACAGAATTGTTGGTCCAATTTCTGACGAATTTCGTGTCCTATCAATTAACAGGAACGGTCAAACAGCAACTGCTATTACTGTAGACGAGGATGATACTCCAGTAAACCATGGTTTCTCTGTGGGCATTTCAATTAATGTCAGTGGTGTTATTGGATCTACAGGACCGCAATCAGATCTTGATGCTGCATTGTATAATGGATCATTCCAAGTTACTTCGGCACAAGGTTCATTATTCACTTATCAGATGGCATCTGAACCGTCTGGTAATGCTATTGGTACAAATATTCTTGCAAAGGTTGAAATTGATACTGTAGACAGTGCTTCACCATATATCTTCAACTGTTCATTGCGATCTGTTTGGGGATTGAATGGTATGAATGCTGATGGATTTAGAACAACTGGTTTTAAATCTATGGTTGTTGCACAGTTTACGGGACTATCTCTGCAGAAAGATGATAGAGCTTTTGTAAGATATAATTCAGTTACTAAAACATATGATGACGGTGGATCAGGTTCTCACTTAGATGGTGCATGTCGATATAAACAGGGGTGGCGACATTGCCACATTAAAGCTGCTAATGATGCTTTTATTCAGGTCGTTTCGGTGTTCGCTGTTGCATATGGTGATCACTTCTTTGCTGATAGTGGTGCTGACATGTCGATCACTAACAGTAACTCTAACTTTGGTAGTACAGCATTGAGATGTAGAGGATTTAAAGCAGCTGCCTTTACTAAAGATAAAGCAGGAACATTTACACATGTCATTCCTCCAAAACAATTAGATGTTGTAAGTACTACTGCAACTGGTACATCAGGACAATTTACAATTACTGTTGCTAATAATAATGGTATTGTTCAAGGACAAGCAGTTAGTGGTAATGGAATAGGAACAAATGCTACAGTATCTGCAATTAATGGTACAGTAATTACTCTTTCAGTTGCTAATGCTTCAACAGTAAGTGGTTATATTACATTTGGTACTGAGATTTCTATTAACTGGGTAAATATTGATGTTAAGAGAACAAAACATGTTGGTGCTTTAGGTGGAGCATCTGGAACTGGTGCAAGATTATATCTATATGGATATACTAATGCTTCAACTGCTCCTCCTGTTAAAGCACAAGGTTATCAAATTGGTGCTAGATATGATACAACGCAGTCTTTACCTGATAGATTATTCTGTAATCTTCAGACAACGACAGGTAATATTATTCGAGAAGCAAGAATTTCTCCATCCAATAATACTGGACTAGTAACAGGAACTACAGCAGGACAAACAAATAGTCCAATCAAATATGATAGTACAGTTTATAATATTTCTGGACTAGGTAACGTTGTTGGTGGATGGTATATTCAGTGTGTTCAAGGTGCTACAAATACAATTTATACTGAACTGAATACAAGTACAATTTATAATAACTTGAACTTTACGCCTTCAGCATTCATTAAGAGAATTTCTGACGCAAGAACACTGAAGGACAGAATTTATAGATTTAGATATGTTATTCCTAAAGGTGCTAAACCACTGCCTAGAGATCCTTTGACTGGATATGTTATTCAACCTAGACAGGGAACAGCTTCAGATTATAATAAAGTATTTTACGTTTATGAGTCTGAAAAAATTCAACCTTTTATTTCTGATGTACAAGATGGTATTTTCTATCTAACAGTATTATGTGCGTCAATTTCTCCAACAACATCAAATTATAGTGATTACAAGTTTTCACAAAATGTGAATGAAGTTTATCCTGCATTTGATAGAGATAATCCTCAAGCAGATCCATTAGCAGCAATTTCAATTGCTGATAATGTAACTATTGGAGCAGTAAGTGCTACATCTGATGGAACAACCGTTGATTCTAAGCGTAGTATTACTAAAGAAGCAGTAGAATTTTTCCTTGCAGAGACAAGTAATGCCTTAGGATATACGTCAACGTTAAATAAACTTGGAACAACTACAGTTACTGCATATGCAGGCGATGCAGAGACAAGAAAAATTCCACTTAAATTACAAGGAAGTACAGTAGTCGATCTACTAATTGAACTTCGTCGTCACTCTATTCAACGTTCTGGTAACCATACCTTTGAATATGTTGGATTTGGTCCTGGTAACTACTCAACTGCATTCCCACAAACACAGATTGAAGTTCTTACCTTTGATCAAGTTAAATATGCTCAGTGTTTGAAGGAGGCAGCTGGAGTTTCATTCTATTCTGGTCTAAACTCAAATGGTGACCTATTCATTGGTAACCAAGTTATTAACCCAGTTACAGGTCAAATTACTTCTAGTGACATTGCACAGTTAAATGTTGTAGGTGAAGAAGGAACTACCATTCAGACATTCTCTGAACTTGTTCTTACTGATAAACTAACTGTTATTGGTGGTGATAGTAACTCCTTAGAATCATTATTCTCTGGTCCTGTTACTTTCCAATCAAAAGTTACTTCAGATCAAGAATTCCAAGCTAAGAAGATTACTTATTCTAATAACGATGGTACAGTTCTTAAAGGAACCTTAATTGCTCCAACCAACACTTCTGGAAACCCTGTATTGCCAACATATTATACAACTCCAAGTAACGGAGATATTATTTGGAATACCAGCTGGGATCCAACTAGTACTACAACTGGATATGGCAGAAACTTGGGTTGGTTATATTATGGAACCACATGGTATCAGTTTGGTTTAACTAATACTAAAGTATTTGATCTTCGTAACTTTGCCATTACTGCTGATGCTTTATCAACGACCACAAACGTTGGCATTGGCGCCGCTCCAATATCAACGGCTAAATTAAATGTTGGTGGTAACTTAAATGCTACAGGTAATTTAAGTGTAACTGGTACTTATGGATTAAGTGGTAAATATGTTTCTCGTAACTATACTGGTAATGGTACTACAACAACATTTGCTTTAACAGCATTAACAGCACATACTTCCAGCAGTGTTCTTGTATTCTTAAATGGTGTTCTTCAAATACCTGCTACTCATTATAATGTTTCGGGCACAAACGTTGTATTCACTGGTACTCATATTCCTTCTGCTAGGGATACAATTCACATTAGAGAACTACCATTATAATAAATATTAATATAACGGAGTAATAGTCTTATGGGCCAGCAGATTACAGAAACTCAGATTAATACGACTACAACGGCAACGTTGCAGACGTTGAATTTCAATAACGTATCAACTAGCTTTTTCAGACTTCCTGCACTTGCAACTGCATCTAGAACTGGATTGACAGGTGTTAGTGCAGGTTATTTGATTTATGACACTGGTGTAAATGATATTTACTTTCATAATGGAACTGCTTGGAGTTTGTTAAATGCTGGAACTCTTGGCGGACAAGCAGGTTCATATTATTTGAACCCTGCTAACTTAAGTTCAGCAGTTGCTGTTAATAAAGGTGGAACAGGGCAAACATCTTTTACTTCTGGATATTTGTTGTATGGTAATGGTACTAGTGCTTTGAATTCATCTTCCAACTTGACATTTAATGGTTCGCAACTGACAATTGCTGGAAACAGGGCAGTAACAATTGATGAAGTTCCTTATCTTGGATCAGCATCGATTATTAGAACTAATAGTGCTACAATTTCTACTTCACTTACCATTCCATCTGGAACCAATGGTATGACAGCTGGACCAATTACTATAGCAAGTGGACAAACTGTTACGGTCAATGGAGACTGGAGTATTGTATGAGTACAGTAATTGTTGATGAATTAATCGGAAGAGCAGAAAACGATTATGTTATTGGAGTTGCTGCTGGAACTCTAATGAAAGTTCCAGGCACAGTTATTCAATGTGTTTGGAACATGACGGATGTTATTGCTACATATGCAACTAATGCTGACAACGTAAGTAGAGAAATATCAATATTAAATACTGCTATCACACCAAAATATAGTGATAGTGAAATATGGATGGACATATTTTTATTTTATGAATCTTCCAATGATATTACATTTCAAATTTTAAGAAATGGATCTATCACCAATACAGCTGGATATATAGGATATAATACGGCCGTTGGTAACGTTCAATATAGTGGAGTTACTGGAGCACGTTATGATCAAGATAGGAGTAGTACACCAGATTGGTTGCATATTAAATTTGTAGATCGTCCTGGTGGAACTTCTACTTATACATACGGTATTGGTGCTAGATATGCAAGTAATAGTAATGATAGTATTCGTGTAAATAAATCATGGAATAACTATTGGGGGGATTATGAAAAAGGTGTCAGTATGTTTGTATTAAGGGAGATTGCAAGATAATGCCAAGAACAATAACTGTTGGATCTATTGCTCCTGCAACAGGAAACACTCTTTCGATGCAGTCAGGGCACACATTAAGAGCTCCAAATACATATATTAATCATTGGTATGTTAGAAGTGATAATAGAACTACATATTCTGCTAGTAATAGTGGAGATGGTAATCCACTCACTGATGTAAGATTAGTAATTACTCCAAAATATTCAAATAGCACCATTAGATTGAGATGGATGCTTCATGGAGAAGGGAATGAGAATGTCGTATTTCTTGTTCGTAGAAATAATGGTCTTATAGGATATAATACACAAAGAGGAAATGCTAGACATAGTTGTATTACAACTTGTTTGTATGATCAAAACGTAGATAGCACACCTCATCTTCATACTGTTGATTGGTATGATCGTCCTGGAGCAACATCCGCACAAACTTATGATGTTGCTGTTAGATCATCTAATGGTAGCAACTATACTTATTTCTTTAATAGAACATCTGGTAGCACTGGTACTGGAAACCATGAAATAGGAATTAGTTATGGATTTGCTTGGGAAATTTCTGCAGATTACTAATCATGAGCCAATTAAAAGTAAATACAATTCAAGGGAATACTAGTTCTACAGTATTCATTAATTCTCCATCATCACTATACATGCCTGGGTCTGTTGTACAGGTACGTTATAAAGTTTCTATGGATAGAGTATATTATCGTGTACAAAACAACGATAGAAGACCAGGACCAGAAAATAACATTATTAGACCCACACAAACACAAGCTACATTACTAGAACCATTAGAAATTGTAGTGCAGCCAAAATCAATCAACAGTTGGTTTTATATTGAATACAATATTTTTTGCGAAGCATCCTGGGATAATACTATGGGAGTTGCTAGAAACAATAACTCAATTTCTGGAGGTCAAGCATTACAACAAATTCCAGAAGCAGGATTATATGATACATGGTTGAATTCTAATGGTGTTGCTGTTCTGCACTATGATAATAATACAGACAGTACACCAATTAATGTAGTTTTTGGTTGGTGGGATCGTCCACAAACTTTAAATCCTGTTACTTATACACCTTGGGTTAAGAACGCAAATAACAGAGATGATGGATTTGTTTTAAATGCAACTTGGTCAAACTATCAAAATGGAGGAGATAGTTATGAACAAGGTGTCAGTTTCGGATTAGTTGAAGAATGGGCATATCCTCAGGCATAAATAAAGATAAAACTGGAGTTGTATATGGCGGAAGAAATTGATGTAAGAGATGCAGAAAAATCATCTGCTCCAAATTATACATTAGAAGAAACAAAATACGCATATTCAAAACCTGATCTTGCTGCAGCTATTATTTCTCTTCGTCCAAGTTGTGCGTGGAGTTTAGTTGGAGAAGATTGGGAAGGACTGACTTGGAATGATGATCCATCTTTAAAACCAACAAAAGAAGAAGTAGAAGCAGAGGCTGTTAGACTTCAAAAACTAGCACCAATGCAAGCAGTTAGAAGAGTTCGTAATGCAAAACTTAAGGAATGTGATTGGATTATTATTCGCTCTATGAGTAGAAATGAACCAGTTCCTCAAGAATGGGTAGATTATATGCAGGCTCTTAGAGATATTACTGATTTGGATATCAATCCTGTTCTTCAAGATGGGGTTTTAAAAAATGTTCCATGGCCAACAAAACCTGAAGCTTCACCTCAACCTGGAGAAAGGCAAGATCTTACTGGACCTGATTTAGGTTAGGAGGTTAAATATGAGTAACCTTAGGGTTGATACAATAGCAACTTCAGATCTTACAGTTGCAATTCCTACAGCACAATTACGAGGTAGGATTATTAGAACAGTATATCAAGAATATACTGGTGGTACTTGGGATCCTGGTACAAACTACGGATGGGCTCCTGGATTATGGTGGGACTACGCATTTTTTGGAGCATCTTCTGAGAACGTAAGAGCTAGAGTTACTTGTAATTTTTCTGTAGGTTATATTGATGGTCATAATATTATGCATTGTATTTTCTATACTCAAGGTGGTTCTGTAGAAAGAGGTAGACATTGTATATCTTCTCAAAACTATGAAACTAGACATTGTTATATGTGGGATGTTCCTTGGCACAGTGGAACACAAAGAATTGGATATCAAATGAGATGGTATGGAAATAGTAATCGTAATCGACTACACTCTACTGGATATTGGGATGGTGGTGGATCTGTTCAATTTTGTAGAGCTTTAATGACAATCGAGGAGTATTTACCAACATGAGTACACTTGTTACCGATACTATTAGTCCAGATCCTAATCTTGATCCTCTTTCTTTGGATCAGTTGAGGAGAAGAATTCTTCGTGAAACTAGAAGTACCTATACTGGTGGTGGATGGAGAAATAATAATAACTATGCTTGGGTTCCTGGAGCATTTGTTGATTATACTCCATTATCAGCATCATCTAGAATAAGATGTTACTGGACACTTCCTGTTGCAAGATGGGCAGGAAATGCTCATTCAATTAGTCATTGGATATTTTATTCAAATGGAAGCACAGAACAAGGCAGGCATTCGATTAGTGGACATCATAAAGAGCATCGTGCTACATATGTGTGGGACTTTGCATCATGGGGAACTTCAAATGGTAGAATTGGTTATCAAATGAGAATGTATTCTCAAAATAACCATGAAGTAGGAGTTTATTCTACTCAGTATTGGGAAGGCGGCGGCAGCAACCAAAATTGTTATGGTCAAACTTATATTCAAGAATACTTAGCATCGTAGGTGTAATCATGATTTCTGTAGATAGAATTACAAATCTTGCTAGTAATATTACAATTCCTGTAAAAGAATTGTATAATAATCGATATTTGCAAAGATATCAATCTGTTTATACTGGAGGTTCTTGGAATCCTAGTACATCATATGCTTGGGTGCCAGGATCTTTTGTAGATTTCACACCTCAAAGATCTGATAGTTTAATTCAATATGCTTGGAGAGCTCCTCGTGCCTGGGTAAATGCTAGTAATGCGATTTGTCATTTGCAATTTTATGCTAATGGTAGATTATTCAAGTATCATTCTGCAGCTGGAACTCATCTGGAAGATGGAGATACATATATGTGGGAAGTTCCTTCATGGGGAACATTTAATGCTAGAATAGGATGCCAAATTAGAGCATATGCTACAAATAATCATACTTTAAGATGGTATGATACTAACTATTGGAATGGAACAGGTAGCAGACAAAACGCATATGGTCAACTAATGGTTGATGAAGTTCTTGGTTCAGGGGAGGTAGCATAATGCCATCTAGAGTTACACTTAAAAATTTAGGTACTGTTAATCAATCTCCATTATCTTTACAGAATTATACTATTCCTGTTTCAGAATTGAATGCAAGATGTATTCAAAGATATAGTGCAGATTATACTGGTGGAGATTGGAATCCAAGTAATTCTTATGCTTGGTTACCTGGTGCTTTTGTTGATTTTACACCACAAAGAGCTGATAGTAGATTATTTTTCTGGGCAAGAATACCTCGTGCATGGGTAAACGCCAGTCATGCAATTAGTCATTGGAAATTTTATGTTAATGGTATTCTTACATTTATGCATAGTGAATCTGGAAATCATTTAGAAGAAGGGAATACTTTTAAGTGGACGGTTCCTTCCTGGGGAACTTCAAATGGTAGAATTGGTTATCAAATGAGATCATATTCTCAAAATAACCATACAGTTCGCGCATATAGTACAAACTATTGGAATGGAACAGGTAGCAGACAAAATGCTTTTGGTTATCTTTTAGTTGAAGAATGGTTGGGAACTGCTGGCAATGAAGAGCGTGGTGGAGTAGGTAGAACTATTAATATTCGATAAATAATAAAAAAAGGAGGTTAAGATTAAAATGGAAGAGAACATGATGGATTTTCCACTTGCAGATGATGGTGTAGATTATGGTGAGGTCATGCATAGATTTTATGCAGGACAACCTTATGGGGTTAGAGGACCAAACTATGAGGATATTACATGGTTAGCAGATAGTCCTCAACCATCAAAAGAAGAACTTGCTGCAAAGTGGGAAGAAATTAAAGATGAAGTTGCACTTGAAAGAGTTAGAATGCAAAGAGCACTCCCAGGTCGTTATCCATCTAAAGAGGAACTAATCATTGCTCTCTGGGATAAGATTATGGAAGATAACCCTGGATATGCTGATGAACTTCAAGCAAAAAGATTAGAAATTAAAGAGCAGTTTCCAAAACCAGAGTAATAATCAATGGCATCCCAATTATTTGTTGATACTATTAGAACTAACAGTAGTAGTACATCTCTTACGATCAATCAACTACAGAGAAGGACTTTGCAAAGAATACAGCAGAGAACTCAATGGGGTGCCTATAATCCACAGAATGAATGGAGACCTTTGCCAGGTAGTTATATTACAATTACACCAAAAAGAATTAACAGTGTAATTGATTATATGTTTGATTGTGCTTTAGGATGGAGAGGTGGAAATGCTCACTCAATTAGTCACTGGAGATTTTACGTTAATAATGTTGAATATCATAGACATTCTGAGAGCAATGATCACCAAGAACATGGTCACAATCTAAAATGGCAAATACCTGTATCAGATTTTGGTAATCAACTTCAACCAATTACGATGGGATATTGGGTAAGACAATACAGTGACGGTCCACATTGCGTACATTTTAATGCTAGACATTATTGGGATGGAGGAGGAAATACTTTTTATGTCCCAGTATTAGCTAGAGCAGAAGAATATTTACCATCACCATTATAAAATATTATGTCAGCAACTTTAAGAGTAAATAGCGTAGGTAATGCATCTGGTAGCAGTACTGTAACAGGTACATATCTTGTGTCTAGAGTTGTACAAAGGCAGACAGTTAACTACAGAGATGGATGGTATAGACCTGTAAATACATATTATTGGGCTCCTGGATGTTGGTTATGGTTTCAACCTTCAAGATCAGATAGTCACATTAGATTTAGTATGAATGCTCATATGAGATGGTATGGCAGTGCTCACTCTATTAGTCATTGGATTTTTTATGTTGATGATGTTGAATATGGTAGACATTCACAATCAAATCATCATCAAGAGGGACAAGGACAAAGAGAATACATGGTTCCTTCTTGGGGTGCAGGAAAAAGATCACAAATTGGATATAGAATTAGATCATATGCTGAAGGAAATCACAATATTCATATAAATCATACTGGTTATTGGGATGGAGGGGGAAGAAATATTGATACTCCTTCTATGTGTATGGTAGAAGAAGTTATACTTGGATACGGTCAATCTTCACAAAACGTTTAATTATTAAAATTATTATGTCATTATCAAATTTATTTTTTCAACGTTATGTTGAAAAGGGTGCTTCTGTTGTTCATTTTGGATCAGGAGATCAATCATTAAAAGAATTAATTCAACCTACAGAATATGTGGGGGTTGACATTATGGATGGTTGTGATGTAAAATGTGATCTCAATGTAGAGTTTCCTGATTTTGGAGACAAGAAGTTTGATATTGCTCTGGTTGCTGGAGTGGTAGAATATCTTGATAATCCTGCAGAATTTTTAAGTAAAGTTAGGTATATTGCAAATACAACTATTATCTTAGAATATAAGTATGATTATTGTGAAAACTTTAAAGAGGAATGGAAAAAAGCATGGATTAAAACAGGTTGTGAATGGGAACTTTCTTGGTTGTGGGATCATGTAAATAATCTTTATTTCTTTGACGAATTGGATGAACAATATTCACCACAATTAGCAGTCCATACATGCCAAAAAGCTACACATCCAAACTTTATTATTGAAAGATTACCAAATGGAGGAGTTGAATGAAAATTGCGATTGTCGGCGGTGGTACAAGTGGATTAGTTACAGCATTAATTTTAAAGCAAGATAATCCAAAATTTCATATCGATTTAATTGAATCTAAAAAAATTGGTATTATTGGTGTAGGTGAAGGATCTACTGAACATTGGTCTACCTTTATGCATCATTGTAATATTAATCTTGCAGAATTAATTGAAGAAACTGATGCAACTTTCAAATATGGAATTGATTTTGTAAATTGGAATGGTGACAATCAACGATATATTCACTCTTTATCTGGAGAATTGACAGTAGAAAGTCAGACGGGATTAAAGTTTTTATTTGCTGATATGATTGCAAGAGGAGAACCATCTGATAATTTGGTTCCAGATCATGTAGTCAATAATCTGCATATTAAACCTTATCATGGTGTAAATCAATTTCATTTTAATACATTCAAATTAAATGAATATTTGCATAAACTCTGCGAGAAGAGAGGTATTGGAATTATTGAGGATGATATTGCACACGTCCAACTTGATGAAGATGGATGTGTAGATTATTTGTTAGGTAAATATCATCATTATTATGATTTCTATGTTGATAGTACAGGATTTGGTAGAATTATTAATCAAAAATCTCTTGGTGCTCAATGGATTAGTTATTCTAAATATCTTCCTCTTAATTCAGCAATCGCATTTCCTACAGAAAGATTAGAAGATATTCCCTCAACTACTCTATCAAGATCAATGGATTGCGGATGGTTATGGAGAATACCAACACAGAATAGATTTGGAAATGGATATGTATTTTGTGATAGATTTATTACAGCAGAAGAAGCACACAGAGAAGTTGAAGAACTTTATGGTAAAGAATTAGAAATTGCAAAACATGTTAAATTTGATCCTGGTAGATTAGATAAAGCATGGTCTAAAAATTGTGTTGCAATCGGATTATCTGCTAGTTTTATTGAACCATTAGAAGCAACATCTATTGGATGTAGTATTCAGCAAGCATTTATGTTGACAAATATTATTCATTCTTATGATAAACGAAATACATATGCAGAAGATTATTACAATCATCATTTTGCAGAATTATTAGATAACATTTTAGATTTTGTTGCATTACACTATCGTTGTAAGAGAAACGATACTGCATTTTGGAAGTATGCTACTAGTTTACCTCTTCCACCAGGATTGGAACAACGATTAGAAATGTATCAATATAGATATCCTGATAAGGGTGATTTCTTAAATCATTATAATATGTTTAGAGAAGCAAATTGGATCCAAGTAATGCATGGATTAGGATTAATACCACCAACAATTGCTCAACGAAGATTACATTATGAACCTGATCATATTCTAAGTAGTATACAAATTAATTTTAATGCTATGAAAAGAGAAATGAATGCAGCAGAACATGTTTCGCATAGAGAAGCATTGCAAGCAATTATTGATAATAAGCAGGAGTATGCTGTATGAGTGGTGAATTGATTACTTGTGGTAATAATTGGATTATTATTGACAAGTTAGATAATGTTTCAGATTTAGAAGAAATAGTTTCAGAAGCAGATCCAAGAGATTACAGTGATTATACTACAGCAAGTGGAGGATCATTTCAAAGATATTTTACACCTGCTGGATGGAGTCCTGATTATATTCCTAAACTACCTAAAAATTGGAATACTGTAAAAGAAACATATGAAGATATTATACAAAGACGATTAGTTTATCATGGTTTATTGCCATTTGAATGGAGTAAACTAAATATAATTTCTGGATGGACGGTGACAGGAAATAAAGGTTCTTATCATACCCCTCATGAACATGGCAGAGATTATGTTTCTTGTGTAATATATACAGAGGTGCCAGATGGTCCATCTCCACTAATGGACACTGTAGGTGCGAGTGATAATCGAGGACCAATATACTTTGTAATGCACTCTGATAATTACAGTCATTTATATCACCCTCAGAAAAGACTATTACATGTTCTCCCAGAAAAAGGCATGATTATAATTTTTCCGAGTTGGTTAATTCATGGTACTCTTCCTCAAGGGGAAGGAATAAGAACCACAGTTAATTTTGATCTTGGAGGAACTTATCATGAAAGATGGGGACAATTTAGTAGTTAAAACATTTAAAGATGTTAAAACACAAATTAATAACATGCTAGAGGGCATGGATGAGGGATTAATCAAAGATTATCTAGTTAAATCATTTAATGATGGATTGGATGATCAAATTATTATAAATTCGGGAAGTAAAAATGAAAACAGTAAATCTCAGCAATGAAGAACTTACAGTTCTTTTAATTTGTTTAAACGGAGCACAACAGTCATTTGAGGAAATTCTCAAGACTTCTAAAAGTGAAACTATGGAACAAATGAATAATGAAGTTCAAAAATTATTTGTAAAACTCTACGATATTAAAGATGAAGGGGAGGTAATTTCTGATGAACTCTGATGATAGTTTAGAAGTAACTGAAAATACAGATGGAACATTTACACTATCTTGGGATCCAAATGATGTTAAGTATAGTCATTTAAATGGCTTGACAGAGGAGGAAATTGGTGCTATGGTTGAAATGGCATTAGAAAACTTCTTAAAAGATTATGACCAGTCCTTATTGGAAAGTAATGAATGATTTGAGTGAAACTATCACCAGTTATCTCACTGTTCGTGATATTTTGCGAGATAGTAACTATGAACCTAAATTGATTGATGCAGCATTGACACTGCTAGAGCATTATGTTGATGTTCAAGATCGAACATTTACAGAGGCATGGAATGAGATAGTACGATCCAGTAAAGAAAACATTCAAGATATGAAGCATGATGCTCTCTATTCTGATGATCCTGCTTACACTGAGAATGATAAAGAGCAGATCTACAAGAATTATCGTGCTGCTATTGATGAGTATAATAAACTCCAAGATCTTTACGATCAATGTCAATCAAATTATCGTAGTGTAGTTTCTTCTCTTAAACAAGTAACCGAAGAACGCATGGAGTTAGAACATCAACTCGATGAGGTAAAAGAATATGACTGCTAATAACCTATAAGTATTACTTATTGATCAGGGGGTTGACACGCCCCCTTTTTTGATGTACAATTTTTCATGTAAGGAAAAAACAAATGACCACTTGGCGCTGCTTAATCAAAACACCTTCAGGACAGTTGCGATGGACTGAAGTAGAAGCAATTAATCATCAGGATGCTCTTGCTCTTGCTCAGCAACTTAATCCTGGAGATGTAATTAATTGTTTCCCTAAAGGTTCTCGTTATGAAGGAGATATGTATGCTAAATCTTCTTCTAATACTGGTCTAGTACGCGATGGAGATGGTGATGCCATCATGGGATTTCTTGCCTTTTGTGTGGTATTATTTGTCATCTACATCGCTATCACTGCTTGGCCTATTCTTCTAGCATGTGGTGCAATTTATCTCGCATTTAGACTTCTCACAGTATGAAACCAATTATTAAATATCAGGGTGGCAAAAGCAAAGAACTGCCCTTCATTCAAACTATTCTGCCAAAGACTTATTCTAAGATTATTGAACCTTTCTGTGGTGGTGCTGCAGTTAGTTTTGGTCTAGAAACTATGGCACATCTTAATGATATTAACCGTGATGTCATTAATTTGTATCGTGTTATTGGTAGTCCAGTTCTATATCCTGATGTACAAGCATGGATCGATCAGTATAAACTGCTAGAACATGATGATCTAGAGAAATTGTATTACAAATCTAGAGAGATCATTAATCAACCATGGTCACATACAACTGATCTTGATAGTCGAGCAATTGCTTATATTATTGTAAGGCAACTGTGTTTTTCTGGTATGGAGAGATATAACTCTAAAGGTGAGTTTAATGTGCCATTTGGACATTATAAAAAACTCAGTTGCAATCTATCACTACAGCATCATAAGTTTCTGCACAAGTGTGACATTGATCATGGTAGTTTTGAGAAAGTATTTGATGGATTGACAGAGAATGATTTTGTATTCGTTGATCCACCATATCTAGATCGTTTGGGTTATACTGAGGGAGATGGTGGATTAAATCTTCACCAGGACCTTCTAGGATGCCTTCAGACAACTTCTGCGAAGTGGATGGTAGTCCATTGCGATAATGAGTTCTACCGTGATGCTTACGCCGATTACAACGTGATTACGAAGGACTTCAAATATTCTCAGAACTTTGTTGGTAGAGATAATTCTGGCAACAAGGTAAGTCATCTATACATTACTAATTATGATGTGTCACCTCTTGACACCCTGCTTTAATTATCCTACACTATCCTTCACCGCTTGAGACCTATGCTTCGTGTAAAAATTGAACTTGAACCATTCGGTATGACGATTGGTGGTAAACAACTTGCTGAAATTCGTATCTGGAATACTACTGGTAAGGGATTTGCAGCAAAACATAACTACGATTATGAGATCTATGAACCAGAACCTATTGCAGGATCTCCTGTTATTAAACGAGGAAGTATTCGTGGATATGATCGTAATAAACCTGTAACAGAACTACTTAAAAAGGTGTTGACTGATGACGAAGTATGATGTACTAATTGATAGTATCTGCACAGAATTATATAATGTGTGGGTAGACGGATGTAACGGTGAGAGTTGGGATGATCAGTTGACAAAATGCACTGCTCATCGTATTCTGGAGATGGTGGAAGAATATCAATCACAACAATGCAAACTTAGACAATGGAGAGCATCTGACTAATGGCACTATCTCAACAAGTTGAAGACAGTCTGAAAGAAGCACAAGCATCTTTGCGTAATGCACTTGCATTTGCAGCACGAAACGAACGTCCTGTAGTTTGCAATGCAATCTCTGAATCTATCTGTCGCATTGAACAAATTCAAACGTTTGATGGTCTGATGGATAAGTTTGAAAGTATGAATTATGACAAATAAGACCACACCCGAAAATGTGAGAGAAGCACATGAGGCACTTTTTCGTGCTACTATGAATCTTCCTGCTGCAGCAAAACACTGTGGCATGACAATCAAAGAAATCAAAATGACCTTCCGTGAGTATCTAAAGTATCATGAACCAGACTATTCCGAATCTAACTGATCGTCAGTGGCAGACTGTTTATTCTGCTGTACGTCGGTATCAATTTGAGAAAACATTGCTTGATAGTCAAGATTATTGGGAATGCTCACATATTCTTGACGAGTTGTTCGACCTTGCCTATACTCAGACAAGAGAACAACCTACTTAATGAAACACCTAAGAGTTATGCGAATTTGTGATCTTCTGCAGGATGCTAGAGATCGTATGTTAGAACTCAATCAAACTGAAGATGCACAGTATCTAGAATTACTATATCAAAAATATATCAAACTATATCACGAATACTTAAAACAACTATGAAAAAACGAATGATCTGGCGCTGGTGGGCAAAAGCACTAGGGCAAAAAGCAAGCAACAAAGATCATGAAGCAGATAAAGTTGCCATCATCCGTACTTTCATCTTTACTACATATCTTGTCACTAACTGTTTTATTGTGGCAGGCGTGATTAGACATTGGAACGACGAACAAACTATTAACATTGAGATTTATGAAAATTCAACTTATTCAGAAGTCCTACACTCAAAAGGACGGTACAGTATGGGAGTGGGAGGAGACGCCAGAATTGAGGGCGTATATCACACAGCAACAGTTAACAACTCAACAGGAGAGTTTGAATAAACAATGAACATCTTTGTTACAGATCCCAATCCTCATGCCTCAGCACGTTGTCTACCTGACAAACATGTAGTTAAAATGCCTCTAGAAAGTTGTCAAATGCTTTCGATTGTATATTCTAAATGGTATTATGATTGGGGAACTGTACCTAAACAAGATGGATGTGATTATAGCACTGAGAAAGGTGCATTTCGTAATCATCCCTGTACACAATGGGCAGCAAAGAATATCTATAATACTGCCTGGTTAATTGTGCATGGTCTTGCACTTTGCACAGAATACACTCATCGATATGGTAAACAACATGCCTGTAGAAAGTCTTTGTTTGAGGCAAAGAAACTGTTTCATAGAAAAACAGGAAAAGCAGTAACATGCTATGGTATGGCAGACAATTTTGTACGAGCAATGCCAGATGAGTTTAAACTTGACACAAGCATTGACACTTTTACTGCTTACAAGATGTACGTTAGCAGCAAACCTTGGGCTGCATCTAATTATCTTCGTATGCCAGAACGAAAACCTGAATGGATTTAAAAATTATGACAAAAACTGTTAAAATCTTTGGTAATTACCATACATACACTGTAAAGAAACCATTTAAAAAATGAAAGATTTAATTGATAATGCTTTCTACTGTGAAGAAACTAAATATGGTCTCTGGCATTCATTTGATAAAGATGGGAAACCATTGATCACTGCAATGACAGAAGATCAATGTATCTCTGGTACACGATTTTATCTGAAAGGATTGCAAGATGGTTGGGATGATACTAATACTATCAAACATGAGGGAATTGTAGGTGGAAAACTCTGATTATCCTTATCATGTATTAGATCCCACTACTCCATGGTATGAATGGTTAATGTATTGTGAAATATGTCATCAATTAGGAGTTAAAGATCAACCTAGTTTAGGACGATATGCTGCATACAGACGCTATCTTAAGTATATGGGGATCATATGAATATTAAAGTAGGAGATACAGTAAAGTTTCTAGGATGTTCTATAGAACAGATACGATGGGGTAATAATGATGACCCTAACGGTTTATTATTCATAGGTGATCGATATTATGTTGAGCATGTGTATGTACATTCTCAACATACTAAGATAGAACTTAGAGGGATCAAAGGAAAATTTAATTCAGTATGTTTTGAGGTAGTAAATCGTGAGTGACAGAGCGCAACAGTTAATGACTGAAATATGGAATGAACGTAATACTTGGGCAGATACTGAGAACAAACTTGTTGCTGCTATCATTCGTAAAACTATGGAACATGTGAGAACCATGACAGCACAGAAGATGAATAACTTGACAGTGCTGGACAAGGGTGATATGATGACGTTATCCAAAGAGATAGAAAACCTGTGAAACTCCTTGATTACTGTCACTATGAAGATTATGGACATGAATGGTACTTCCAAGTCCTCTCATGTTATCCTAGATTTGCTCTCGTTGATTTAGTAGTTCAATGGGATCAATATCCTGATCCTAGTTGGATTCCATTTCTAATTGTTGGTATTGGACCCCGTGATGTTGGGTTCTCATTTAGATGGAAATGGTTTGAAATTCGTTGTGATTTCTTTGATTTTGAACCACGCAATCTAGCATCATATCGTCGTTACAAATCTGGTGATTATAGAACTACATCATGAACCCGTCTGATAAGGATAAGTTATACCTGACATTATTTTTACTAATACTCTTCCTACTTGACATGTGCGTGGTAGGCGGGGTATTATTACATGGTAAAGCAAACTTCCCTGAACTGATCAAGCATCTAAAAGCATGAGAAAGGTTATTGTAAAACCTAAATCTAGCAAGGCAAAGAACCGTTTTGCTAACATCATGGAAGGAAATCCTGTTTGTATTGTAGAGCAGGATACTGGTGGTGAGTT